ACACGACGCTCTTCCGATCTTAATAAGGAATTTTAGAAATCTTTCCTGTACTTCTTTCGTTCCTTTGCATAACATACCTGCAACACAAGCTGTTAATACTAAAATATTATCTGATGTATTCTCAAGTTCCTCTAAGGTAATTCGTGGATTATAATAAAAATGACCATCATTACGATTAAATGAATCAGAAGAAAGTTTGTTAAGTTCTAATACCCCATCATAATTCTTTGCGTATAAGCAACAATGATAATTATCTCTTTGCAGATTATCCATATCAATTTTTTCTGTTACATAGAATTCTTCTGCATTGATATATTTCAATCCAGCCTTTTCACATGCCTGTCTTTTTGCAACATTATGAAGGACTGCTCCATGCTCTGTAAAAGCAATGGCTTTCATTCCTTCTTCTTTTGCCTTGTCAATATAAGCCTGAAAAGGTGTGATTGAGTCAACTTCAAGACCGCTATATGGGTTAGAGTCCATACTATGTAAATGTAATACTGTTAAATTACTCAACTTCTCACCTACCTATGTCTATAAACTATTCACAAATGCCAATAAATCATCTTCATCTGTATCAGAATTAGATTCAGTTTCTTCTTTGAACAATTCCTTCTCTTTCAGATACTGGTCATATGGTTTATGCAACGACCTAGAATATCCTGAGAGGGTTGCCAATCTAAATTCATCGGCATCTGTCACTTCTTGCCAAAAGATATTTTCATCTTCACTATTCTTATATTCTCTCTCTTTAGAGTTAATTTCTTCGACTGTATTGATAATGTCTTCTTTTAAATCGTTAATCTTTTCTTCTGTTAGAGGTACTTGTACATAACAATCATGAATTTCGAATTTTTCTCTAACCTCATCTGGTAAGCAATCAATATTGTTGTTTAACACCATTTCATCAACATATTTATCAATATCATCTTCATATCCGAAATTTTTCAGCCACATTTTTGCCGTATTGATAAGACTTTCGCCTATAGAATTTCTTTCTATATATCTATCTTTTTTCTTACCATTTTTCTGTTCAATGGTAACTGTGACATATTTTAAGAAATTCCATTCGCATACAATATCTTCTAATGGAATATTTAATGCTTGTCTAATACCTTCAGCATAAATAACCAACTGACCACATTCAGCGTCAATTTTTGTGCCTTGATAACGTGTAGATGTCTTCCAATCTACAATATGTACACGTTTTTTCGCATTGCTATTTTCGTCTTTGTATGACTCGATATAAAGCATATCAATATATCCTTGCATATAAATATCATCAGAAATTTTAATCGTAATAAAATGTTCAACTTTATGTGGAAAAGTAATCAGATTATGATTTTTAAAGAAATGTCTAATGCAATTTTCATATTTATTTGCTATTGCATCATTTTTATCAGAATCACTGCGATTGTATTTGAGTTCTGCACAATTCATTGTAAATAAGCTATCTTCATATAAATCTGGCATATCCTCATATTTAATTTTGCCAGTATATAGCTGCTCAATAATATCATGTACATTACCACCAGATACACAATAAATACTATTTGTTCTATCTTCTTTCTTGTGTAGGATGTATTTCAAAAAATATTCCCATCTATCTTGTTTGTAACAATGATACCTTGACCATGACCATAATGTATCAACACCAAACTTGTTACAAATTTCTGTTAATTCTTTACTTGTCTTTCTTGCCAATCTTTTAACTTTCTCCTTTCTGACTCATCATATAAAACACGATGCTTGAGAAGGAAGTTGTATACTTTATTGGGCATATCAGCAGGACTGTCTTTACTACCTTTCTTAATCAAATCCCAACGATCATATATGTAACTTACTTTTCTAATAGGATAAAATTTATCGCATTCCTGTCTAATATGGTTTATATCAATTCCTTCATCTAAAGCCACTACAATTTCTACATTTAAACTAATCAGTATCCTAACTTGTTCTTCTGTAAGCTCACAATTTCCTATTGCAACAGCCGTACCATCTTTTCGTGAATATCTTTTAAGCACCGATTTCTGCGCTTCCAAAACGACTGCATAACCAGCCTCTTGAATTGTTTGATAATTCTCATTTAACCCATATACATTTATTCCTTTTGGATATGTTTTGGATAACTTAAAAAACTTCGGAATATCAAACATCTCATAGTTTGGTACAGTAGTTCTCCCACTGATACCTATATATTCATTGTCATCTCCATCCCACTTTCGTTCAGGAATAACAATTCGTTTTCTATCATATGAATATCCAATGTTAAATCTTTTACATGCAAAAGGCATAACGCCTTCACGAACCCAATCAATATATGGTAAATCAATATATTCTTTCATACATGAATCATCATATACTGGAACATCTTTATCAATTGTGTATCTTTGGCGTTTCACCTTTTTGAAGATTGCTAATGGATCTTTCTTATTATCTTTGTTGTCACTCTTACTATATGAATATTTCAAACCTAAAATATTGTGGAGATATTTATTAGCTTTCCCAAAAGATATACCCTTTATTGTCATAACCAATGTAAAAATATCTCCACGCTTATTTTCTTCCGAACTTCTAATCGCCACTGATAATGTATCTTTCTTTACACATATCGCAGTTTTATTATTGCCTTGTGGTAAGGCGGCTCTCCATTCAGTAGGATATTCGTGTAGTCCATGACACTCCAACGATAATAAAATCTGTTCTATACAATTATTTTCTATGATGTATTCCTTTAGTTCATCTGCATTAATACACGCTCACCGCCTCCATCACAAATTTAAAAATCAACTGGAACAGAAGTAAAACCAACTTCTTTCAATATGTTTCTACTCATATCATGCTCGCATACAATCTGTATACTACTTGCAGCACCCTCACGGTTTTTACAAATGAATATAAGCTGATAATGTTTGCCTTCGTCCAGTTTGACAGGTATTTTTGATTTATTGTTTTTTCCATCAAATCTATATACCTTTAAAGCATTTTTCTCACCTGTATACTCATCTTCAAATACATCTCTCAGCATTAAACATGTACTTGCAGGATCGACAATACTTTTCGCCATACCAATATTATCTTGACTATAAAATCTCTGACGTGCTGAAGACTTTGCTAACTGGAATGTAATAGTTACATGAACTTCCAATCCACCTTCTTCTTTGCACTTAATTGTGTCGTAAATATCAACCATATTCTGTTGCATATCTAACCACATCTTATCGGAACGACTGCCTGAATCGGCTTTATATGTATCAAGAATGAAATACTTAACACCGAGATTTGCATATTTTTTTAGAACTTTTATGAATTTCTGAGTCTTATATCTTTTAAATGGAATAAGAGTAAGCATATTATTCTCAGATTTTTCAACAATCCAATCTGCACATTTCTTTAACAAATCTTTTGTCTCATCTGAATATTTACCATCTCTTACAACAAACTTCTGTAAGTCTTGTTTGTAGATATTATTTGCAACCCATACAAGTAATTCTCTCTGCCACTTACGAATTCCTTCTTCGTTTACAGCTATGACAAGCCTTTCCCCATATTTAATCGTGCTTGGGATTAACATTGATCTTGTTAATGTGGTTTTACCCATATTAGATAATCCACCAATCAGTGTTATATTGCCAGGTAACTGACCACCAGTTTCCTTGTTGAGAATATCCATATTATTATAAGGAAGACCAACTGCAATACCTGCATCTAACTCATCAATTAAATCATAAATGCCATCAGCCAATGAATATGACTGTACATCATCATCTGCATTGATGAAAATATGATTTAACATTGCTTCATATTCTTCATATATTTCATCTAAAGACATATCACAGAATTCATTGATACGATTATTTACAGGAAATCCATTTTTTAACATCTCCAAAACTGTTTTCCACTTATATAACTCTTTGACATACCCATCCATATTGTTAATGTTTACATACTCTTTGGCTTTATCAATCGTTTCATATCCACCATAATCCTCATATTCCTTTTTGAGTTTTTGATGCTTTTCAAGATATAAACCAACAGTCATATCATCCAATACTGATTTCTTTTCTACTACAATAATGTCATTTGCAATCTGCCAATAGACTCGCCATGTATTTTCACTAAAATCTTCAAGCTGCAATGTATAATCAAAAATCAATTCTGGTTGTTTATATAAAATAGCAACTATATTAGCTTCTGCTATTATCTTGTATTCTCGAATCTGTTTTGCACATTTTAATACTTCTTCCTGATAAGGAGTTAATTTTTTATTCTCTTTTTTCTCAGCCAATTAGTACCTCCTCAAAACAGTTTCTTCATTCTGTCACTTGTCTCTTTAGTCTTTTTTACATATCCAGCATTCTCATTACTCTGATTATTGAAGTCTTTAGATTCAACTCTCTCCTCAGTCTTTTTAACATTCTGCAATCTCAAATATACATCGTTGATTTCAGGTTCAATCATTTTCATAATAAGATTGATTTTATGTTTTTCATCTTTGATTTTCTTTTCATTTTCATGTAAATATGTAACAATTTTTCTCTTACATAATTTAAAAGTACATAAAATTGTGTAATCATCATAATTAGCTTTTGCTTCATGATTATTATTCGCTATATGTTCGCCACGTTTAATACCTTGTAGCTTTAATGCGAGATACTGTGGAAATTTCATATTATCATCGTATTCAAGAATCTCTTTCTTTACATACTCACATAGTTCAATCCACTGCTCGTTATCTTTCTTTTTTACATTTCTCATTTACCAAATCATCCTTTCTTAAAAACTCCAACAGGCAATTAACCTGTCGGAGCATAATTTTAATTAGGCTAACTGTAACTTGGCAAAATCAATTAACTCTGTAAGAGTATCTGGTGACTGCATTTCAAGATTCTTTAATGAAACATCCTTATCCTTCATCTGCTTGTTTACTTTGAGCAAAGCATCTTTATTATCCTTGAGTGACTTTAATACATCTTTAAATTCAGCAGCCAACTCTTCTGCTTTCTCAGCTTTGTCAACCATAGAATCTGTAGAAGTCTTTAAGTCATTCTTGTATGATGTCTCATTTGTCTCAAGATCGTGCATTGACTCAAAATAATCCTTCCAAATATCATAAGATGGATTCTCAATAATCTGTCCAACCTTAGTTACATTTGTTCTATCCTTCTTAACCTTTGCAAAGTAACGAACATCCTCACCATTCTCTTCCTTATAAAACTCAAGGATTGTATCATAATCAAATTTAACTGACTTATGCATATCAGGCTTAATGCCAACTAACTTACGGTTATCGCCTGTTCCTTCATACACTTCTGTTGCCTGAGCAACTGACACAACATGCTTGCCCTTTGCAGAAAGATCAATCTTAGCCTGCTGAAGCTTCATGTTAATAATCTTAATACGTCCCCACTGTCTCTGAGAAACTACTGTATCATCAACATCTCCACCCTTTCTACGAGCTTTCTTCTCTTCAACTTCTGTAGCTCCAACCTGCATTGTTGCATAGAACTTAGTCTCCGAGTCGATGTCAAGTGTCTGAATCTCATCCGAATCTACTGCTTCGTCAATATCATCCTCTAAATCATCAAGATCTGATGTGTCGTCTACTAAAATAAGATTGTTGTAAGTCTTACCATTTGCTAATGTAATATCCTTGCCCTCATAGTGAGCAATACCTGTCTCTGAGTCGATACATGCAACCTTTGGGAATGTAAGAGCAAACCATGACTTACCAGAACCCTCATAACCATATGCTAAAAACTTTCCACCAATCTTTGCTTCTCTTGCTTTTCTAAATGCCAATTTTTTGTCCTCCTAAAATGTATATATTCTTTTGATAAAATGCTCACCCTGTATTAAACAGGGCAAGCGTATTTTTTTAGTTCATGCCTTCAAGCATTGCAAGAAGGTCATCATCTTCTGACGAAGTTTCCTTATTCTCTGAATTTGTATCATCATCTGAACTTGGTTCTGCACCAGCATCAAGTAATGCCTGCTCGTAGAAATAAAGGTCGTCCTCATCATATTTACCATCTTCAAATGCTACAGTAGGCTTTCTATCGTCACCAGTTCCCACATATGTAATGTCAGGCTTTACAATAATCATTCTTCTCTCACGATTTCCATTACCTACTGCAATCTTTTTCTCTGCTTCCTCTTCTGAATACAGTCCCATTTCAATAAGTTCTTTAATATCATCAGGAATATCATCTTCTGTAATATTCACAGTAGAGCCACCCTCTACTAAATTACCTGTAACTGTAATCTCAGTAATTTTACCCTTCTTAGGCTTAAAAAATCTCTGAAGCATCTTAGCTGTAATCTCTGGATTCTCATTGATAGCAACTTCAAATGTCTTAGGGTATGTGACATTCTTCTTAACTTCAATCTTCTCTCCGTCAATCTTAGGTTTTCCAACATAGTCAACAACGTATGCTACCAGTTCCATAGTACCCTTATCATCATTCTTCTTGCCAATACTCTTTGAATCAACAAGAATTGTCTGTGAGAATGTAGCCTTGAAATCTGCCTCATCGTCAATTTTTGAAAGTACAATAGATGTAATCTCTTTCTTTGTAGAAACATTACCTTCATACTCGTTGTAACCGATAGTACCCTTTACATTTACAATCATTCCGTCCTCAAGATGCTCATTCAGATACTCTACGGCATCATAAGCTGTGAGAAACTTCTTATATACAGTCTTATCTTTTACATCTTTCTCAACACCAACTGTTAAGAATGAAGAATCTGAAATACTATCATACAGAGACTCATCAAGACGATCCTCCCACGCAATCTCTACTGACTTGCTCTTTCCTGCATCGTCTTTCTCATCCTTGCTGTAAGCACGAATCACATTATCCTTATCAGGGAAAAAGCCACTTCTCATCTCTGCATATACTGTGTTGCCGTTTCCACAATCAACACCTACATACATACTATTATCTGTCCAACCAGAATCATAACTATTGTCGAGATTAAATGTTTTGTCTGTTACTTTTACACGACCAATAAGATTGAATGCTGCCTTACCTTTTTTTAATGCTTTTCTTTCCTTTGTCTTTGCCAAATTACTTGTCCTCCTTAAAATTAAAAAATTTATGTAAATATTGTTAATAAAACAATCTATCTAAACGCCCAAATGGACGGAATATAGAAAATAAATTTATGTAAAAATATATCTTCAACAGTGATTTTTGAGTGCACAAGCCCAAGGGTATGCTGTTCTTCCACCCATTCAAATATTCTCTGTTCAGTTTTGATTTTTGGAATTTTTGACTTGATTAAGTCGGATCAACTATTCGATATGCTAATTTTTTATCTGTAATGATCTCTTCTCCATTATCTTTTAATTTTGTGATATTACAAGACAAATGCATTTCATCATATTTCAGATTTGCAATTTTACAATTAGATTGGATGCTGTTACCTTTCATAACTTTTGATTTGAAGAAAACTGCTTTACCATCATAATTCTTATGTGCTTTACAATATTCGTCCCAACTGTCTGCTTCGACTACTCTTGATTGATGATCTCGAATGAAATTATTTTCATCAATGATTAGATTTGTTTCAATTACTTCTATACATATCACCTCACTTATTTATTCTCTTATTTGTCACGGATTATATATATTATTCGTGACATTTTGTTTTGGAATTTTTGAACTGAATCGTTCAAGACTGATTACTAAGCAGTAATCTTTACTTTGATAAGTCTATATGTCTGATCAGTGTTTGGATATTTTTCTCTATCCACTTTACTGATAAACATTTCATATGGTCTAATCCATACCCTTTTATCTTTTAAACTCTGATATACAACCATCTTTTCTTCTGTTTCTGTATTAGTTCCAATGGCAACAATCTTATAGAAACCACCTTTGAAATGTTGTACTGTGTCTCCTGGTTGAAAATCTCTATCATATATGAATAAATCATCTACACCATTTGATTGCATATGTCCTAATATCTCAACATTCATTGTGATAAATTCACCATGTTTTAAAAGTTCGTCCTTTTCAATCAGTGCCATCTTATCAACTAAGTAACCATCCTCTTTTTCTTCACAAATAACTATCTGACCTGACTTCCAATTATTTGCAAAGTCTTCACTGAATTTAAATTGTGACACATTTTCACCTCCTCAAAATTGCCAATGAAACAGTGATTTTAAACTCCTTTCACTTACTTATTCTCTGTTTTACTCTTATTATCCAACTCTTTTAATTCTTCCGTTATTTTCAAAACTTCTTCGTTAATACATTCATTCAATTCCTTTTGATATTGCTCAATACTTTTCTTATATTTTTTCAATAGCATTGAAATTACCAGATTTACCTCATCTTCTGTTAGTATGTTTTCCGTATTGGAGTGTTTTGAATGAATAAATAATTTTGCTGATGAATCAGTATCATTGTTATAAGATTTAATGTTATCAATAACAATTTTTGCATTACTGCTTACTGAATCAATATTACTAATAAAACAACGGCAAGCGTTATATGTTTGATTATCCATATCCACCTCTTACTTATTCTCTATTCGATTTTCTTTTTATTGGAAATTGTTACTCGAATGAATCATAGATTATAGAACAATTCTATATGCAAGTTTCTTCGTAATAAAACCTGATGGATGTAAAACCATACAAGATAGATGAATGTCATCATATATCAAATCTGTCATTGTGCAATTCGATAAGATACTGTAACCACGCATAGTCTTTGACTTAAAATAAACAGCTTCGCCATTGTATTCTTCAAATGCTTTGCAGTATGTATCCCAATCTTCAACTTCAACAATTCGTGACTGATGATCTCTTATAATATTATCCTTATCAATACTCAAATTTGTCTCAATTACTTGAATCACATTTCTCACCTCCAACTATATATTCTCTGTTTTATCTCAATTCTGTCTTTTATCCTTATCCATTACATCTTTCATAAAATATGGCTTAGTAACAATATCAAAAATTATGTAGTATAGATGATTACAGAAAGCAAAGAATTTTATATTTTTGCAATCCAAATCATCACCACCAAGATTTTCTGCTATATTTTCAATAATGAAAGTAACGATAGCATTTCTATTGATAGGAACATTGTGATGAATATGAGATTTTACTAAATAGACCAATCTATCTTCCACCTCTTCAAGTTCAAATTTGTATACATTTTTATATAATTCATTATCTTCGTCTTTTGTTTCACCAAAAACTGCTTCAAACATAAAGTTCTGAAAATCCTCTTGACGAAATGCTTCTCTAATTTTATTCTCTGTCTCTTTTTCAAATCTCATATTTTTTATCTCCTTATATATTCTCTGTTACTTCCCATATAAAACATTAAAAGTTCCAATAACCTGTTCTCTAACTTCATCCATACTTTTTGCTTTAACTACAAGAACAATTGAATTATGATAAAAATCAGAAGCATTTACCTCATCATAAAATTTTTCAATCATTTCTTGAGTTGGTTTTGGCTCAAAACCTAAAGACAAAATTCTTCTTGTCATTGTTGTTAGTGGTTCATATTGCACCAAAAACATATTATCCATAACTATATATTCTCCAATCTACACCAAGAAATGTCAGATTCATTGGCTTTTTTAAGCCATTTATTACGCTATTTCTAACCTAATTGGGTGAGAACCAACACCCTCTATTCCCTCGTTAAAAACATCAGGAACTACCTTTTTCATAATCTGATAAGCACCATTCACATCAGCATTAATTGTTTTACCATTATTGGCAATGAACATACCTCTATACACTCTTCTTTCTTTATTATAATTCTCTTTTATAGGTTGCTCTTTGTCCAAAAATGATGTTCCACTTGTGTATGCTTCTTCTGTCATAACAACTTCAATACCATATTCTTCACATTTGCTCTGAATTTGCTTAACAAACATATCAAATGGAATATATGTGAAGTTCTGCTTATTCTCGTTTTCTTGTTTCCACCTCTTATTTAATCCAATAATCAATGTATCAATTTCATTCTCTACACAATAATCCACCACCTTTTTACTTGCACAGTGCATAAGATATTTGATCTTCTCATATCTCTTATCTGTAAGTTTCTGAAGATTTTTGCTCCAATCTCTACCAGTTTCTTTCTTTAACTGAGATTGCATTTCAGCTTTTCTTTTGTTATAAAACTGATTAACAGATTTGATTGCACCACCTTTGATTACTACTGGCTGCAAACCAACATTATTAACCATTGTCACAAGATTTTCTGTTCCTAAATCAATGCTACATATTCTTATTCTCTCTTCTATTGCATCAGGAACTTCAATTTCATATACAATTTCCATCACATAGTAATCAGCTTTAGGAACAAATCTACACTGCATTAATTTACCAACTGCATGAGTCTTCACTGTATAACCACCAAAAGGTTTAAATGCAATTCTGAATTGTCCATTATTTAATGAACATTGTATATTCTTCAACATAAAAACCTGTCTGCCATCTTTAGGAAGATATTTTGGAAGCTTTGGCATACCCAAATATTTTGAAGGATTTTTCTTCCAATCTTTGATAGCCTTAAAATAAGACTTCCACATTTTATCTACTAACTGAATTGTTTTCTGTGCAGCTTGAGAACCACATTCTCTATAACAATCCATTGACTGTATAAGTTTTTGTACATCATAAGCACTGAATTTATTATTATTGTTTATAAATTCTTGTCTTATAATGTAGTTCGCCTGATTATATACGTTCTTTGAATAAAAACAATACTGATCAACCACATCATATATAGGATTGTTTTTTCTTATGATCTGTTGTTCAACTCGATTGACTTTCATATTAAGTCACCTCCTTTATACTCACAGTGTATCACTCTTATATCTCTTTGTCAACATCACAGTGATACACTTTTATTTATTATTGACATCACTGTGAGTATATGCTATATTATTTACAGGAGGTGAATTTTGATGGCAGTATCAAGTGATAAAACCAGGGCAATTATCAGTCTTGAAAAAGACTTAAAATCCAAAATTGATGAATTAGCTAAGAAAGATGATAGATCTTTTAGTAATTATGTAGTTCAAGTTCTTAAAGAACATGTAAACAATGTTGAATCAGAGGATAAGGAATAATCCTTATTCCTCTAAAGGTATTCCCAAACGCTTAACCGCAATGGGATAGAGGGTATGGTTCATACCCAGTTAGCAATTTATTGGTAACAAATGGTGTTTCAAAACCCAATGAATCCGATAATTCCTACTTATTTATTCTCTGTTCTTAGAATCCCATTTAACAAAATCTTCTAAATCATATTCACCAGATTCTTCTTCCTTAATCTCAGGAACAAATACGTTATAATTACCTTCGTTGCGATCATGTTCAATAATTTGTTTCAACATTTCATACATATTTGTAATTCCTAACTGATATGCTCTCTTTTCGCTTTCAGTCATTCCATCACAAATTTCATCATTTTTGCTTTCTAATAGATCCTTATATTTTTCTAAGCTTTCTACGATTAATAAAAATTCTTCATTCATTTATATATTCTCCTTTCAATTTCCACAAGAAACGAATCTTTCTTGTTTTCAGTTCACATCATTATGTGTTTCGCCATCTGAGTAATAAATATTCCAATCCTTGAACAACTCAATTAACTTATCATTATCCCAATCATATTCATTACAATGTGTAATGGCGATTGATTTTTTATCTCCAAAGTTTCCTATATCTTTTGAGCATCTACTATATAATTCTCCTAAATCAAGTGTTCCATATCTTAATGTATCCTGGAATGGATTTGGTACATTTGTTTTGTCAAACATATATTCGTTGATAAATCTCTTATTACATTCAGATGGAAATTTGCCAGCACCATGTCTTGTTAAATAAGTACGAGATACATAACAAGTTTCAACATTTATCTCATCATTCCATTCAACATTTTCAATTATTCTCTTGGGATTTTTTATACCTGTATTAGATGGTGTTAGATGTGGAAAATATTCTGTGTTGTTCTGATCAAGCAATAAACCTTGTGCAGCTTCAAATACAATATTGTCAAACTGATTTAAGAAATAATTATCTGATATAGCCAATGAGTGATTATTCATAAAATCCCAATCATCTAAAAAGTGTTCAAATATACCATTATCAAGGAATATTCTTGACCATTCATCTGTTAATATAATATTCTCTCTTTCGAATTGTTCTAAGTAATATTCCCTGATATGATTATCTACATCAGTTATACCAGCTTTATATCTTTTGATAGTTTCAAAAATTCCCAAGCCACAACTACCATGTTTATTTTTCCTACGATTTTCTTCTATAATCTGATTTGCCATCATATCAAAAGGTGTAGTCAACATACAGTTTTGATTAATATAAACATTCGGAATATATCCTAATTTCATCAATTCATCATATTCCTGCTTAAAAATAATTGGATTAACAATAAAATCCTCAGATAAATATGTACTTGCATGATTGAATGTTCCAGATCCAAAATGATGAAAGACATGTCTGATTCCATCAGGCGTTGTTACGGTATGTCCTCTTTGAGCACCACCATTTGAACAAACAACAATACTATTAGGTTTCTGTGAGAAATAATCTGTCATTAATCCTTTTCCACAATCTCCAAAATTAGCACCTATCACAATCTTAATGTCTTTCATCTCTTAAATCTCCTATCCTACCAAGTAATTCCTTCTGAACTAGAAGGTGTAGCAACTGTATCTGTAACATTATTCTCTGCTTCACTAACAATAATATCTACAATCTCATTTGTAATACTATCCATAGTTACTCTTCTAAAGTGTGTATCATCAAGATACTTCTTGTAAGACTTCTCAATTTCTTCTTCATCCCATCTGTGACCATGATTTACATCTAAATGATAAATGTTAAACTTCTGAGAAGCCTCTTCGTATAAATCCTTAGTCTCCACATCAGACTGAAGGTTATCACCTGTCACCTCTGATAAGCCATGACCTCTACTCTTAAATGGAAGATATGGATTTAACTGCTCATCACCCATTGTAATAATAATTCCTTTTCTTCCACGATTTAAACAATCAAGCTTTGTGTGACGAGAACCGAAATACCACGCTGCTGTGTAGGATTCATAACTGTTTCCACCACCACCGAACTCAAAATAAATCTTGTCAAGCTGTTCAGCAATACGAATATCTGACTCAAACTGTGAAGCCTGAATTGGACAGCTATCACAAGCTAAATCACCAATACCCATAATAAGGAACTCAACATCTGTAACCTTTTCGTATAACTTAGTCATAATTACATTCAACTTCTTTGCTACTTCAACAGCAGCCTGTCCCATAGAACCAGTTACATCAAGAGCGAGAATAACAGGAATTGTGTTTGGATGCTCCTCCGTATCACAGCACTCTCTAATAACATTCTTAGGATCAAGTGCAGAATCAATATTTCTTGCCTTAAACATATCCTGATTAGAATAAGAACCTCTAATCATACCATCCGTTGAAACACTCATACCTTTTGTTGTTGAATAACTTACATAACTATCTCTTGTCCATGAACCACATCCCATATTATGCTTCCTCCTCTTCGTCTACTTCTGTATCATCGTCATCATTGCCACTCATATCAAAGTCGAACATTCCGTCAAACATGTCACCCATATTTCCACCCATCATCATAAATGGTAACATAGAACTCATTCCACCATTTCCATTCATCATGCCAGTAGATCCATTGTCGCCTTTCATCATCTGAGAAAGCATCATATACTTTAAGATATTGTTTGTGCCTTTCTTACCCTTGATAATGTCACTACCAAACATTGAAACAATCTTGCCATAAAAATATGTATTACCCATAAATACATGTCTTTCAGGAAGTACAGTTTCGATTGTTGAGTCCTCATAATTGATGACCGTAATCTTTGTCTTATCAGCTTCAATAACGCATCTTGGCTTGCCATTTACAAGAATGATGTCGCCCTTCTCTACCTTATTAGTTGGAATAATAAAGAAGAATTCCTCTCCAATATCAAATACAAAGTTACTACAGTTTGTGAGCTTGCCAGTCTTGATGTTATATGTCTTATAACCACCATTTGTCTTAACTGCAATTCCACCATTCATAGAAAGTCTACACATTCCACTTCCTACCTTGCCAAACATACCATTTAAAAAATTGTTCATCATATTTATTTCCTCCTATGATATAAAATTATTGTTTACAATTACTTATTCTCTCAATCCATCCAACACTCTCATCAAAACGTGTCTTGTAAGATTTTTAACATCACCACTATAAAGTCCACATTCAATGTCACAAGCCTTTAGAACTTCATCAAGTGTTTTATTCTTCTCTTGACTCAACAAGCTCTTACAATGCTCATACTGAATATTATTTGTCTCATAAGCATTTCTGAGATTACTTTCTAAGCAGCGAATAATTCTTATTAGCTCATCTTTTGTCATATGTTTTAGAGAGCTGTCCTCCAAAGTATGTTTCCCATCGCCTATCGCCATATACTTATTCTCCTAATCATCTTTGTCTATAATGAACCAATATAAAAAACTTAAAAGTGTAAAAGTAATTCCAAGTATTTTATTTTCTGCTTGATATGAATACATCGTTACACCACTACAGAACCATACCAAAAGAAATGCGATTGCTTGTCTATAATACTTTTTCATTTCACACCTCCAATCTACCCAAAGGAAAGAAAAATTTCTTACTATGTTTCAAACTGATAATCTTTGTTGCTTACAAATTTGTCAATTTTTCCATCTTTGATAAATACAAATTCTGCATAAAAATTATCTGTATTTTCTGACATTGCACATGAAACATACTCATCAGATTCTTCATCATATTTTTCAAACCATCTCTCAACGCCATCATCAACTGTTGTATTTTTAAAAACAAAATATGGAAATTCATTTTCGTCAATTGACAAAATATCATTTGTTATTTCGGTAAATCTTTCAATAATATGTTCTCTTTTTAATACTGGGATATTATTTTCTTCTGATACATCATAAGTATCATTTTGTTTTAAGAATTGCATAATAGAATTTGAAATAATCTGTTTATCAGATGTATGAAAAATCTGTTGATTTGACATCTCCCAACAAATCCTATCAGGTGTGTTATCGCACTCATTAATGGATTTGTTAGTTCTTGTCCATACATCGTTTCCGTCCATTCCAATAATTCCCTTTTTAAAACCAAATGGTGTTTGAATGTAATCATGAATATATTTATCTGGTAAGACGCTCCAAATTATAGGAGAAAACCACCATGAGTTTTTATATTCAAATATTTCTTCTCCTGTATAGTCTTTTCTTATTCCATAAATACTACTACTGCTCATTTATTCTCCTTTCTTATCCTTAATCTAACCACCTATTATCCAAATAATAGAACCCAAATACCATTCCTCCGATTAAAATAACCCAAAAGATCCAGAAAATAATAATTGGAAAATCAGATTCTAACCTTTCTATCGTCTCGTCAATAGTCGAATTATTATAAAATGATGTGTTATCAGAAATGGTTTTATCTCTCAAATCTGTAAAAATTGTTCCTTTATATTCAGTGTCAACACCATAATACTTATATCTCACATGACTTGACTCTTTAATTGTGTCAATATAATCAGTACCAGGTAAATCAATTTTATTACTTGTGAAATTTACTCCACAAAATGATACTTCTTTACACTTAATATCTTCACTTCCAACTCTATCCCAAGTCCAATATGTTTCTGTTCTTGTATGCGTTTGTCTTGTTTTTCCACTGCGCGTTGTATATGTAACAGTTCTTGTATGCATCGTATATCTCTCTTTGACTTTTTCTACATACATATATTCTCCAGCAATTTCAGGATATGTAACCGTATCTACCGCTTTTAAATCACCATATACAAACGCATTACCAACATTTGTGTCCATTCCGTATTGGAACATTTCTTGACTTTCTATCTTAACAGCCTTGTTATAAATTTCATTTTTATCCATTTGGTGTTCTGAAATCTTGGAAGAAATCAGAATACCAAACAGAATCATAAATGCAATGATAGAAATACTAGCCAAGATTTCACGTTTTGTTATTTTAAAATTGCCAAAATCAAAACCTTTTCTACCATATCTCATAGACTAATCCTCTTTAAACAAATCATGTGGAGCATCAACTGGTGCATTGTAATCCAAATACTCATATTCCTGTACTTCATATCCAAGCAATCCAAGAAACTGTCTTGTAGGGAACTTTCTTACATATCTCTTGTATTCCTTAATCTGCTTATTGTAATTGCTGCGATACTCTGCAATCATATTCTCTGTCATAGATAACTCATTCATAAGAGTCTTATAGTTCTCATTTGACTTCAACTCAGGATATGCTTCTGCAACTGCTGTAATAGCTGTTGTTACATTCTCAATATCTCCTGTTGATCCACGACCATCTGCAACTGCTGTCAATGTATCAGCTTCATGTTTGTCATACTGTTTTACGCAATCAGCAAGGTTATATACAAGGTCAACTCTTCGCTTTTCTTGTACCTTAATATCTGATGACGCTGTATTTACCTGCTCTTCAAGTGCAATAGCTTTATTCTGCGAACTCTGTACACCAAATACAATCATCAAAATAACTGCTAATACTCCTATGCCAATAATTACTGGCACTTTCCAATTTGTGTTCTTCATTTAAAATCTCCTTTATATATAATATTTTTATTAGTTACACTGTAATATTCTCTTATTTACTGGGATTCCCATAGCCGAATGGCTTAGATATGATTAAAAATTTTCCACTGAAAGATTGGTTTACTTAGAAATATCTCTTTGCATCGTTAGATGTATGTACATCTTCTGGTTTTATGATTACATTGCGAGAAAAGAAATATCTACTATCAATATTTAAAACATACATAAAAGTCATGTTTTCAAAATCATCAACAACTTTTCCAGCCATATGACCAAAATAAATCTCATCTTTGTTCAATGGCTTAAAACAACATAACCTACCAAGTTCAATGTCTGCTTTATTATCTTGAAATCCATAGCTGTTTGTGTATATTTTCTTTTCTATTTGTTTTTCTGTCTGTTTTGCATGTTCAAAAGCTCTCAATTCATCTTTGCCAAGCCATTTGATCCATGCACCGCAATCATCACAATAAAGTCCTGTATTATTACCTTTTACTTCTGTATGTAGTGAAATGCTTCCACATTTCTTACAACAATTCTGATACATGTTTGTTTTCACCTCCAATGTATTATTCTCTTTTATTCAGAATCCAGTAATTCATATTGTTTCTGTAATTCTTCAATTTCATTTCGTTTAAAATCTGCAAGAGCTACGCATTCTTTATGATCTAAATATATACATGAGTCAACACAGTCAATGTCTCTTTCTGAACAAAAATACCCCTTATATGTATACTTCTTTGGTTTTAACGCCTTAACTATTGAATGTGTTCTTCTCATATTTGCATCGTCAAGAAAATCAATTTCCTGTTCAAGTCTCTTGATTTCTTGATTAATTTTTGTTGCTTTTTCTAAATTTTCTCGTTTCATATATTACCTCTATACCCAAGGATATGTTGCTTTTATGTGAAGTTATCTATAATTCATTCTTCTCTCAACTTCCTTGTCATTTTCTTCATCGTTAAAATATTTGTAAGCAAGTGTCATAGGATAATCAGAATTCTTTGCTCTGTCGTACATCATAAATTCGCACCAGTTTGGCTCTTTATATCCTTCTTTATTGTTATTACACCAACTTGGATTTTCAAATAATCCATCAAAAACACTCTTCCAAGAATATTTCTTCCTCTGAATATTTCTATTCTTGATAATAGTTGACTTGTCATATCCTTTGATTTCTACAAGAACATATTCACAGCCTACTCTCTTGCAAAGTCGTACAAACCATTTCATAAATTCTCTGTAAGTCTGTTCAAATTCTCTGTCTCTTAAGGCTGCATTTACAACAAGGATATATTCGTCCTGTATTTGTAACCATCCTCTGCTACGACTCTTATATCCGTATCTATCTATTAAATTATTTGTCACTTCGCCAAATTCATCACATGAACACGAACTGTTATAACCATTTTTCTGAATGATGTATACATCCATATCGCCCTCAAAACCTGTCACTCTAGGCAAATGATTTAGCACTGTTTCAAGGATATATCTCTTCTCAGGCTGTGTTCTACCCATAGGACGAACTGTTATTGTACCATTGATATAAGTCCAACTAGACATTTTTACCTCCTTACTTCAACATTCTCTACTCGATGGTCAATTTCATGTTGTTCCCATGATTTCTCCAATTACCTTCTTGCTTTTCCTCTTTGATTAGTGGAAACTTCAAATCAACCTTTCTAACAATATCTGTCAACTTTTTATTGCCTTTTAAAACTGAAATAGAATGACTTCTTCGATACGTATTAATTCCCAAAGCTCTTTCTAAAATTTTTTCATCTGATTCATAATCACTATTATATACATAAGCAAAACAGTACCCTTCTTTTATATCAGTATTATCATAATCAAAATCTTCAAAAATAACTTTTTTCTTACCAAGATATAAATACATTTCCCCTTGAGTTGATTTGTAAATTCCACCCACTTCTAATTTGCTTAACGGAATTGTTTTTAAATTCGCTTTTCGCTCTCGCTCTTCTGCTTCTTTCTGAAGGAATATATTTATTTTATCTCTAATTTCCAACTCCTTTTTCGTTGGATTTTCAATCAGATATGTATTGCTTGTACAACTTTTATTGATATATTCTTCATTATATCCTAGATAAACAACTGAGCTGCCTTGAAAAACTCCTATATGCATTCCTGGTGAATTTCTACCTATTGCCATTCCAATACACATATCACCATCTTTAATCTCTCTACCTAAAATATCTTTCAAATTTTCACCTCCATATTACAACCAAGAAACTGAATTTACTGTCACTTGCTAATTAACATATTTTTTAATTCTTGTTCTCTATCAAAAACTAACTGACTATATCCTTTAAACCCAAGATCCTTTTCCAATTGTTCTATAATTGGATTTTCTACTACTTCGTAAATATGTTCTATTTCGAATGCTTCTAGTTCATCTTTGTAAACAATTCCATTTGCTAATGGAAATAAATCCACATAAAACCTTTTTCTCCAAAATGTTTTATATCCTATAAAATCTTCAATGTATCCACTTCGTTTAATCAATTCAGAAAACACATTATCTTTATTTTTAAATTCTTCTACTCTATTTTCAGGCACTTCCCCATATAAATAGACATATCTACCACCAACACTATCTGCATATTTCCATATTCCGTTTATTTTTAAATGTAAATATATTTTATGTATATAAACTGCTTTCATATTAATTAATTTACTTTCTATTAACCCATTCTTTAAACTCTTTGAAATCTTCCTTTGTAAACACAATATCAGAATAATAAAAATCTTTATTCCTGATAATCGCCCAAATTTTCTTCAACTTCTCAAAAAACGGTCTTTGCTGAGTATAAAAATTACCATTTGTATATGTTAAGAAGGCATAATCTCCATCTTTATAATCATAAATCTTAAAGTGGATACCTTCATCACATCCACATTCACAGTTTACGATTAACTCATCATCTTTGAAATTCTTAAATACTGCCATAATAATCTCCTTTACTTACCATTACAAAGTCCGACCTTGTAATCGTCTTTCACATCAATAGTAACTTCTCTCTGAAATTTTCCTTCCTTATCATACAGAGATAGATAATATCTATTACCACGTTGTTCTAATAGAACATCTTCATTTTCGAATAACTGAACTCGTTTCTGTTTCTGTACCATTCTAATCTTCTCCTTTCCACTCGTCCAACTCATAGGAGTCATTTATCTGGTCATCCAACTTTCTAACCTGTTTTCTCAGCTCATGTTCTTCCTTTTTACTATCTGTTCTCTGACACTTTTTCCATAATTCCTCACGCTGCTTAGTTAGTTCATCATACTTATCAGATACATCAATCTCCTCTATAACAGAAATCTCAATCTTTTCGCCACAATGAGGACAAAACTGAATTGGATAATTGTCTGTCTGTTCCCATTCATCTTCATAAGATGTGATGACTTCTGTATGTGAAGTGCAGAATCTTGGAATGTGTCTTTCGTCATCCCAACAATCATCACTATGAACTAAATCTTCACCTGTAAATACAATAGCTTTATCATTTTGAATTTCATCACAGCAATGCGTAAATGGTTTATACTTGTATGAATGAGTATCATTGAATTTTAATTTGATTAATTCTATCTTCATATCTTTATTCTCCTAATTTTCTGCCACACCAAGGACAATACGTAATATATTCTTTTTGATGAACAAATCCATCATCATACTCATCCCATTCAGATGTTTCTATATCCAAATAATATTCATTAGTTAATGGATCTACATATATTCGATTGTCTGGTGAGTCATAATCACAACGATTGCACATACACTTACCTCGCTTTATCACATTCGTTAAAATCTAAAAGCATCTTATATTTATATTCTCCAAATCTTTCTTTCCAACGCTGCTTTGCTTTATCAGTATCCCAATCAAAAGGCATCATATGATAATTGATGAGGAAACATGTATCTAAAACAACATCAGAATCAACATGATACATAGCTGTCATATATTGGTATGAACCATAACAATGATGCTGATAATAATGAGCTATTCCATTTTCATCAAATGTTTGTGTGCTTAATTTGCCTAAATCATGATACAAAGCACCTATTCTGAATCTTGCAGGATAAGAATATTTTGTACAAAATAATCTTGATGCATATTTACAGTGTTCAAATAAATCCATTGTATGATGTGGGTTTTTCTGATCAAATCCTCTCATATCTGGGATATCATTTGGTTCGTAATTATTTAATAAATTGTGAATAATAATCTCATCGAATCCTTCCTCATAGAACGGAATCTGGAATTTTCTAATCTGCTTATCCAACACAAAGTCAGGTACAGGGTGTTTTCTATGTAAATTATCTTCTTTACACCATTCAAATGGCTTTGGTATAATTACACACACTTTTCTGATATTAAGTCCATGTACTTTCATCATAATTGCTCTGCGAGATTTCATAGTTAGATTAGTTGCATCTGCAATTACATTCTTTTTATTCTCTAAATTCTTGCGTATTCTATCATGAAAAATCTTAAACACTTCTTCATTATGTTCTTGATCTTCGTAATTACCAGTCAATTCTTCACGAATTGCGTCTGATGATACGATTATTGTATTTGGATTTTCATTGGCAATCTGAGTGGCAATGGTTGATTTGCCACTACCAGACAGACCACACATGATCCATAGTGTAGGTTTATTCATAAATAACTCCTATCCGTTATGCTTTAATAAATACTCACGACTTACATTTTTAAAACTCTGCTGACCATTTTGTGATCTGTATACAAAACCCTCTCTCTTAACCTTTGGGTTTAGTTCACTATATCCATCAGCTTCAAGTTTCATTTCTTCCATAGTCTTAGGTAACTCATAAGCCGTATCAATAATTGGCACACTTGTTAATCCATGACTCTTACAAAAATCAGCCATTTCTACAGTTCCAAGTCTTATACCATCAATAATCAGATTGAATACAAATAACTTATTCTCCGTAAATTTATATGGATTGCCCTGAACTGAGCCAACTCCTTCACCTTGCAACACAACTCTGTTATAATTATTCTCTGTTGCAAACTGCGTAAGAATCTTTTCAATGTCATATTTATCAGCCAATTCCCAATAAATATTTGACTCGTGATAACATGCCTGTTCTCTATCAGCCTGTCTTACATTTCTACTGCATACAATAAAATCAAATTTGTTCTTGCCCTTCTTCAATCTATCAACTGCAAATGTGCAACTTGTGCCATCGCATTTCTCAGTCTTAATCCACTTTTCGGTACTCTGAAGATAAAATGGTGCATTCTCAATTCTCGTCTCATCTGTTTTGACAATCCAATCTGGGAACTTCTTTGGATTATCTTTCTTGCGACCAAACAATAAAAACATAATCTTACGACCAATGCTGTATCTCATAATCCTTCTTACAATTGGGTTAGCGAATAACTTTGATCTACGCTTTGCCATTGATTTATATTTAGCATTTGGATCAACCTTATTGGTCTTTCTTGCAGCATCCTCTTCTGAAGCATATGTAATCTTTAAAGCTTCTGTAACATCATCACCAATATTTCTATCCTGTAATTCTGGGAAAAGTGATAATGGTAAGGCTAATCCCTGGCTAATTACCTTGAACTTGCCAAGTTTCATAGTCTTAACTTTGAATTTCTTATTTGCCAAAAATGCAAACCTCTCATCTGTTTCGGGACACTTGCTGTCAATTTCAATATAAACAGCCATATCTCCTACATTAAACTCACCCTTCTTAGCGATGCAAACCCATCCTAAAACTCCAATAAGTTCAATATTATCAGCTCCTTCAATCGGTCTGATCCACTCAATTTTTTCTACATGTGCTAATGCTCTTTCTGCCATTTCAGTACCTCTCTTTCTATTTTCTATGTATATATTCTCTTATCTCAGCTCGATTTCACCGAATTTTAATGTATCATCTTCAAACATTTTATTTCCCTGATATTTACCAGCGAGACAAGTTTTAAATGAACTAACAGCACCAGTTGCTGCCGATACAAATTTTAATTCCTGTTCAATTGGCTTAACTAACGCATCAAGTGTCTCTTTATTTGCAAATATATAAGGTTCATGCCCTTCTCTATATACGAATTCTGCAATTTTCGTATTTAACTTATTAACATTTATCTTATCTACTATAGAAAATTTCTCCATTTATTGTTTTCCTTTCCAAAAGAAATGCTTCTTTATTGAGATTGTTTATTACTGGCTTTTTTCAAAAAATTTTCCATATCATCAACATCTTTATCAGTAAGCTTTTTTAGTTTTTCATAACATTTTTCTGTCATCATAAGTGTATTATTCACTAGCAGTATTTTCGTGTTATCTGGTACAATTTTCATGCCGTATCTTTTCAACCACTTCTTATTAATACGTTTTTTCTTATGGGTTCTTCTTTGAACATCTTTAGTGATATGCTCAGTTATGAGGATTTTATAACCTAAACCTTCGATTGTTTGTATGTTCATTTATTCCTCCATCTGATCTACAATACTCTGTAACTTGTCAATATATATCTGAGCGTCCCTTTTATGTCTAAGCTGTTTAATATTAGCAGGTACAAAAGCTAACTTTGCTTCACCAAAAACATCATTATTTGAATAAACTTTCATAAACTGGCACATAGTTTCAGCATCAATCCAATCTAAATCTGGCTGAAAACAAATCACATCACCCTTCTGTGGATGCAGTTTTCTAACCTTAATAAGTGTTTGTTTAAATAATTTCTTTCTCTGTCTCTTGTTCATATTGTTATTCTCCAATTTTCTATATACTCAATTATCCAACTGTCGTATTTATTTTCTTTAATCAACTGCTGATATAAATTTATCCATCCTTGTGCAGACAGAAGACCTTCGTACTTCCAAACGCATTCTTTCCAATGTCTGTGTACAAAATGACTTCTTGTTTTTAACTCAATGCATTTCACACATTTATCGTATAATTTCTTGGAATACCAATTCGATCTACTTCTATTCCAGCCCTCTATAAATGCTTCAGTCGGATTATACCTACTTCTCATATTAGTAAGAGTTCTGTCGTATAACTCAGTTTTTGCATTGTATAAACAATGAAGTAAAAAGTAGATATCTTCATAATTATTTTTAAACTCCCATTCTTCAATATTTAAATCCCAATATATTTTTCTCACCTACTTTCATGACCAAAGTAAACGTGGTTTTACTTGCCTTTTTCAATTTACTGTACAAATAGCTCAACGCTCGATAAATCATCAGCATTAAGCACAATTTCTTCATTGTTGTACATTGCTCTTACTTTATTCTCTGCATCTTCTTCATTATCAGCTTCTACCTCTACAATTCTACTTAATAATTCTTCTATATTAACTTTGTATTTCATATACACCCTCCTAAATCAATACAAGTTTTGTATACTCAGGTTTTAGATTACTCTTGTGCCAAACAGCGTGCATATATTCAATAGAATCTGTACTACCACGTTTAGGTACTCCATCTTTATCAAAAATCGTATATCCATCTTTATCTTTCTTATCTGTAAAACCAATTCTGATATGATGTACAAAAGCCCATTCAGGCATATATTTTTCAAAGAACCATTCTCTTGATTGACTACCAAAGAAATTAAGTCGAAGTAACATAATCACATATCCATCATCGTCTACATCCTGTAACGCTTTTTCTATAATGTCCGTTGCAATGGCAAACGGTGGATTTGTAATAATAATATTAGGTTTGTAAGGTAACTTTTCCTTTAAATAATCACACTTATTTTCAGCAAAGCTATCTTCTCGTAAATCATATGTATGTATTTCACAATCCCCATAAATATTCTTGATGGCTGTTGGATAGCTCATAGGGTGATATGCATCTTTGTCTGTTTTGGGATTACCACCTGAAGTTGGATCAACGATAATAGAATTGTTCCAATTTAAAGGAACAACTTTTTGAAATGATTTTAAAAATAATTCAATATCACTAATAGGAGTGACATAATAATCTGCAATATGTTCATCTCTTGCATTACTTCTATTTGTACTACTCAAATTTGTTCACCAATAGTAGCTGCGCAGCTTTACTCACATGTGAACGTTTTTCCTTTCCTTTGTTTTGTAATTACATTGTTATATTCTCTGTTACTTAGTAAATAATGAATGTTGTTTTTTCTTTAATTCATCAATTTCACTTTGAATCTTTTTATATTCCTCAACTTTATTTATTTTATGTTCTATTGGTTTTTTACTCCATTCACGAATAATACCACCTGTTACAAAACCACCATTATATAAATAACGCACCTTATTTTTCTTATTTGTCCATTGAGAACAACCAAGAATCTCCAAATATGAACTTTTAATTTGTAAATCTCCATGACTATTTTTAAATATTTCATGAACGCCAAAAAGGTTTTCTACAGTATAAGGATCATTTTTTATACTTAATATAGCACGAGTATCATAATATATATTTAATAATGGTTCTATCCTTACATAACAATATGTTTCATTTGTATCTGATTCGTTTCCATATCTCAATTTAATACCTCCTTAAGAAACCAAAATTTACTGTTAGTTTTACTTCATTCTTTCGTTTGCAATCTTAAAATATGTATCTGTTAATTCCATTCCAAGCCACTTTCTATTATTCTCTCTTGCAATAAGTAAATGTGAACCACTACCTGCACATGGATCAAATACAAGATCCCCTTCATTGCTATTATCGAGGATCAACTCTTTAATTAAATCGTGATTTTTCTCTGTTGGGTGTAATTTACTTCGACCACAAGGATATTCAAATACTGTATTCTTACAACGAGCATTAAATGTACCGCCTCGTTTCTTGAACCAAACAGCATTTTCAATCCCTGATAAATAGATATGTTGACCATTCATAGGACTTGGATTTGTTTTCTTCCAGATTAGTTGTCTTACAGTTCCTTTGTTCTTTTTCTGCTTATCTGAGAAAAATTTATGTATTTCGGATAACTGTTCTTTTCCGCAAAAGATAATAATTGTGCTTGAGGTTACTCTGTATAACTCTGTTAAAAACTCTTGTAAATCAAATGTCATGATATCGGCATTTTCTTTATCAAGTTTTCTTAAACCATTGCTATCTCTATTTACTTCACCATATGGAATATCTGTGAGAGTTAGATTAACCCTACCATCTTCAATCTGTGACATATATTTCATACAATCACCACTATATAATTTGTTAATTTCTATCATATTTAATTACTTGGAGTAAGGAATTCCTTCTTGTGTACACGAACCTCGTCTCCTTTCATTATTCTTATTCTCTTAATTAAGTTGCACTTATCAATAAATCCTGTTTGGCATATTCAGCCAATCTTTTACTTCCAACCTCAAAAATATCCTTGTCCTTCTCAAAACATATGTAATTTCTACCTGTATTCAAAGCCGCAACTGCAGTTGTACAACTTCCTGCACATGAATCAAGAACTAAATCTCCTGGATTGGTGTAAGTCTTAATAAAATACTCACACGCTTCAACAGGCTTTTGGCACTGATGTAAGCTACTTTTCTGAGTATCCCACTTGAACTGCAGAACATCTCTTGGATATCTTTGTGTACTGCCACCACCTGAAATACCGGTCTTTGTAGCACCATAACAATTACCATCTGTCGTATGTTTTGTATAAGAATGAACAGGCGTATGTCCTTCTGTCATTTGTGGATTGTATGTAGGAAGTTTCTTATAGAAAATCAAGACATTTTCGTGTGCCTTCATAGGCATTTTCTTAGCATTTAGATGACCAGTTGCTTTGGTCTTTTCGACAATCCATTCATAGCGATATAACTTTTCATTACTACAAGCGAGTCTCTTATCAAATGGTGACTGCGCCCATAATGCAATACAACCATTATTTTTGATGATTCGATTGTAATGCGTCCATAAACCATCTTTTTTATTCTCATAAAACCAATCTCTTGTATATTCAAGACTACTATTTGTTACTTGAGTTAACTTAAATAAATCTGTTTCATAAAAATATTGACCTGATAACTCGACATAATCATTTAACGGCATTTCACATTCCCAAAAATTATTGGTCGTATTATAAGGCAAATCCGTGAAGATAAAATCGACTGATTTATCATCAATCTTTTTCATACCTTCAAGGCAATCTTCGTTATATATTTTGTTAATCTCTAACATTTCTTACTCAGAGCAAATCCAGATTTAATGCTGCAGCAAATCTCTTGCTCCTTTCAATGTATTATTCTCTTAATCGAATTCAATTTTTCCTAATTTACCATATGAAAAATCTTCTTCATATTTTGTATAACCAACAATTACACCATTTTTATCTTCTATTCTGTAATTATAATCGCCTTGTGGTTCATCACTCATATAAAAATAAAACCCTGCACCACCAAACCAAGATCCCATATGTATATATTTACCTTTTGATTCTTCAAATGATTTGATATATCTATCATCTATTGGTGTATTTTCAACATAATATTTTAAATAGTCATACTGTTCTTTTGTTTCAATCTTTCCAGTAGGAACACATTCAATATCAGTCCAAGTTCCTATTTTCGTTTTTGCTTCTGAAAATAGCATTTTTATACCTCCTAAATTACAAAGAAACTTCGGATTACTTCTATCTCAAAATCTTACTTAATCTCTTCACAACTTCTTCGCAAAATCTGTACAAACAAGTCTTCTTAAATGCTATTCTCAAATCATCAACAGCTTGTCTATATTGCTGACGTAATTCGTTGTCTATCATGTTATTCTCCAAATATTCATTATGTTATGCCCACTTACACCATATAAAGGGTTCGAACCTAGTACAGCCCCCACTGACACATAAATCACCAACTAGCATCCACATTTATGTCGTTGTCAATCTGAATTGAACAGCCCTACAATAATGAATAATATCAATTAATATCTGCAATACTTTCTACAAAGCAGTTGTAATAAATATATCTCTTGCCGTCAAAATCAAACTTAACATATTCACCATCATTTGTTTTAATATCAATCTTGCCTTCATAAGTTGCAAGTTCTTTACCATCTGCCGTGTATACAGTAATTGTTCTCTGCATGCCGCCATTTACATCGCTTTTCATATCTGTTACCGCTCTGTCCCATGACGCACATCCAGTTATTCCAATACACAATGTTAGTCCTAATACAACTGCAAAAATTTTCTTCTTCATATGATTTACTCTCCTTTGTTATATCCAGTCTCTTCAAGGAATTTATCAAATTCCTCCTTTTTCATATTGTTTGGATAATACATATTCACTACCATATCAAATGGCTGCAAATAATTATCTAATACATCTTCAGCATCTTCTTTTGCTTCCTGCATTTTCATATTGATATAATCTTCTCGTGTCATATTCCATGATGTAGGGCAATCCATGACAGTAGAAAATCTACAATATAATCCATTTGGCTGCTTTGATACAAATCCTGCCATATTATTCTCCTAACTCTTTCAGTGCATTAACAAGTTCAGAAAGTCTTGGATTCTCAGGATGCTCTTTTGCCATCTTTTCATATAAAGCAATATTATTCATCTTTTCAATCTCAGACTTTAACTCTTTCTCAATAGAAGCTTTCTGCTTTGCAATTTCTTTCTGACGATTTTCCTCATCAATTCTTGCATTATATGCATTCATATTAACTACACCGACAACCTGAGCTGTTACACCTTTACCATACTCTTCGACTGTCTTAATTTCTTTTAAAATTCCAAGAACTCTATTATCCTTTCCTCTTGCATTTACAATCAGATATAATGGATGATTGGTATCGTACTTAACAATTTCATTAATATCTTCATCATATAAAGCAAATCCATAATCCTTCTGATTATAACCATCTACTAAATTTACAATTGCAACTTTACTAAATCCTGTCATTCTATTATCCTCACTTTCAACTTTTTCTACCGATAAAACGTTATATCCTTGCTTTCTATCCTTTAACTGAACCATAACATATTTCTGTGTGCCTACATTATATGTATCTATAACAAATCCAGTTTGTCCCTTACTATTACAGGAACTTTTTATTATTACTTTGTCGTTTATCTGAATATTCCTCATAGGCTGCACCTCCTATTATTTTATTCTCCAAAGGAAATCTATGTTTATTAGTTTTCATCAACTGTTATCGTAAATATATTTTTATCGTTTCCTTCGTCCTCTCTCATCCAACGTACACGAAACCCTTGATTTTTAAGGCTTTCAAGGTCATCGTTTGTCATATATGCTGGATTTAAGGCAATTTCCTTGATTTCATAGTCATTTATCACTTTTCCCATATTTTTCACCTCAAAGAATCTATTTCTTGGTAAAAATATCACTATATGTAGCGTCTATATTTTCTATAAACACTATATATAGCATCTCATTTACACTTGATACACAAAACTTGGCATTGGCTGTAATTTAAACAGATTTTTCTCATGCATTGAATCAATCTTGCTTATAATTCCAAACAAATCCTTTACAAGTTTTCTGCTTTCCTGAACAACACGCTTGAATACCTTGATGACTTACTCCCAAAGAATGTGCTGCTTCTGTTATACTTTGCCACTCTTTTATAATATTTCCATTTTTTATCTTTTTGAAAAATCACAACTGCATTTGTTCTATTTGGAATTGTTGCACGTTTAATTACTTCTTCAATATTAACGTTTCCGTTATTATATGCCCAAGCATATCCACCTGCTGTTTTACAATTACCCTTACAACAATCCGAAATCTGTCCAGATGATATTCCAGTTATCTTATATGCCTCTTCCATACTATTATATTCTCTTATAATATTCTTGTTGGGTATGTCTATTTGGACTACTTTTCTTTTATAAACACGTTTATGCTTTACTTGTAAATCATCCTTTATTTGTTTTGATGAAAATATATAATCATCAAATGTAATATTCTTTTGCAAGAGCTTTTCATAAAACCCTTTTACAATTTTTTCTTTTGTTTGAAAATTTGTATATCTAATAATTAACAATGGAATATTATTTCCACTACAATAATCTTCTTTTAATTTATCCAAATGTTTTCTATGCAAAAAATTTTCCTTCTTTTGCATATCAGACTCACTATTGAATGTAAACGGAAAATAATGCTGTTCTCCATGTAGTTCAATTAAAAATAAGAGTTTCTTATTTTGTGGATGAAAAATTGCAAAATCGAATGGCAATCTTCTTTTATATTTACAATCATCAAACTTATATTGCGTATCAAATATAATTTGTTCATCTGTTAAGAACTGGCTTAATTCGAACTCAGCTACAGAAGATAAACATCCACATGACTTAAGTTTTCCAGAAGTTAAAGACGATGATAAAGCGTTAATTTTCTTACCACAATCACAATCACAACTCCATAATGATCTATGATTTTTTATACCAAGAAATTCTTTTACAATTAATTTTCCAAATCTTTTTCCTTCTAAATTCTTTTGTGATTTAATATTATCTCTTCTTATACATCCACATGATTGAGTATGTCCTGATTTTAAATGTCCTGCGGCAACTAAAATCAATTTAGGGTTGCCACAGCCACATTTACACCACCATCTCACATGTCCACTTTTATCGTTGTCTCCACGTTTGATGACTGTTAATTTTCCAAATTGTAAATTAGTTAAGTCTTCTGCCATTTTAGTCTACATATCTTTCCATACCTGTTTTATAATAAGGAATAGGCATTCTCTTAAACCGATATTTTTCTACTCGATTATCAATTTTCTTTTTAATATCTTTGTCGTCAATCTCACCTGTTCTAATATATCTATCCATAACAGAGTATTTAAATCCCAATGCATCTTCATCTGTACTTCCGCACAGTCCATCAGACGGAATCTTTTCGATTAATTCATTTGGCAATCCAAGTTCATATCCAATAGCTTTCACTTCTTCTACTGTTAAGTCGCTAATTGGTGCAAAATCTCCAACTGCATCACCCCATCTGGTTTCCCAAGATAGTAATGTTTCGGAAAGATTACACGTATTAGCGACACGACCATTTACTGTCTGTGATACAGCATAAAGAGTAGTCATACGAATACGAGCAGGAAGATTTGTAGAAGTCTGTTTTGACCAACGATCTCCCAACTGTGGTTTAATCTCATGCTTTAAAGTACGAACTGCATTGCCTATATTTACAACACAACTGTCGATTCCAAGATGGTCTACAAGCATTCGAGAATAATCAATATCTGGCTGTTCTCCCTGTGGCATTAATACACCAAAAACTCTATCCTTACCAAGAGCTTCTACACATAATGCTGCCACAACGCTTGAATCCTTACCACCTGAGATACCAACAACTGCCATACAGTCTTTACCATTCTTCTCAAAGAAATCCTTAATCCACTGAACGCAATCATTAGTTGCTTTCTTTACATCAAAATTACTCATGTCTAATCTCCTCTCTAACTCTCATAAGAATTTTTCCTAAATTATTTTCTCCAACACCATTCACTGTGCCCCAAATTTTATCACCCCAAGTATTACCTTCTTCGAGATGCTGATTATCAGTCTCAAGTAACTTTGTTTTGAGGTCTAAATTTTGAGTAAATTTCGCTTTTACAATTTCGTACATAACGTTATACTTCACCTCTTCCCAATCAGATCGAAGTTGAACTCTTCTGCCAAGTTTCTTTGCAGATGATGGATCTAAATTCGTGAAACATTCTCTATCTGAAAAAGTTTTTGCTGATTGAAAAGCGGCTTCATTATTCAAATATGTAAGTCCTTCGTATGTTACAGGAGAAGAATAAAAGTTGCTTAAAAAATAATATTTACCTCTAAATTCATTTATCATCCTTTGTCAAGCCCCCATAATTCAACATTGCAATCATAAAAAATATTCTCTATCATTTGATGTACTTCATCCCAATTTGCACCACCACGAACACATCCAATTTTATATGGCATTGCAATACTCATATTTTCAAAAGCTGCATATGATTTCAAATTTTCAAAACATTTTCTTAAAGCATTAATATCTGTATATTGCTTTCCGTCATAACCATATGATTTTTGTGCAAATAAATTTGCATATATTCTTGCGTCAATATTAGACTGAAAATATCTAACAGAACCCAATAATTGTTCAGGTGTGTTAATCGAACAAAAACCATGATAATCTTTATATACTTGCACATCATAATCACGAATTGCTTTTGCAACACCAGAATTAAAAGCACCTTTGCAATTAACCTGGTGTGCAATAATATCAGTGTTTGAAGTGAGCAAGTCCCCATCAATAATTTTAATCATTACTTTTCTCCATACATTCTATATCTGATATCCTCAAATGTGTCTTCTCTTACTAATTCTCCATCTTTAAATACGGTAGTAAGTAAACTATTATCACTCATTTCAAGTAACTGATCTTGACACTTTAATTCACCGTTATCATCGTATACTCTACAACATCCTTTATGAGATTTCTTTAAGTGGCTCGTATCTGTCTTAGGATCTTTGAAAATCATTAACTTTTTGCCATCAATTACTCCATATGTAGCCTTCATTGCAATGCCAAAAGTATCTCTTGTAACAACAATCATCTTGCCGTTTTCAACGATTGCAGTGAAACAAAAAGCTCCTACACCATAAGCAATATTATTAGCTGCGAAACCACGCTTTTCTAATTCTTTCCAAATAGTTTCTACATTAGAAAGTGTGCAGCCATCACCATAAATAATACCGATATGCGGATCTAATACCTTATAACCTTTACTATTTACAGAACCACCAAAAATCTCCCATAACCTTTCAACTGTCTTAACTGAAATCTCTACAATATCACCACTATCAGGACGAACCAAGAGCTTTCCATTATGATTCATAATCTCTTCTTTGCACTGTGGAAGAATATTATTTACCATATTCCAATAATCATAAGTATCTGAAACCATACTAAATGATGTATTTGGATATAACTCTGTTAAAAGTCTCTTAACGAACGTAATCTCATCTCCATCAATTGAGAAATTAGCACCCATTACAGAATGCTCAGTTGAGACAGCACCGATTCCAATACCATTATTTTTACAATCGGCATTGTAATATCTATCAATATAATTAATTGCTGGAATTGTAGATGTCTTATTAAATGAAAGCAACCATGATGCCGAACATCTTGTAGCTTCATCCATACAAGACATTCCTCTCATGCCAAAATCTGCACAAGCCATATTTCCAGGCAATCCGTCTGTTGTCTTGTTATACCAATAATCTGCAATCTCACGATACATATGACCAATAGTTGCATGACAAGAAGGTTTCCATAATTCTACCTGAAGAATACATTCGATCCACTGAACAAGCCAAGCAAATTTATCATCCGTATTTGTAATCTCAATACAAGGAACACCCATAGGAACAAGTGTGCCTTCTGGCAATGCTCTAATCTCAAGTGGTAAATATCCTAATCTGTGAAGCTCTACAATTTTATCTAAATCATAGTTGTCTCTACCAATCTGTACGTCCATCGAATCTGTATAAAGAGTTAGCATCTCATCTTCCGATAAATCGAAGAAATTTTTCTGAAAATATCCCATTAAATATTCTTTGATAAATGCCTGTAATCCAAAGAAAACCATTTCATTTTGATTCTCTAACATTGATTTTCGAGGCACCCAATACGATACTAACTTAGTTAATCCCTTCGGATACATACGATCATGACACTGTTTATAAGTATCTGATAATAATAAAGCCATTGTGTTATCCATAATTTTAAACCTCCATAACTGTAATTTTTTCATGACTACCATTAAACAAACTGTTTGTAGTAAATAATCTGTTCACTGTATTATTCTCCAAAGACTTGATCAATGTTCCTTTTTCTTTATCAAGAATTGAATTCTCTGTATGAGTGGCATACGCATAAATCTCAGTTACACCATGTTTCTTCAATTCTTCTGCACTATAATAAAGTGAACCGCCATATGCGATAATATCATCAATCATTAACACTAATTTATCAGTTAAATCAATGCCATTTGTTTTAATATCTAGCCCAAGAATCTTTCCAGTTTTCCAGTCTCTTTTCTTCTCACCATAACAATATGGAAGTTCTGGAAATAGATCTGAATATCTCTTAGCTGCACCTGCATCTGGAAAATAAAGAACGGTTTCTGGTGACGCATTTTCATCCTCTTCAACAATTTCGTCTTCAGCCCATTCAATTGCCTTTTCAATGTATTGTTTTGGATTTACAAAATTTGCATTATTTATAAGTGCCTTTCCAACATTACTATGGACATCTAAAATTTCAATGTAATCAAAATCTAACCAATTAATAACATCAGCAAAACTTTTTAATGTAAATACCTCAGAATCTTCATGAATTCTATCCATTCTAGCATTTGGCAAATAATACATATAAAGATTTAATAATCCAACATAAGGAAGATTTTTAATATGTCTTGTGATGTATATTAATGTTGACAATTCTTCCTCTTTTTCATAAAACCATTCAATATTATTATCAGCATAATCTGATTCATATATATTTTTTATATTTAACCTTTGTGTTCCGTCTGGGAAATGCTCAATTTTTACTTCATCACCATTAATTTTAATCATATTCTACTCTCCAATCACTTCAATCTGACACATCTTCATAATTGCCAATGCAGCACTATGAGTATCAGGTGTAACACCTGCACAACAACTTGCATCTACTGTAATATCAATTTCAGGATAATTTGCTCTAATAATAAGTGCATTTGAAACCACACAGATGTCGGTGCATAATCCGCAAACCTCAACGCTTTCAAATCCAAAATCCTTCCAGTTTAACCAACCAAATGTAGACTTATCAATCAGAATATCGTTCTCAATATCAAAATCTAACTTATTTGAAATCTGCCAACCAACAGTATTCTTTACACAGTGCGCAACAGGAAGATGTTTTCCTTCATATGTCTCTAAATAATTCTCAGGATGTGTGTCTCTTGTAAAAATTACCTGCTTACCAGCATCCTTATACTCCTTAATTTTCTTTGCTACATTTGATACAATTGCCTGTGCTTCCTTTGTACCAAGTGCTCCATCAATAAAATCATTCTGCATGTCTACTACAATTAATGTTTCTCTCATTTTGTTACCTCTTTTCTTTGTTCTTTCATTACCAAATGGCTAACGTTTACCGCTTCTCTCATAGCTTCTGCAAACTCATAAGCACAATCAGAAGTAAATCTTTCCTGCACTTTTGCAATATCATTTGTATCAATTTCACTATGAATCCTTGCGTCAATAATATATTTTCCGTCTTTACATTGAATATCTACCATTGTTTTGTTCCATTCCTCTCCATTTCATAAAAGCAACATAAATCAACCGCATGATTTCTTTGAATAGTAAGATTGTCAACTTTTTCCTTTAATTCTTTATTTTCTTTTTCAAGTGCAGCTATTCTATTTCTCAATACATCTTTTGTTGAAAACTTCTGCGTCCCAATCTGCTTATAATCAGACGAAACAGTTTTAACAGAATAATTGCTAATATAATCTGTTGTTCCATCGGAATATGTAATTGTTGGTTCAAAGAATCCACGCTTCTTGCACTCATCACAATGACAAATGGATGAAATATATCCAATTTTGCCATCACTACTTTCTACATAATCACCTTCATGGAATTGAATATCTGTTATAGGATCTCTGAATGTAAGAGTTACAATATCCATACATTGATTACTTCCAATGTATAAGTAGCCCAGATTTTCATACTCTTTAATCGTTTTGTGAGCATCGTTTAAACTTACTTTAACTATCATTTACTTATCCTCCTCATCTTCGCCTAAAATTTTCTTTCTTAATGAGTTCCAACCATCATCATAACCATCGCAATATTCGTCCATATACTCATTATTGTGTGTCTCTTCTGGCAATTCTTTTAATGGACACCATCTTTGTCTAAAATCTTTCGGATAAGGATAATTAATTGTACGGTTATTTAAAGCCATGCAACACATATCAGAATAATGACCACAAAAACATGGACATTTATCACAACTATTTGGCATATCCATCACTAAAACAGCTTTACTCATTACAATCCCCCTTATACTGGATAACATTTTGGCAACTTATTTTTTACAGCTTCGTAAGCCATTCCTTTGACAATATCTACTGAATATCTTCCGCTATATGGAAAAACCCATTCCAAATGAACGATACAATCCTCTCTATTTGCAATTTCAATACACTGATTTATTTCATCATCAGTTGGTATTCTTCCATCAGCTCTATAATTTTGCACTAATTTCATATAATTCTCTCTCCTTTCGCCCATAAGAAATTCCGCTTTCCTGCAAACTTCATATTATGTTATTCTCTACTCGATCTTCTTCTCAACCACAACAATCGTGTCGTTGTGCCAACCACCATGAGGAACAAGTAAAATTTCCTGAATTTCAAACCCATACTTCTTACCAATGCCACCACTATTCCAACTACAAGTAATTACAATGCCATCTTTCTTTACAATTCTTCCTATCTGCTCCTTCTGTTTAGACCAATATGAAGCTTGTGTTGTCTGCATATTTACTGTCTGTCCAAGATTTTTGTAACATTCGCTTACCTGTCGTGGCGAGTATGGTGGATCATATAATACTGTATCTACTGAGTTATCATCGAATATCTTTAAGAAATCCAGTGCATCCATATGGTAATCAGTATCATATTGTGTATCTAGGTCATTTGTTACTGTCGCTAATTTATTGCTATTTGCAAATGGATCAACAATTTTACCTATTGCATATTTCTCAATCAGCTCTTTGATTGGCTTAATTGAAAATGTGTTACTATTTGGCATCTGCCAGACTCTATTTATTATCATTATGTATCAGGAGTAAACGCTGCGTTTTCGGTATACCAAACCTCTTACTCCTTCCTGTTATGTTATTCTCTGTTACAACTTCATAAAACTGAAAATATGTGCTATAACATCAACAGTCCATCCGTTGCCAATTGCTTCAAATCTTCTTGTCTTAGGCATTGCTTTTACATTGCCACTCTCATCCATTCCAAACTCCGTATAATTGTCTGGAAGTGTTTGAAGTCGTTCAATCTCTAATGGACATGTCTTTTTATATTTTTCTCCACCAAGCCAAACATTGAATTTTGTTTCTGTTCTGCAACGAGGCACTGTTGGAGCTTTCTTATTTAAAAAGTACAGCCTGTCCTGCTGCGAATAATGACCTTTGCCACCAAGATCATATTTTATGTAATTCTCACACTTAATCATTGTGTTCCTGATTCTGTCATCAAAGTATTTGACTAAATTTGGATCATCACAGATAACATCTTTCACTAATAATTCTTTATCATCAGGAAGTGTGATATTTGGTATGTTCGTCCAATACAGACGTTTTCTTCTCTGAGCTGATAATAACTGACTATCAATCATAATTGGTTGTACACCCAATTCCTCACTAATAGCATCTTGAATCTCATCAGCCATTCCATAATTATTTTCATATAAGAAATATTTTGGATTTGTATTATTCTTTGCTTCCACAAATTTCTGAAACAGTTTCCATCCTTCACCGTCTGTATCAATTTCTCTCTTCAATTTTGCTGTTTTACTACACTTGGCTTTCGACCAGAACTGACAAGGTGAACCACCTATTAATAGATCGACTCTATTAAAATCCTTGAAGTCGGTAGAAAATACGTCACCGTATCTTTTAATATCAGGATAATTATATCTACTGATTTTGATTGCATTCTCTTCAATTTCAAATGCGTTATACTCACTGACTGGAATATTGATTCTATCTAATGCAACTCTTCCACAAGAGATTCCATCAAATAAACTTAATACTCGTAGCCCTTGAGAATTATTTTTTTCTTTATTCTCTGTCAAAATACACTATTTTACAGAGGTTACGTAACCATAATTACCTAGGAGTTACTGCTTAATTCCTTTCTTCTTAATTATTTTGTTGTAAAATCCTATGGAATTTGCACGTCTGCAAAAACCATAAGAAAAAAATATTTCTTGTTACTTTTACTTTTTGGAAAATTTGGCTGAATCGCCAAGATAGAAATTTCTATATATGATTATTTACTCATAAATTGTTACTGTTTTTGCCTCTTTTTGTCTTACATGAAATCCTTGAATTGGAATAATTTCATATGGTGCAATATCCATAACCTGTTTAATATTAGGAAATTCTGTTCCTCTAACTTGAACCCATCTGCTATGTTCACCCATTGCCTCTATTGTTGTCATACATCCACTTAACTTATGAAAATATTCCTCTTCGCACAGAAAATATTTCCTATCATAACCGCAACTTCCAACATCCTCATAACTTTTCATAGTCACTACAACCATAGGAATATTATTATCCAAAACAACATCTCCTATTTGTGGAATATACTTTTTACTCATTCATTTTACCTCTCTTATTATTAATATAAAATTTGGCTGATCAGCCGTGAATAGAATTGCTTCTATATTAGATTATTCTCTACTTGAAACTTCTTTAATTCATCTTGAATCATCTTCTGTATATCTTCTTCGTTAAAAGACATGTTTACTACTGGAACGACATTTGCATTCAAATTAACATCACCAACAATAGCCTTATCAAACGCTTCTAAAAACATTTCTGCGATTTCCTTTTCATAAAAACCACACATTCCATCACAGTTAATATCTGCAATTACTCTTGAAAAGAAATCTTTGAACTTATCAGCGATAAAATCTCTTTCATATCCTTTTGGAATATCAATTGTTAATTTCACTCTCTCACCTCACTTATCTTCTTTCCAATCAACCATAATAAATGACAAAAATCCTAAACATATCTCTATGAATATAAATTTCCATAACTCAACTGGTTCTGGAAAAATAAAATTCATTAATAGGTTTAATATCATAAGCCATATTAAAAATCTTATTGTAGATTTCATAATTATTCTCCTTACTTATTTAAAACAATCAGAATGTTACTCAGATATAAAGCATAGAATACTAAATATCCACCGCCTACCAAGAATAATAATTTGAATACAAAGTTGATAACATTCTTTTTCGTCCATGTTATCCCAACAATGAGGTTAAAAATTCCCATAATCAATAAAATAATGTTTAAAATATTCATATTTCACCTCCAAAATTCCTGAAGAAATGTGCGATTCATTCTAATGTAAAATATATACCATATATAGTATATATTACTTGTTTCTAATACTATATATGGTATATCCATAACAATTACTCACTTAATTCTGCAAGTGCCTTATCCAGTTCCTCATCAGACATATTTTCAAGTGCCGCATCCTGTCTCTTAGCCTTGATTTCAAGCAATCTCTGTCTCATCTCAGCATTTTTCTTAGCGTCTTCTCTCTTCTTTTTCTCATCCAACTTCACACTAACAATATACTTAACAATTTCAATCTTATTAGAAATCTCCTCGTCTTCCTTTGACTTAGTATTTAGAAGACTTTCTTCCTCAGACTTCTTTATTTCCGAATTGAGTGTCTTAAATACTGAGTCCAGATTTGTGCAAGATAAATCCCACAAATCAATTACGTTAATCATTCCTCTGAATGGGAACTGATAGTTTGATCTTGTTGCATTAATAAATAATTCGTTGTTTGTCATAATAATAATCTCTTTTCTAATTAAAACTTAATCTTCATTACACGCTCTGTTGCACCCTTAACCTTAACAACTAAATCTGCTCTCTTTGTCATAGAGAATCCAATTCCTGAAAGCTGATCATCAGTATCTTCTACATGACACTTAGCACCTAAAGCCTCAAATACTCTCTTGTGCTTTTCAAGGTCACTCTTTAAGAACTCATTGTAATAGCCATTAGGACTTTCGTTGTTTACACAATCCTTCAGGAAGAAGAATAAATGTCTGTGACCAATTCCGTCCTGCTCGTCAAAATAGTTTGGACTATAACTGATTACTGATACAGGAACGAACTGATTTGTATTTACACCCCAAATCTCACGGCTTGAAATAGATGAATTTCCTGCTAATTTTTCCTTAATTGAGAAGTTTCCATTCTCATCGAGTGTTACTTCTGCAACCTGAACCTTTTCATCAGTTCTCATTGACTTATCGTAATCAAACTTGTAAATTTCTCCATTAAATTCAATCTCAGCTCTAAATCCATGCCTTACGCTTCCTGAATACTGATGTACAAAGAACTTATAAACACCTGGTTTCATTCTTGACAGGTCTTCCCAAGTAATATTCTCTACTGCAACCTTTCCATTTGGATGAATAATATCAACGTCTAACTGACCACCCATTCTTGAAACACTTGGCTTTCTACAATTACTAAAGAAAATTTCATTCTTATCTGGCTCAATACAATGTGCATCAAGGTCGTAATTATCATGACCATCTTCATTCCACTGAATAGAAAATCTGAGTACACCATCGACATTACCGCCAGCAGCCTTAACATTCTGCTTCATATCAGAGTCAGTAATGTTTCCTGAATAAGCCCAAGATAATCCATTATTCCATTTGAACATTGTCTTAGCGTCTGGATTAACAGGTGCAATCATAGAAACAAAGTTCTTCTCATGTTTATTCTCTATAAAAGCTTCAATCTCCTTTGCAGTTGGAAGTACCTTATAAATGAAATCCTGTGCTGAAATCTCTTCAACTTTAGAAAACTTCTTAGGACTTACAGCAATATCCTTTTCCATCTGTCCAAAAATATCATCTGCACCAACCATTCTTCTTGCAGCACTTTTATTTGAGAACAGTACATTATTTACAGTAATATCATTCAGATTAGCAAATCTTCTCTGTAATGAATCCATATATCCAAGTTCTGTAATGGTCTTTTTTGCATCCTCAAGCATTTTCTTTGTAAAAATAGCCTTTGGTCTTTTATAGTTGCTCGGTGCTGTAATCTGCTCATACTTCTTAACTGCTGTGTCAAGATCCATATCCTCACTTACATTGATAAGAAGTGTTCCAATAGAATGATTTCTAATTCTACCGATAGCCATACCTGCTGTTACCGACTTCTCCCAAGCATATAAGTCCTTTTCAGTATCAGAAGTCATCTTATCATATTCTTTCTTATACTTCTTGAATTCTGTGAGTACGCCTTTCCACTCTTCACCCTTATAAAGTGTATTTGAATTGATAAGTTCAAGAATTGTATCAAGTGCTTCCATAGTAATCTCATCAAGAGAACGCTTAAATACATTTCTTGTGTCTCTGAACTGTCCCTTAACTTCCTCGTTTGAACGACTACTTCTATTTACGAACTTGCTTGGAAGCTCTAAGAATAAATGATCCCACTGATGAGACTTTCCATTAATTTCCTCAAAGTTAAAATCTGTACCAATCTTAGGGAACTTGGTTGTATAAATATCTGTAACTGTATGAGCTTTTACAAAAGCATCAAGTGCATCACATACTGGCTGATATGTTGTATCACCAAGATTCAGTTCCCAAATCGTATGAATCTGGTTATCATTGATAGTGACAGCAGAACCAATATTCTTAATAAACTGTCTACAACAACTACAATCATGTTCTCTACGCTCTCTGAAAATCTCATTTGTACCAGCAGGGAAGCTATCAAGATATGTATTCCATAATTCATCCTTATCTACATTTACCTCAAATAAATGTGTTGCCTCTTTCTGCATTTCATCGAAGTGCTTCTGTAAAGCCTTCTTAAACATCATAAATCCATCCATGTTTTGTACCTCTTCTTTCTTATATTTATTTTTTTGTTAATTGTTTCTACTGTTATATTCTCCGTTTATAATCCAAAGGAAACGAAGTTTTCTTACTACTTCCAACCACTACAATCTCTACAACCTAATGCATATACATCGCACTCTTTAACCGCACAAGTTTCACATTTATATGGTTCTCTGTATGATGTAATTTTATCTTGTAGTTCATTAATTTCTTTCATAATAGTATCAATATCTTTTAACTTAATTCCAAAAAGAATCTTCTTCAATTCTTCATACATAAGTTTTTTCGATACATTTTTATCACTCTTATTTGGTTTATATTTAAAATCATATTTCCATTGGTCTATTTCTCCATATCTACAATTCTTAACAATTGGGGAATCTGCTATTGGATGGCAACTGTTCTTATTTGAACAATAATAATTATTTTTCACATAATCATGTTCACATCCATATTTACAAATATCACATGATACACCCATATAAAATCTCCTTTCATTTTCCAAAGAAATCGAACATTCTTGTTATTGTTATCTATGTTCATCTAACCATTCAAAGAATGTTTTGTTATATAAATTGGGAATATAATTTCTATTTCCTGTTACAAAATCAATAATATCCTCAACGAACTTTGCCGTTCCACCAAAATTTAATTTAAGTTTGTAATATTTTAAACAAAAAATAATATACTCTTTGGTTTTCCTACTACCATATTCCATATTATTGTTTATTAGATTATGGTATTCGTCCTCTGTTAAGGTGTATTGTTTTATTATTTTAGATACTTCTATTTCTTTTGTTTCCATTTACCTCATTCTCTCTTCTTAACCATTTCTCAAATTGTTCGCCAGTTACACAATTATTTTTAACAGAATTTTTACCACGATTAATTATTTCTTTTATAATGTCATCTGCAAATTTAATTGACATAATTCTTACCTCTTTTTTTCAAAAAAAACGAACTTTACTTTGATAATAAATACTCTCTTTCCTCTATATAAAATTCTTTCTGCCACCTGTCCATTAAGTCATAATGATTTTGTTCCATATAACAAGATGAACCATTATATCCATCGTATTCTTTCCAGATAATTTCTTCTGCCAAGATATGTAACTCCTTGTGTGATAACGATTTTAGAAAATCTCTAAATGTTACATAATTTGATTTCTTGTCTAATACTTTCTCAAGTTTTGTTTTTCTTCTGAACATCCTTTTCACCTCGTAATCCAAAGAATTTTACTCTTTGTGTTATTCTCTAATTACTTACTGTCCCATTCCATTTCTAATAACTCATCATAGGTCGCAGCATTCTGAGATAGCTCTTTCTCTTCCAATCGTTTTTCTTCGCTAATTAATAAATCAATAAGTCCTAAAACTTGGTTATATGCCATTAACTGTCCTTTCATTATTAATTCATTGTCTTGAGAATGGCGCACTTTTAAACTATCTTCTCCTACTGCAATACAATCGTTAATCATATTTTTTAATCTCTTTAATTCGACCATTTTAACACCTCGCTATATTATCTACATCATTCACAAGAACATCTCCATCCTTAATTACCCACATACACTGATAATCTTTCTCAGCACAGAGCTTGGTAAAATCAGCATATGACTGATATTTATCTGGCTTTGCCATAGCTCTGTAACATTGTTCTCTGTTTTGACAGCTTTGGCTTGTACACATTGTTATATCCATTAAGCAGCTCCTCCGTTTGCATTAATAAAATTATCAAAACTTCTCTTCATATATTTGAAGTTAACTTCCTGCGAAGGACTAAGATTCTGCCACTTTCTTGACTGACAATTTTCAATCCACTTTCCTAATTCAACATCTCTATCGCACTTATAAGCGTAGGCAGTTAATGCCATTAACGCCATAGAACACTGCTTGTATAATTCAGAATCAATGTTCACATATGAATCCATAAAATCTTGATATTCTTCAATATCTTCATTAGATACATCTTTTGAAACATTATTCTGAATAAATTTAAGCGTTGAATCTGATTCACACGACTTTGTATCAGACTCATCTGTATTATTATTCTCTGTTTCTGAATTAGTTTCTTCTGTAATATGTAAATATTCCTTCATAAGCTGTTCGAGCATGTTAAGTTTTGCCTTAACAACTTTCTTATCTTTAGTTCCCTTACCATCATCATAAGTATCGAAACTCTTATTCTCATATTCTACAAATGTCTTGCTATGTAATGTTTTCTGAAACTCTTCAAGAAAATCAATAAATTTAATATCTTCAATTCCAAACTGTGTAAATGTATGAAAAGCAGCGAACCATATAAATGAATTTTTTGAATTAAACAATTTACCTACTGTGTCTTGATCAGTAATCTCATACAACCTATTGAGTTCATTCTCAAATACCTCAAATTCATCTTTCGTTGCATTTTCATTAAGATACAAACTCATTTGTTTTGATTTCTTCCAGTTATCAAGATGGAACATAGTCATAATAGATTCACACACAATTCTGTTAAATACTTCCTTTGTATCTTCTTTTGGATTATAATTTCCGCAATCCATAAAGAAACGATTGCTGACAAGTTTTTTAATTTCAGGTGCTATCTTCCAAGCAACCAAAATATTCTTCTGATTTACATTCATACTTGTCTGTCTGTTATATCTAGCAATGTGATAAGCTATTTCTTCATCTGTGCAGTCAAGATGTTTAACTATATCAACAGCATAACTATCGAATTTTTCCTTTAATTCATCTGGTAAATCTTTGTACTTTTTACCTCTAAGATCATATTTGATAACTCCAACTTTTCCATTCTCATCAACTCCTTGATAGTACATAATTGGCATTTCAAGACTCTTCTTAATTTCAAAAGCATTATTCTTAAATGATTCAAGAACAGTTAATCTCTGCAATCCATCAATAAGCCAAAGAATGAACTCTGTCGAACTTACAATCTGCTCACATATTTTAATAGAATCAATATCCTCTCCTTTAATTATAGTGGCAGCAAGTCCTGACTTTGCCTCATCTGACCATTGATCAGGCTTTCTCTGCAAAGGATGATTCTTATTAATCTGACCTCTTTTAAACTGGTTAAGTAATGTTCCTAACATCATCTGATCTTTTTTTACTTTGTCTCTTCCTACCATTGTCATAACTTGCTTCCTCCTAATTAAAATAAAATTGATATGTATTCATACTTTCTTAACCCTAACAAACAATCATTGTATTCGCTTGCAGTTATATGTAATATTTCTAATATCTCATCTTTCGTATATTGTTGAGATAGTAACCTCGCCACTCTTTCCTGTTTTCGCGGTAATTGCTGTAAATATAATTCAACTTTGTCAGTATATTCTTCTGTAAATATCTCTTTCTCTACATTCTCTTTTGAAGGTAAATTGTCTTTAATATTTTTTACCTCATCTGTATTAACATCCAATGAGACATTCATAATAATTTGCGGATTACCTTCATCATCAAGAATCAATTTTCCATTTTCGTCCCTTAAAAGATTCTGACGCTTTAACCTATATTTGTTGTCTCTCATCCATGTGCTTGTCTTTCTCATGATATTTCCTACAAGAAATGTTTCTAAACAAGCTTTTTCATCATTGTATGTAATTAATGCTTCTATGAGACAATCAACTGCAACATCATATAACTCATCATAATCACTCATATCAAACTTTCCGTACCAAACTCTATGACAGATTTTTTTGAGTTTTTTCATATCATTTTCCATGTATGTATTAACAACCTTCATCATTTCAGGATTATTGTTAATAACCCTCATCATCTCTTCATTAATCATTTCTTCTACCCGCCTTTTGAATTTCTTATTTATACATTCTCTGAAATATCAGCATTTTCTTCAATTTCTGTAATCCTATATGTATATTTCCTATGTAATAATCCATCCACAGCCTTTTAAATGCGACTTTGCTGCAATACTGATGGATTAACTTCTTTCAGAACATCAGAAATAATTAACAACTCATCTTTAATTATTCTTCTTTTTCTACGATTATTTCGCAATCTTACATATACAAGATAACCTTTATACATATTCATATTGTTCTCTAATTCGGCATCATGAACTATATCAATTAATTCTTCATCACAAGAATTCAGTTCAGCTATAAGAATGTCACTTCTTGCTTTTGCTTCATTAAAGACTTGACCACAACTACCGAATTTATCAATCCATCGTGATACACTTTCTGGAATCTGATAAACTTTACTTTCTACTATTTTAGGTGGAATATCAGGTATAGCCTCTACATGAAAGTTATATCTCTTTAATGTTTTAGGTAATGAACGAAGGATATTTTTAGCTTTCGCTTCATTAAATACGCTCTTCATATTCTCTGTACATGTTTCTACTTTTCCATTTACAACTCGAATATATACTTTCCCGTTGTTTTTAATCATATAATCCAAAAAACATCACTCCTCTCTGATTTTTGACGCACTTTAATAAGCCTTGGAACAACCAAAGAAAGATTAAACTGCTATTAAATTGTTAAATAAAATTTGGAAAAATTCTGCGAATGCATTGATTTTTATATAATTGATATGTATAATTTAAATGCGTACTAGTCTTTTTCCCCCAAGAAATAGATTTTTGTATGTGCTTGACTAGGCGGCTTCCAACTTTCTAGTCAAGCTTTTTTATTTATTTCCTTTTCCATTATATTACTCCGAACATACATTCGTGTCAATATAAAATCGAACAAATATTCGAACATGTCATCTCAACAAAATATCATGCATAATCCCTCTCTTAATTATATTCTCTAAATCCTGTTCGGTATTAAATAATTGCATATGAGGAATATACTCGTCTTCATTCATTATAATTGTTTTCGATTTTCTTACCAGTAAACATCCGTCATCAGGTGTGGCAAGTTTTTTTGATGAAGTGTTGTTGTCAAAATCCATCGTTAAGATAACAACATTTTTAGGATTTTTACCTTCAGCTTTTAATTTCTGCAACCTCTCAATGGCTTCATCTATACTTGTGTAATCATATGTTTCTGTCTTCATGATATTCTCTCCTCTCCCTTATATCATAGCCAAACTAATTTTCATCGCTTTCATAACTTTTAGATTATCTTCGTTTGATAATTCACCAATTTTAAATTGAATCCTATCCTTATCAATTGTTGTAATCTGCTCTAATGCCACAACAGAATCATATTTTAATCCATTAAGCTCATCCTTATGTATTTCTACATGTGTTGGCAATTCTCTTTTAGATTTGGTTGTTATAATGGCAATTATAGTGGTAGGGCTAAACTTATTACCAATATTATTTTGTAAAATTAGTACTGGTCTTCTACCACTCTGCTCAGAGCCTTTAGAATATTTTGTTATATCTGCGAAATATATTTCACCACGCTTGATTTCCATATCTGTTAGCCCTCCTTTCTTTACTTGTCTTTTGATATTTCGTATTATATACTTCACTATATATATTGTCAAGTACTATTACAAATATTTTTTATATTTATTTTTCTCTTTATATATGGTACTCTATGTATATAGGAGGATTACATTTATGAGACTATCTATTCAAGACAAATTAAAAGAAAAAAAAATGACACGTTATGAACTGGCTAAAAAAATTGGCGTAACATATCCAACAATCGACAAAATCTACAAAGGTGAATCAACTTCAATTAAATTTGATATTTTAGAAGCTATTTGCAAAGAACTCAATTGTTCACCTCTTGAAATATTAGATACTGATGATCAGGAAATGAAACGATTGTTGACTTATGCGATTGAAATTAATAAAGCAGGGAAAAATAAGGACGATACAAAATAATCTGTATCGTCCTTTTCATGTGTTACATATTATCTAATACATTTACACTTCTACTTGCACCAGAATCATATACATTATTCATCATAGCATCTGACTTCCATCTTCCCTGTTCTCGAACAAATGTAGGATCATTTGACTCTCTTGTAAGAATAGTCGTATATTCATGTCTCATCATATGAGGTGTCAATTTCCCACCACTATAAATTCTAAACATAGCTTTAATATTATCTTCATTCATTCGTTTCCCGTTTTTATTAAGGAATAATGCTTCAGTGTCAATAATATCTGTAAGTGTATCTCTATACTTTAACCATTCTGTTAATGCTGCAATTGCATCTTTGGTAAGAAAAACAATATCTTTTCCATCATCTGTGTAATCATAATTTCCTTTACTAATAACAAGGATATACGGTCTTGGATGTCTGCTGTCTATATACTGTTCATCAAGATATACATCTCTAATATCAAGACCTGCCAATTCTGATTCTCTTAGACCAGTTCCTCTTAACGCTCTAAATACACAACCATTTCTTATACGAATAAACTCATCAGGTTTTCGATTTATTTTCTCTATCATATTTTGAATGTCCTCATATAATGGCATTTTTTCCATTTTCATACGATTGGTTTTAACTGGCTTGTATTCGCTTGATTTAATCATTTGAATAACATTATCTCTACAATAATGATGAGTTTTTAAATATTCCCAAAAGCTACTCATCTGATTTTTCTTTGTGAGAAGTGTATTGAGTTTTATACCAGATTCTTTCAAATAATCCATATATCTAATTATTTTTGAATCGGTCACTTTATCTAATATATCAGGGGTAATTTCGGATAACACCCTACATTCAATATATTTTTTTTCTATTAACCAGTTCAATAAATTTCTTATTGTTATCCAATAATTCAATCTTGCAGCTCTGCTTGATATTGACAAGAAATAATCCTGAATAAAATCTGGCACATTTTCTTTTACAAATATCCCTTCCAATTTTTCTTCATTTCTTTTTTGTATTTCTGCTTTATAACACATATCAATCAACCTCACTTTCATAATCATTTATATAATAATTCTCTCTTTTAATTTTAGCAGCCTCAAAAATTTCAGTATAATCATCACAATGTCTTACTTCTATATTCTTGGTTTCTCCACCACATATCAAACAAGTTATATTTTTTATATGATATTTCTCACGCTGATGTTTACGCTGAATCCCTTTGACCAACATATTTTCTTGCATACATTTCATACATATAAATCTTGATTGTCTCTTTGGATTTCCATTTTTATATCTACTCATTTCATTATTCACCTCGCTTTCTGTAATAAAAAAGAAGCAGATTCGACTCTGCTTCTCAATATAATCATATTCAGTTAAAACTCTGAAACAAGTCCTTGCGATAAGGCTTGTGCGCCATCATAACTTATTTCAGATTCTTCAAATCCGTAATTAATAATGGCTGAAAATACTCCATCAGCCTTATCAATTGGATTAAATTTCATATACTCTGTTTTAAAAATTCCACAAAGGAAATCTCTAAAATGTTTTTCGTCTTTTTGTGAAGCTAGTCTCATAGCTTCTTGTCTTTTTCCTGATTTAAGAGTCTCACCTTTCATATTCTTAAATACATACCCCAACCATAAGCCAGAAACATAATACCATTCTTCAGCAGTGTTAATCTTAAATTCCTTCTTATTTGCTTGCGTTTCAATTCTTTCTAATACATCTTTTATTTGCTTATCATACATTTCTATATCCTCCTCTAAGTTAATTCCATTTCTGGTACATCACACATGTTAAGGTTTATCGTTAAATGTATTAGAAATAATGTAAATAAATTATAGCAAAATATGTACATTTTGTCTATTTTAATTTACTTAAGCCACTGCCCTGTTTTTACTCTGCTTTCTTTTCTAGCTTCCATTTTCTCAAGCTCTCTTTTCTGGAAATCTTTAAAAATAACCCTGTTCATTCCAGTAACAGTTATGTATGCTTCATCTACACTCATGTTTGAGTTAATTCTTCTATCTCCAAATTCGGCATAATAAGCATTTCCATCTTTGGCTGCTTCATATAACTGTTGCATAGCTTTATCTAATTGTATCCCTAAAGGTATATTTAATTCTTTCATAATATTTTATCCTCCAAATAATGACTAATTATTATATAATTATATCATGTTTTTGTATATATAATGTCATATTATGTCGATGAATTATACTGGCTTATATTTTTGTCTATTAACCTTTTGTCTCTCTTCTATAATAAGATTCAAAACGATAGTCAATTTTCTTTTCTCGCTTGAAGACTTAGGCTCTCCATATAATTTGCTTAATTCAGATTCATATTGTTGCTGTAAACCACCTAATTCTCTTTCATATTCAACCAATTCTTTTAGTGTCATATCTGTCATATTTATACCTCATCATCATCTAGTCTTTCTGTTATAGGATTCATAGGACAAGTCAATATTCCACACCCCTTGCAACCGTCACTACTTCCATCGCAAAAAATTTCCATGTTAATTCTCATATACCAACCTTCAAATGTCTGATTCAACCTCTAATTGATTTTTTCTTTCAATTTTGTTACAAAATCAACAGAATCTAACAACGAACCATCAAATAGTTTTTTTTTGCCTTCTAATTCATAAATTTGCAACGAACCATCAAACATTAAAGCGGCATACTTCCCGTTGTATTTTTCCATATCTTTGAGCTTCCATTCTAATGCTTTGTATTGTATACAATCATCTATTGCATCTTCATATCCATCATGTGTGAATAATGGTACACCTAACATACAAACTGTATTTTCTTCCATTTTAAACCTCCTAACGAAAACAATCTTTTATTATATATTTTCCTTTAAAAATCTCTTATAATCATTGTCCCCAAAACGAAATAATTTACAACCATTATCCTCTAATCCTACAACTACAGGTAAATCACCATCTTGATCAAACTTTGGGTGTGCTTTATTCATACACATATAACCTGGACAACTATAAGTACAAAATATACAATCCTTACACCTCATTTAATTCTCCTCTTGAAAGCAATTTTTCTTTTGGTTACATCTTTTCTCTTAATTTATTGCAAAAATCAGAGGAATCAAGTAATGAGCCGTCAAATATTTTTTTACCATCTGATTCATATATTTTCAATGCACCATCGAATCCTATAACAGCATATTCTCCATTATATTTATTCATATCTGAAAGTTTCCATTTAACAACTTTATACTGTGTACTGTCATCCATAGGTTCACAATATCCATCATGTTCTAAAAGAGCAATTCCAAACATATAAACTATATTATCCATTATCTATTCACCTCCAAATTTTCAAAAGAAATCGTCATTTACACGGGTTTATATTTTTGACGATTTACTTTCTGCCTTTCTTCAATAATAAGATTCAAAACAATTGTTAGTCTCCTCTTTTTATTTGAGGAATCAGCCTCTCCGTATATCTTAGTAAGTTTACCTTCATATTCTTGTTGTAAACTACATAATTCGCTTTCATATTCTATCAATTCTTTTAGTGTCATATTTGTCACTATATCACCTCTTCCAATTTTCCAACAAATTCTTAGTACCCATTACACATGCAATAATACTTAACATCAGGTTCTCCACTAACATGGCGATACCCCATTTCTTTTATTAGCCTTAAACCTGAATTATACTGCTTATCATTTGTATAGTTATCTTTTCTTGCCAATTCATTTATAATTGATTCCATTTGAATTCTCCATTAATTCTTCAACTTCCTGCTTCATTATACTGATTTCCGACAAATCATACTGATCAACCATCCTCTCTAATTCATCAGGCAATCCAGTCATTTGTGATAAATTCTCAATAGCTCTTTCCATATGTTCATAAGCAAGATCCAAATTATTCCATACTGATTGTAAATTATTTTGCGTTTTATTAATTCGGCTCATTATACCACCTTAATTTCCTATCAGCCAATCTCTTCCATCACAAGATTTATATTCTTGGACAATTTCATCAGTTAATTTTATATTTTCAAAAAGTCCACTATCAATTGCTGCACAACCATATGAGCAATATTTATCAGTAAACCCAGTTCTTACAACAATAATTGAATTTTCAAGTAATGACTTACCACATTTAGAACATTCCATATATCTTTCCATCAATCACACCTCACTTCATTACCGACACATCAATGAAATTGAATCCTGCATCTTCAAGGTTCTGTTCGACACAGTATTTCAATGTCTCTTCTGACGATTCATTATCATAAAATTTTCCTTCAACTTCTACAATCAGTTTTGCCTTTATCTTATTTACCTTATTCTTTAATATTTTCATCCGTTTCCCTTCCTATTTTATAGCTTCGCCTTTATAATTTACATGACATTCTTCTTGCAAAAATTCCTCCGTCTGAAGTTCTTGATAAGTATAACTAAGACTTCTATATGCAAATCGCTGCATAATATGTAATACTTCTTCATCTGTTCCAGTTCTTAATTTCTCTAAATTAGTCATCTTATTACCTCTTCTAATCTTCTAAGTAAATCATTCATTTATTGGCTTCTTAATTACAATTTTTCTTCCACAAATTGGGCAATAACCAATCTTTATCTTTTTGCTAAAAGCATCTTCTGCGAAATCATATCCACAACAAAGTGTTATTCCATCAATCATTATTGTTCCATTCTGCCAAATTGCTAATGTTTTTTCTTTGTCATCTAAAATTTCTCTCGCCACATCTTCATCGAAATTAGTAACTTTTAATACTTCTTCCACACAGTCTGTAGGATAAGAAGAATAACCTACTGCAAATTTTTCTATTTGACTTTTTGTCATATCATTACCTCCAAACTAAAGAAAGTTAAATTTACTTAGCTTTTACTCACAAAAATTTTTAGCCCATAAGATAGTTCCATCATTGTTGCAGGTTAATTCAATCCCATATTTTGTTTTAAACCACATGTCAAGCCATTCAAGGAAGTCTTTTGTAACATTAATAATGTAGCTACTAACACAATTCGTATTTGGCAATGCAATTTCCATCTGTGGAATACGTGAATATTCTGTTGCCCCCTCATATTCATATCTGAATGGGCAACCCTTAACCGCCAATTCGTTATTCAATTCCATTACCATTTCTCTTGTTATCTTCAAACTATTACCTCCGTTCTTAAACCCATAGTAAACTTAGATTTCTTAGGCTACTAATGGCAAAATTCCATATCCACCATCAATAATTTCAATAGCCTCTTCTAGCGAATCCGTTTCGTAACAATCCCAATTTGATAATCCATCATAATCGTCTAAAAGGATAACTGCTTTACATATATCTTTTGCTTTAAACCTCTTTAAATAATTATGACATTTATTTTTCATTTCAAATTGTAAATCATTTTCCTTAAAGTCAGGTAATTTCTTAGAATATAGTTCATGAAGTTTATCCATAACATCATAGATACTGATTTTATTACGTTCTACAAGATATTTACCGTCTTCTCTATCATATTCTTTATTATATCCCTTGTTAATTCTGCTAATCCAAAAGTCATTTGTATCCATACAAACATATACACCTTCAAATTTGTCATTGTCTGTTGGGTAACAGTCAATTTCTTCTGCTTTCTGCATCTCTTCTACGAGATTACTTGCATTATAATATTTTGCAAATTCCATTAAATCATTCTCCTTTCCATTCCACAAAAAAACTTGGATTCTTGTCACTTTAATATTCTCTGTTTTAATAAGTAATGGTGCTATAATTTATACAGCACCATTATCTTCTAAAAATTTTCTATACATATTTTCAATTCTATTTAAATCATCTTTGTGCAAATCACCGATTTTGAATATAAAGCTATCTTTTGTAAGTAGCGTTACTTTTGATACTCTCGCAGTTGAAGCCAATCTCAAACTCGCTTCTTCCCAATAGATAATAGGAATATCATAGGGATCTTCTTTTCTTACCTTATGCTTTGTTATCTTGACAGATAATACACCAAGTAAATTCTCATCAAGCACCACAACAGGTCTATTCAGTATTCTACTTGGATCTTCTTCTAATGGAAATTCAACAAACCATACTTCTCCTTTGTTCATTATTCAATACCTCTTTCTTTTTTCATTTGCTCAAACATATCATCCCATTCTGATTCAGTTGCCCAATCATCAACAGAAGATATTGTCGCTTTTCCTTCTTTACTATAATTTGTATTTTTCATTGCTAACTGATATGATTTCAAGTCATATATTCCCGTATTCATATCAGGATGAAATGGTAAAGCCTGTTCTCTTACGGCTTGTTTAGCAGCCATTGTAAAGAAAGTAGTCATATCCATTCCAAGATTAGACATAAGCTCCTGTAATTGTGCTTTCAGTGTTTCATCAATTCTCATTGTTACATTTGTATTTGCCATATATATCACTCCTTTCTTTAATATTATTATATTCTTCACTTGCATCACTGTCAATACATCGTTATAACATTGCACATAAAAACTATTGTTTACTCGTTTCCATTTATTAAAGATCACAAAATATGTTTATATATACAATATTATTATTTATTCCTACATTAATTCTTCTCTATATCCTATTGGTGTAAATTTAGTATCATACTTTTTGTCAAAATTTCTTAGATAATCAAGAATATCTTCATTAAATTGATGCATAACTTCCATTGTTTTTTCTTCCGCTTCTTCCCTGCTCATTTCACTATATTCATAAGTCGAATCATTTTCTGTGTCGTCAACAAAACTATATGTATATTTAATGGGTTCAAGTCCTACTTTCTTTAAATATTCATTTATATTTATTCCAGCATATGATGCTTCTTCTGCTAACATTTTACAGATTATATCTGCTGGCTCTGACTCTGAGATAAAAACCCTTTCACAATAACAGTGAATGTAATGTCTATCATCGCAAAGTTTACTTATTGCTTCTGCCTGTTCTTTGGTTGCACCATTATCAATTGCTATTTGTTCATTTTTTTTATGATGTTCGGTTGCCCACCTTGCCTTACCTTCATATGCTTCTTTGGAATAATAAGCCATTATATTTCCTCCTGTACTTGACATTTTCTTATTACTATATTATATTTTAATTAATTTCTACTATTGTAGATTGAAGTGATTTGTTAAAAGTTTTATACAAATTACATGGCGAGGTTTTAAATACCTCGCCTCTTTTTATATTATTTCACTCAATAACTCAGTCGCTTCATCAATTTTCTCACTCGCTTCTTCCATACTATCAATTGCATCTTCAGAGTATATTCCCCTATAACAATTTAACATATTCAATAAAGTTTTGGTAATTTGTCGGATCGGATAATTCTTCTGGAATCATTGTCCATGTCTTTTTATTGCAACTTTCCAGAAATTCTTTTTCTTTATCTGAAAGTTCCATAGTTACTGAATCAAAATTAAAAATCTGATCTGCTTTGACTTCTGCTATTCCATCGCCACTACCTGCTCTTGCCTGTGTTCTATATAATATCTTTGTTTCTGCTGTAAACATAATTATCGCTCCTTCTTATTATATCATATCTTAATAGGCAGCTAGGTATTTATTCTCCTAACTGCCCTTACGTTTACTATAAATTTATTGCATTTCCATCTTCATCATATTCAATCGGTGCAATGTGAACTGCATAACCAATTTCTTTTTCTTTGTCGTAAATCTCCATTGTACCACCCGCACAAAATTCAAATGAAAACCGCTTGTCATCCGATTCAAGTAATTTAATTAAATGATCCGTGAGTTCATTTAAGTTCCGTGCGTCCTCTTTTGACTTTTCGATACTTGTCATTTCGCTTCACCTGCTTTCTACATTTCATTATAAGAGATATACCAATCTCCATTTGCGTTCATATAATAAAACCCGTTCTTGCAACATCTAAGTAATATTGCATGATGTTTTTTACACCATTCATTAGCTATATTTTCCATATTTTTCTCCAATCTTATCAAGAAATCTTAGCTTCAACGCTTTATTTTCTTTGCAGTAGGTAGCTTATGTTCTTTTTCTTCAAACTGAAATAATTCATGTTCACAAGGAACATATAATTTTCCATTTTCTTTGCATAAGAATATATCTAATTGACTGTCATTACTTGCTGAATAAAAATCTTTCCAACTATAATCATGTTTTTTCCAATCAACATCATAATCACATATCCCAAGTTCTCTATCGCTTCTGATATGTTTAGAGAATGTGCATATATCCTTCTTTTCTGATTCTTTTAGTTTTCTTACTGACTCAAAATGATATCCATTATATTCAAACATATATTTCCTCCAATCTTTTAAAGAAATGCGAATTTAGTTAGCTATATAACCAATTTGCATAATCCGAGTGTGCTTTATCAGTAACATGATCTGCCTGTTCTTTATCTAAAAAGAATAAGCAGTTCCAAAACATTGTTACTCGTTTTTGATTTTCTTCATTGACAACGATTTCTTTTGTCCATTCTGTAAAATCTCCTGCTTCATAACAAATTGTCCCAATAGGAATTAAATCAACCTTATTCAAAATGTCATATCTTTCTTTCAGTGACATATTCTTTGTTGTAAAATCCATTTTAAATCCTCCTGTCTTTTGTCTTTTACATGAATCACATATTTAGTGCCAACTTTCGCAAGTAGAATTTCTGTCAACTAATCCTTCTACTTCTGTACAATATCCTTCATAAGTTGTACAAGGATTATACGCACTGCATCCGTCACAACGCTTGCACTTTCGCTTTGAACTACTTACAATATGATACATATTCAGTTCTACATATTTCTCTTTAATGTCTTCCCATTGTTTTTGAGTTACTTTTAAATAAGCATTTACAATCATTTTCTCTTACCTCCATTACAAGGAATCACGTATTTGCATTTACAGCTTCTACTAACAAATCATGATATAAACAACAATCAAAATTATTATTCCAATCTAACCTGCGTCCTACCTTTTTCTCTGCATCTTCCCAAGATAAAAGATAAGAGTATTTACGTTCAAATTCCTGAAAACTCATTATTTTACCTACCTTTCACTATAAAATATCCATTTCTAATTAATCATTATTCCATTCACCATTTAACACTTTATTTATTTTTACTTTGTTTATGTCTTGGTCGTTAAGAGTAATAGATGAAATGCCTTTAAATTTCTCAATTAACTCTTCTCTTGGCATAGTCCAATCAAACACTCTTAAATATGTCATTACATCTTCTTTTTTCACATATTCTCCGCTCGTGAAATCATCATATTTCATTTTATTTTCTCCAATCTTTCCTAGCTTTCTATATCTGCATTATTTGCACCATCAGAGAACCTATCTAATAATTTACTTAATACTTACAATTCTATTAAATTCTCTTTCGGACATAGTACAAGCTGCCTTATTCATTAATACTGTTATCATTCTTACTCCATTGCTGTAGAATCTTCCAATTACCTTATAATTATTCATATTTAATATTCTCCTATCCTAAATAAAATAAGCCGTTGAATATTTCTACTCAACAGCTTAACTCTTTGTTACTATTTAATTTTTCTTATCTTTTCTGTCATAATATCCAGCATCAATTCTTCGATTATATTCTCTGGGTGATAAATTATTTTTTGACTGATCAATCATCGCTGCCCTCCAATCAAAATCCTTCGATACTGGCTTAACAGTTTCCTCCTTGATAATCATAAAAATAATATAACAAATACCAAATAACACAAAAATAACACCCATTCTTTAAATCCTCCTTAAAATTATAATATAAATTCACGTCTTCATTGTTACTATTCTAATTCTATCACACAATCTTGAATTTTGCACTATATATCCAAGTATTATAGTGATCCATAGTAATGAATTTTAATCCATACTCAAATCCCTTTATTACATCCGTTGCAAACAGAAATCCTTTACTATATCCTTCGTAACTATTATTAGGAATGATTGTAAGATACTTTCCATTCTTATGTACTTCATGACCTCTTTTAGACATCTCTTTCTTAAATTCTTTGTAATCAAACATATTCATCACAACCTTTCTTGATAAAAATAAAGAAGTGAATAACCATATTGTCATCCACTTCTTTATTCTCCACTATGTATCTATTAAAAAGAAAAATGTTTATTTCCATTCTCCATTTGTTTTAATGTTGTTAATCACAGGTATTGCTATTTCTTGCATTAGCTGTTTTAATTTATCCTGAGAAACTTTTCTTTACTTACCTATTTCACGTCCCATTTTACTTCATAACCAGTAATTTTCTTTCCAAAATCACAAGCATGTACAACTACAGCTCCGCAATTATCACACCATAAAGCAAAACTATTAACTCCTGCACCCATCCTATTAGCACCACCACGCCGCATTTTTGATCCACACCAGATACAAGTACATTCGTTTGGAATCTGTACTCCATTGTTTACAACATTTTTAATTTCCATTATCATCAACCCACTACTTAATCTCTTAAATGATCGCTGCCCTCATAGGTATTTACATTTTTCATTTTGTAACAGCCTTCAGCCTTGTCACTTTCTCCGTTGTATTTCCATGTAATGTATCCACCATAATGATTTTCAACTGCCTTAACAGCTTTATTCCACGAATACTGGATATCTTTATGTATATTTACATATTTATCCCATAATTCTTTTGCCTTATCCAACGATTCAGCAACAACCATATAATAAAAGTCTACACAATATCCACTTGCTGTCCATCTAACTATAAATTCATGCATATATCATCACTCCATTTCCGTAAATCCATTTTCCTTTAAGTATTCTATGTAATCTTCAATATCTGATTTCTTTTTAACCTCAATATCTTCTGGATGATAATATCCATAAAAAGCATTCGTATATACCTTATATGTTTTATTTTCCATATTAACAATGAGGTTATAATTGTTGGCACAATCACCACGTTTCTTCCAATTCTTATCAAGCCAAAATAGATGTAATCTCATGTCAAACCTCCTTATGAAATTGCTATTTCTTATACCTCCAATATATTCCTTTAAATTTCTACGCATTTAACAGACCATTCAGGATGTCCATTTAATATACACTCAATCTGTTCGTCTCCTTGTAATTCATCACACCAAAACATTACATGTCCAAGTTCGTTTACTATTGCACTTCTATACATTTGCATTACCTCTTAATAATCTTCATCAATACATTCATCAGCTTCACTATAATATTGACCGTCATATCCCTTTTCCATTAATTTTTCCCAACAATCATTACACACTAATCTAAAAGTGATTCCATGACAATCTCTTGTGAAATTCATATCATTTCTTTCTACTTCCTTATTACATACTGGACAAATTCTAATATCTTTTTCTTCCATAATTATTGTCTCCTTTTCCATGTAAACAGTTCTTCTCTTTGGAATTAAAAAAGCAGATAACATTCTCTGCTATCTGCTTTTTTATTCTCTCTATTAAGTTGTATTCATTGCTTAATTTACATTTTCCTTGTAGAACGGACAATTATCTTCTCCGTTTGTATAATACTTATCAGTTTCATCCTCTGTCATATTGTTATACTGACCACATTCAGAAGTGCCTGTTGAATTATCATACCAAAAATATTTACAACTATTACAATCTTTCATTATGCAATCCTCCATCCAATCCCTTCTACAACTGTTTCTATTTTACATTTATCAAGTATTTCTTTTACTTTACCATTGATAAACTCAGGTTTTTCATTCCGTACTATTGCATTATATATTCTAACACATTCTCTTATATCAAGCAATGATACTTGAATACCTCTTACCTTTTGTCCATCTAACCACTTTTCAATGTATCCTTTTAATCTTTCCACTTACATCACTCCTTATCTTCTCTTATTTCTTTCCAGCCGTGCCATAAGTTCTTCATGTTCCTTCTGTCTGCGTTCCTCTAATCGCTTTTTAGCTGCCTTATATTCCTCTGTTGCCTGATTCTTCCTGATAGCCTCTGTAAATTCCTTTATCAGTTCTTCATCATCTGTATAAACTCTAAATGCATGTGAGTATGTCTCAAAATTTCCACAAATAGCTGTACAACCTTTACTGTATCTTGCCTCCGCTTCCTTATTCACCCAAGTAGGCTTATATACAAAATTCCCATAATCTTCAAATACTGGATCAAGTGTATAATGCTCTAAATCATGTAAAATATTTTCCTTTGTATCTTTCATAAAACTTCCTGGCTTATCAGGATTTATTACTTCACTTAAATATTCTGTCATTTTAAATCACTCCTTCTATAATAATTCTGTTCTAATTTGATAACCGACATATCGCCATTCTTTAGGCTGGTTTCTCCATGAGTTAGGATCAGCTTCTTTGTGGAAATTATCTCTTCCAATCATTAAACTCTTATCCTCTAAGGCATTAATTACCCTTCCACTGATTTTATACTGAAAAAGAATAGTAAAAACATCACTTCCAATAGTGTCATGGATAACAAACTTAATTCTGTGATAATCATTTATGTATCTGAAAAATACATTTCCTTTCCCGTATTCTCTTTCAAGCTGCTTATACAGTTCAATTAATTCTGTTTGTTTTTGTGTAAGTTTCATTTTCCATCACTTCCCCTTTCTTCTCTGATTTTGTCATTCTTCCCAGACATGGTTCTATTCTGTTTGTATTTCCACATGCATCAAAATAAATACAATTAATACACGGATATTTTACTGTTTTATTCATATAATCCTTTCTTATATCTTTGATACTCTTCTGGATAAAATAACTCTATTAGCTCCACAATGTCACATCTTAATATAACTGCCCATTTCAAAAGTAAAATAATATCAGGATTACATTTTCCACGGATTCTTGCTGACATGTTCTGTCTTTCCATTCCTACAGCCTTTGAAAAATCCGACATATTTTTAAAACCATGAGATACAATGAATTTTTTTATATCCTCAATCTGTTCTTCTGTACGATTTATTTTTTCCTTCTGCATCATTTCCTCCACTAGAAAAGGAAGCCTATATAATATAGACTTCCTTATATTAATTACTATTAAGCTGCATCAGCTAATTTCTTTATTGCTGTTATAATTTCCTCTGGTGTGGCAATAATATTAACTGGCAGTATTAAGAAAGTATAATCTTTCTCATACACATATAAAGGCGACTTATTATTAGTTACCTCACAATGCAAGCTATCTTCTGTACATGTAATACATAAATCTGACAAGAATTGCGGATTAAATCCCATTGAGTAACCTTCTGGCAGTTCATTATCCGTAACATTTAATATATCGTAGCTGTCGCCATTCTTACAAGACATTGTACAAGATACAATTCCTTCTATATTAGACAGAATCAACGGCTTTTTATCTTCATTTCCTTTGAGCTTAATATCATAATCTGCAGCCTCTTTTAATTCCTTAATGTTATTAATCGTGAATGAATACTCACCCCTTGATAACATGCTATCAATTTTAAAATACTGACCTGATACACGCTGAATAGCCATGATGAAAGATTTTCCACTAATAACAATGTACTTGTTATCTTCGCTTGTCATTATGCTTATGTAATTGTTTTCCTCTGCTTTTAATACTCTTTCTAACTTAATATAGAAATCCTTCTGTATATTCAATTCATCGTTGTTATTATTGGGATTAAAACCTTCTATATTATTTCTAATTGCGATCCTCTTTCCATCTAATCCAGTTATTCGATTATGTATTCTATTAAAATTAAAACTATTCAACATGGCATTGTGATTATATAAAGTTGCATTCTCTACATAATAAGAAAGTCTCTTTAAAATATCCGATAACTGATCCGCCTGGATTGTTAAGAAATCTGTCAAAACTGATGATTTATAATCAATTTCAGGAAATACCTCACAATCCGCTGCAGTTAATGTAATAACCTTCTTGCCGGTAGAAATATAGATTTTTCCATCGTCCTCCTGATGCTTGATTGTTAAATAATCCGCTTTAAGCTTCAGTAACTTCTTAATATCCATCAAGTTAATATAACAAGTTCCTTCTATTAATACTTCTATTTCCTGAATGATATTTAATTCAATGTCACAATCTGTCGCAGTTGCTATTAATTTATTATTAGTTGCCTTTAACCTGATACACTCTAATATATTAAGTGATGGCTTTTTAGGTACTGCCTTTTCTATCTTGTTAATAAGTGCTTTTAATTCTTCCATTGTTAATCTAATATTCATCATTAAATTGTCCTCCTTAATATTAATATATACTTCTTCTTATTACATTTATTGATCTACAATGTGTAAGATCAACATGGTTTTCAATCGTTTTGACTTTTGGTTTATTATTTCCATTTTCAAAAGGTTCAAATGTTCCTTCTGTGACTGTAAAACCAGTCTCAAGAATACAATTTTTGCTTAATATATATCGTTTCCATTCCTTATAGCATCGTAAAGCATCATGCAAATTATCAGGATTATATCTAAGTTGCTGTGTGTAATAAAATTCATCTGAATCTTTCTTAAAAAAGCAAATACATTTTCCAACGATTAAGGACTTCTTTTCTTCTGCTCGTAATGCACGTTTTAATTCAATTAGCAATTCTTCATTTTTTCCACATATCGCCAAATATGCTAAGTGGCTTCTAATATTTTCAGAAAAATTAATATGCTTTCCATTAAGCGAAAAACCAACGCTTTCAGGTGCGTATTTGTAACCACTCCATTTAAAATTTTCATGTTTCCTTGACATATGATCAATCGCCCTTTTCTATTCAAAAATCAAAGTAAAATTTCTTTCTATATATTCCATTGTTTCACTGTTCCATGTTTCAGGAAAGCCTTCTGTAATGCCTTTAATAGCCTTTTTGTCATTTAAACGCAAATCAGCAAGACAAGTTTCCTCTAATGTTTTATCAGGGAACACAACTGCCTTACATGATGCTTTAATCTGCTTTAATACATCAATAGTTTTATACTTCCCTGATGCATCCGCTTTAATTCTCAATGTCAATTTTTCCATAGCTGCGACTTCTTTCCTATACTATTTCAATAGTTATGCTTTTCTTAACTTTGAGTTTTTCATAATTTCTATATTGTAAATACTTTTCAACCTCTTTTTCAGTGTTGAAAACTGGCACAATACAACCTCTTTCATGTCTAAAATAAAGTACTTTTTTACTTCCTTCTATGTAAGTATTATTATTAAATTTTTCAATAATAACCATGTCATAAGGTATGTTATTATCATAAGATAAACCGCAAAAAGTAATATTGTAGCATCCGACTTCTTTCGTCATGCTTCTATTCCTCCATATATTCTCTATAGGCTGCTTCTGTCTCAAATTGCATATAATAGCCTTCTACAAGTCCATAATAACAAGTTGCTGTGTAATATCCTTTAAATATAGTTATCGCCTCCATATAATAAAGGGATGCTTAAAACTGCATCCCTTCTACTACTATGTATTATTAATCATCATATCCACAATTAAGCGGTATATCTGTAAGAACATAATCCCAACTTGTACCACAATGTGTTACACCCCAAACATATAGATCCAACTCTTCATTATAGAAAACAATTTCGTCTGTATAATCTTCTAAGATTTCAGCACCTCTTTCAGAGATTATGAAGTACTGGAAGATTTCAGGCTCGCTTTCATTTTCAAGCTCTTCTTTCTGTTCTTCTAAGTCCGTGATTTTTTCCTGAATGATTGTATATTCTGTTGAATCTTCCTCTATATCGTCAAGGCTGCTTTCAAGTTCTGATATATTATCTTCTATGGCTTCAATTTCTTCTGAATTATCAATAAATCCGTTTTCTTGTTCCCAGTAACCTATAATTCCATCTGTTTTTGATATAATATCTGAAGATACCGCATCAAAACTCTTTGCAAGTGTGGCATAATCAAGGAATCCGTTCTTGATAGCATAATCACTTGCTTTATTTCCACAAAAATATTCACCTGATAACTTGAATTTTTCCTTTTTCATAATGTTTTTACCTCCGTTATATGTATTGTTTTAAGCTGTAATTAATCCGCATAAACAAGCGATTTTAAATAATATGTTGCGTTCTTTCTTCTGCTTTGCTGATGCTTCTTTCTGTCTCTTCTTTTCCTTCTTATGTATAATGTCAAGTGCATCTTGGACTTTCTGATATTCAGCAGCTAAAACTCCATCAATAGAATCAAGCGGAGTTTTGAGTTTTTCGTCAATGATTTCTGATCCGTCCTGACATCTGATAATTCTAAAATCGTAACAAGCTATTGTATTATTCATTGTTTTGTCCTCCTTATAATAAAATCCCTTTTTTTTCTTTGCCTTTTATCCATTTATAGGAATTATCTGAAATATATCCTTCATCAATTCCACATTCTAAACGGCTGTCAAGTATTTCTTCATCTGTTAAGATATCGCTATCATTTCCAGATATTATTGTATAGGCTACAATCTTTTTTGTTTTTATATTTAATAAGTTATATATCATTGTGGAATAACCTCCTTTATTCTTTTTTATTGCTTATTTATGCAAACAAAAAAGCAAGTTGTTTATTTTTGCTGATGGTTATTTAATCATTCAGCTTTTACAACTTGCTTGTATAACGGCGATAAGACAGGGAAAACATATTTATTTATAATCAATCTACTACTTGCCACCGCCTGGGATTTCCACTTTTGCCCGACTGATTTATAAATCCTTTTGTAATATACTTATCATGTGTTATTTTGCTTGCATCTTATAAGCAATAAAAAATATTGCTTTTATATCTATGTTTATATATGTATCTGTATTTCTTCTTTATTAATATGTAAATATGTATTTATATAGCCCTTTGTGCTTCCTCATATCGAAATATATCAACTCAATATATCTTTCTTGTCCTTTTCAGGGCTTTTCTCTTATAAGGCTATTTTAACTACATCGTTATAACGCTTTATTCACTGGATGCGTATTTCTAGAAGTCCCTTGCATCACTACATGCTTGTTATCTGGGGAGTATCGTCTTATTATCGCCTTATAGATTTCTTTTAGTTGTAAAGAACAGTTAAGCCGTTTTAATTAGTGCTGTTATATCATCATAACCATATAAAAGCGGTTGAGGTTTTATTGTGTTATCCTCTCACATTCTCACGCTCCGCCGTTCGTGCTTGTTTGTTTCGTGATGCCTTTATGCATCCCATCAGGAAGTATTTTGTTTACTCCCTCCAGTCTGTTTCTTGTCCTCCGTTCACATGGCTACGGACGTATCAAGCTAATCTGTTTTTATTAAGGTGTTAGCTTAATCAATAATCACCTTCTAATGTCTCACAATGTTTATACAGCGTTGAGATCTTGAGCTGTCAGTGATTTTTTAGCGTTCACATGCTTTGAATATTTCCAAGTCTTTTTTTCGTGAGTTCTCATATATTCAAACCGCCTCACTATCTGGGTATATTCACTTATTACCGCAAGCGGTAGCCCTCACCAGATGCACAATATAAAATATTGTGTAGTGCCTTGCATTGCTTTGATGCGTACGCCGTAGCAGATGCCACACGATACAAGGCTTTTAATATGTAAGATTAAAAAATAAATATTGCTGATGATCTGGCAGTAATGGCGTATAACTTGCCATCCTTTAAACCCTTGAGCAACTTGCCATTACATCCATATACACCAGAAGCAAAACCGACTTGAGTATAACCGCCATTTGCAATCAACTCTTTGTATTCCTTATTAGATGCCTTTGTAAGATCCGTTGCTATTCCTGATTTAATCATTTCTTTAAGCTGTTTTAATGTGTATCTTGTCATAATGACAACCTCCTTTAATAAATTAAAAATCGTTTGATATCCTTTTCTTTAATAATATATTACACTATTTCGTGTGATTTGTCAATATAAAATCACATTATTTTGTATGATTTCTTTTATATATTTGACTTTTCATAGCTTACAATGTATAATCATATTCAAATCAAATAGAAAAGAGGTTTTATAAATGACTGAAAATATTAAAATTGTAATGTTAAAAAGAAAAATCAATATTAAAGAACTTGCTGAAAAGTTGGGAACAACTGGAAACAATATGACTAATAAATTTAAACGGGATAATTTTAATGAAAAAGAACTGATTGAAATTGCACACGCTTTAAATTGTAGACTTGATATCGCCCTGATTGATAATGAAACTAATCAGCGTATTGTGTAATATATGTAATTATCAAAGATCATATATGAGATATAAATACCTCGAAAAGCAAGCGGAGAACTGAATCCCCCACGGCTAAACCGTCACTGCTTATATTGTTATTAAGCTATTTCTATAACTCCGCTTTTTCTCATGTCATACCACCAGTCTGGGAAATCGTTATATTCTGTTTTGTCAATATTATTGTTGTAGTAGCTTTGCCAGTCTGTCTTGCTCATTGACTGGCTTGTTTCGTAACATGTATATAATTTTTTCATCGTGTAACCTCCTTTATAGTGTTATTCTCTTATTTGATAGAATCTGATAAAATATTAATTGTGTTATTATCAACTGGCTTGTTGATGCTGTCGCAAGCGTTTGAGTGATTAGCAAAGTTATCAGGGTTTATTGTGTTTTCAATCTGTGATGGTGCATGTAAGTTAATGTCGTTTAAAATATCATTATCATTGTTATTAAAAAGATATAGACTTGTTACGACTGCCACACCTAACACAACGCCAGTTATTGCACCTATCAAAAGTGGATGCTTTTTATTGAGCTTGTAAAGGTTGTATTTAATTGACTTAATCATGTTTATACCTCCTTATGACTTACCTTTATTATGGTTATATTATAATATAAGTTAACTGATTTGTATATTGACATTATGCACCAAGTTAACTTATATTTTTGTGCATAATGTATAAGTTAACTGATTAATCGTGCATAATTAATAATAGATTTTATATAAGTTAACTGATTTTGTGCATATTGTATAGATTGACTTTTAAATAAATAAGAGTTAAAATATATTACTAAAATAAAAGAGGTATAAATTTTAATGAATGAAAATAAAACAAAAGCAAGCCAGATCAAGGCTAGTGTTGAATATGATAAAAGAAAAGGTATTATCACTATTGCTTGCAAGGTTACGAAAGACAAAAAAGAAATAATTGAAAAGCATTACAAAAGTAAGGGTTATAAATCAATGAATGAATATTTGCTTGCATTAATTGATAATGATATAAATAGTAAAAATTAAAGATATTTGATTAATGAGCAGACACAAAAAGACAGATAAAAAGGCAGTTAGAAATATATAAATAGCAAATAGAAAGAAATACTAAAGCGTACCAAAGATTGATAAGCATTAAAATATAATAATAAGGTTAGCTATAATATTTATAATGTGGATTAGATGGTAGAAAAGATAAACAGAATCAAGAGTGATAATATAAATAATAATAATAACAAATTATCATTGATTGATGATACTATTGTTGCACATGATAATATTAATTATAATAAAATAAGTAAAAACATAGATACAAATTGTTATGTTGAATATTTAAAAAGGTTGTTTGCACCAGAAAGACAGATTTTTTACTTGTCCGTTGTAGGTGGACAGTTTTATTATTTTGTTTGTGTGTGACGGACAGATTGAATGCAGCTTGTGTCTTTCTGTGGCGTACAGATTTTTAATTTTGTCTTTGTATCACGGACATTTTTCGAACTATATTATTATATTAAAGCTGTCGGCATTAGCTCACGGCATCGCCTCACCTGACTATATCAGGCGATTTGATGCCACGGTAAAATATACAAATACCGTCAAAACATACAATAATAGTACAATATTATTATATATTTACTAGGGGGTATGTTTACATCGTAGCAGCCAGCCCAGGGTGCGTTTACGCACCTATCTATTCCATTTACACGAAATTTCCAAAATTCAGTTCGAAGTTAAGTTCGAAAACACATTTATTTTTTCTTATATTTACCCATAATCATACACTCAAAATTACTACATTTTCATAAATAATTCTTCAGAGAACCTTTGTTTTTCTTATATTTCTCGAACCAAATGTATAATCATTAATTTTTATCTTAAATCTACATATCCCATATTTAAAATCATCCTATAAAAACATAACAATTTCACCCATATAATATTCAATTGCCGAATCCATTTTTATCTCATATAATTTTTCAATATTCTAAATATCATTTCTTATACATCTCTTACACCCCATATAAATATTTATATTACTCCTGTTCAATAATTAATGTTCAATAATTCAAAAGTAGGGAATAAATATAAGTGAACATATATAAAAATACAATTCAAAAAGGAGTATTGCAATGAAAAAAACTATAGATTTAATAAATATAATAAATTTCCTCTCAATCAATGATATAATTAATGATAACGATATAGATTTATTGATTAAGCAAATTAAAGAGGAAATTTCTATGAAAGATAAAAATAAATGGGAAGTACCTAAATATACCAAATACGAGATTAACAAAGCAGGTAAAATCATAGCCGATCCATTTTCTACTCCTAAAGAAAGAGAAGAAGCTTTGGTAATATTAAATAATTGGAGAGCTGCACATGCTTATCCATTACAAGTCATTTGTAGTAATCTTCGTCAAAAAAATCCAAATGCCATTGTTGTTCAAAGATTAAAACGACTTGAATCCATAACAGGCAAAATTCAAAGATTTCCTGAAATGCAATTATATAAGATGCAGGATTTAGGTGGATGTCGAGTAATTGTTGATACTATAGAACAGGTATATGAAGCAATAGATAAATATAAATTTTCTCGAATAAGACATATACTTAAACGAGAATATGACTATATTGCCAATCCCAAAGAATCAGGTTACAGATCTTATCATATGGTATATCAATTTCACAGCGAATCTAAAGACACATATAACAAAAATATGTTTATAGAAATTCAATTCCGTACAAAGTTACAACATATGTGGGCAACTGCTGTCGAAATGATGGGAATATATACAAAAAGTAATCTTAAATCCAGTCAGGGAGATTATGACATATTAAGATTCTTCACACTTATATCTTCTTTATTTGCTATAGAAGAGAAAATGCCTATATGTCCTAATACATCCAAGTGGGTTGATGAATTGATATCAGAAGTTAAGTATCTTGACAAGAAAAATAATATAATATCTACTCTTAGTGGATTAAACGTATCTATTAATCATGCAAGCAATAAATACAATCAAAAAGATAAAAATTTGTATTATATATTGTTACTTAATTATGACAAAATGACTGTTACTGTAAAACCATTTAAGTCTTCAAATCTCGAAACGGCGACAAAATTGTATGGAAAAATTGAACAAGGTTCAAATATTAATGTTGTATTAGTATCAGCATCTTCATTCGAAACATTAAAATTGGCATATCCTAATTATTTTGCGGATATCTCATATTTTGTAACAAAACTAAGACGTGTAATAGAAAATTATGACTCTATTAAAAATCAACATAAATAACTTTATCTATAAAAAGACAACTTAATGTGGTTGTTTTTTTTATTTTCAAAAAAATATCACAACCATTCCACACAGAGATGAGTATATAAACCACGCCAGAATCCCCAAATCCAATACAATCCATCAAAAAATCCTACTATAACAATACCAAAAATTCCATTTCTCATCTAAACCCTCTATTATGCCCATACACAGCATTTTCATTTCACCCTACCAATAACACCTAAAATCATTTTTACCCACCTAAATGCTCAAAATACAAGGTCAAATTTTTTCATCACCCAAAATTGCATTAACTATCTATATACATTCATCATATTTACTATAAACAATATTATTAATTCTCACACCTATACAAAAATCCACTCTCACAGCTCAAATTTCAATTTTTACCCTCTATCCTAACAACTAGCCACCTGACATATAAAAATCCAAAATAGACTCAAAATCATACATTTTTCTCCTTGTATTCCATATAAAGAATTTTATCTCAGAACAAATTTAAAAAAGAGAATATAAAACTGTATAAATCACATTTCTAAGGAGGGTTTACAAATGAATACATATTTAATACCAACAACAGCAGCATATTGTTATGAACCATATGATTACATTTATTTTGTTTATGCTGATACACCACAAGAAGCTTATATAAAAGCATGTACGAAATTACAAGGAGAATATATACCACTTGAATCACAAGAATATGAATCATATCCATTTAAATTGTACAAGCCAGATGATACAGATATTTTCCCATTCCATGAATCAAGAAAATATGATATACTTACAGAAGGATTTAAAAATACAAAAGGAGCAGAATATATGGCGTATTTCAATGTAAACTGGAATGATTATATAGAAGATCTAATTAAAATAGCAGATAAAGAAAATTGGTCTAATGATACATATCCTAATAATAAAATTCTTACAAATTATATGGTTCACACATATAAAAAATTATCTTCTGAAAAGAATGTAATTATTAATAATGAATATGCGCTATTTAACACAGGACTTTTTACTGAATTCTATCAACCAATATACGCATATCAAGATAAAAGCAAAAATGGATTAAAGTTTCTTACATCATATGATTTAGGAAATATGAATATTTCTGAGCGCCCACCAAGAGCAAATTATTTTGACGATCCATCTCTCTTATTATTTGATTGGCACTACGAAATAAACATTAACTATAAACATATATTGAAAGATATTAATAATATTGAAAGAATTCCCGAAAAACTTAAAGATAGCAAAAATATTCTTAACAATCTCAATGGTTCAATAGAAACTATGAAAAAGCGAGTATCAGCTAATTATAAATTGGCAATACCACAATATTATGAAAATAAGATTCAGTTATTACTTCCATTATGCTTAGAGGATGATACTACTCCATCATTAGCTTTAACTGTAACTAAAGTAGGAAATTATTATCAAGGTCACACATGTTTAACACTTGATATGGCATATAATAATGCTCGTCTTATTGCAAAACCAGAATCTAACTGGTTATCAATATAAATCAAATAAATATAAAAAATTAACAGGCGGCAATTAAGCTGTCTGTTTTTTTTATTACATAAATTTATATTATTCTTCACTATTCTATTTAATAATTCTTAAAACTTAAATCTCTTTAAGAGAACAATCTATTGTAAATAATCATTACACCACTCTTACCAAATAAAAAAATAAATTTAAAGGAGGATTCTATATGGGTAACTTAAAACTAATTACAACAGAAACATTTAATAACTTATCATGTAACTTTTATAGAAATATATTTGATGAATTAGCATAATCACTTCTCAATCTATTTAGGGACAAAATCACACCTCACAGAAAAAATTAGCCACTTTTTTCTCATACCCTTATAAGTTATCACCTAAGACATAAAAATTGAAAATTACTCTCAAAAACTCATTTTTAACCCACAGATAGGGGTATGAGAAAACTATATACAAGCTCAAAAAGATAGTATGTGCGTAAGCACAAGATGTAGCCCTTTGATAAGGGCGGTCTTTTCGCAGCGTTAGCAAGAAAAGAACATCTTTGGGATAGACAATTGAAGAGAGAATAATATATCAAAGGAGTAATCTATGATACAAGAATATGAAATACCCAAATATAAAAAACCTAAGAAAAGCAATATCTCAAAAAGCAATTATAAGTCCAAACACAAACATCAATATAAAGAATGTTTAATTCAATATTCGATTGTATTTGCAGGGAAAACATTCATAAACACAAAGTTATATGGATATTGTTTCATCTGTGGAAAAATAGGTTCAGTTAAGAATGGAAAATATAAAGCTGAATTAGAGCAATTAGAAAAATCAAGACAAGGTAACAATAGTTTTCTTATTGCTATATCAGGCGAAGAAATATATGAAAGATATCATAATAAGTTGCCTATATTTTATATTGAAGATCCATTTGCTAATTATGTTGTTTTAGAAAGAGAGAATAATACAGAGAATAATTCAAAAGGAGAATGATATTATGAAGAAACCAATTTTATTTAAGAGAACAAGAGAATCCGTTGCTAAGAAATTATCTAATCATATTTATATAGATATCATTAATAGCCATGACACAAAATTAATAATAAATAATTTTACATTATTAGAACTTATTTATATTGAACGAATATTAAAGAAAATAGATTCCATGTCAGAAGAAGAGATTCAAGAATTAATAAATAGAGAATGATCTTACAAATTTACATCATACATGTACCCAAATGAAAACATTAATTCAAAACACCATGTACCTAAATCAACCAATAACAATCAAACAAAAAATTATGGAGTTTGTATGTAGCGTAAGCGAAATACAAACGGAATAGTCTGTCTTATTAATAATGTTATATATCTTCTTTCAGTTCGGCAAAGTAGGTTTCACCCCCTACCAATTTCAAAAATAAAACAAACAAGTAGGGGTTCAGACCTACTTTACTGAACGCTCGTAAATTCATCTTCCACTTAATCTCAAACGGAGAATAAATAAATATCACATACAAGGAGGAATTTTTCATTGCAACAGAAAACAGAATACTTTACTCGTTTCCCAAGTGACTACATTCAAGGAAATATTAGAACTAAGTATGGAGTTAGCCGAAAATTCTATATCACTTATATTCTTATTGATAAATACAGGTCTTATGAAGACTATAGTTGGATTACTCTTAGAAAGGTTCTAAATTTCTACGGATACAAGACACACAAACGTAGACCGAAAGCAGTTCAAGAAATTCTTGATGTACTAGAATATATGATTAATAACAAAATGATTGAAGTTCAACAAGATCTTGATTCTATAACTTATGATACTGGTATTGAGATTAAAATAATTCCTGAAAATTTTGATGCAGTTGATAAGTTCTCAAAAATCACATCTTCTCAACTTGATTTTATTATGATGAATGAATCGAGTATTAATAAAGAGAATATATTAATGGCGTTTCTTTATATTAATTCTTATATATTTGTTCGTCCAAAAAATAAAGACAATGAAGATATCATGTATAATCCTGAATCCAAACCAGAAGCTTTTTGGCGAAGTATAGAATCTATGTCAAAAGAACTTTCTATGTCAAAAGATACCATTAATCAATGTATTCAATATCTCACATCTTCTATTGGCGACAAAGAACCGCTTCTCGTTAAGAAAGAAGTCGGCAGCGTTCAACCTGATCCAAAGAAACCACCACAAAATGTACCAAATATATATGTACTTAACAAAGAAGGCTATGAGCAAGAAATTGAGTGGGCTATTACTAAAATGTTGGAAATATATCATGTTGACTCTTTTGGAGAAATTAAAAATGGTAATCAAGGATAACATTTTAGAACAAACTTCACATTTTAATTTTTAAATAAAACCCTTTTAAATAAGGGAATATATAAAAGTAACACATAAACCGTATCACACTATATAAAGGAGCGATGATATGAACAAAAAAATTTATTTAACAAGGAGAACAAATATTTATGACAAAGGAAACAGAAAGACATGTAATGACAAGAACAATGGAACTTAAGAGAAAGAACAAGCTTGTATGCTATCCCAAGTTATCAGAAGCGGATTTCGGTGGTTGCGATTTAAATATTGCCAGTCGTATAGCTGCGGATTTTAAGTTTGATGAAACCAAAAAGAGAGAATGTACAACTAGAGATTATAACAAAAAGCTTAAGGCTTGTGAAGAAAGACAAAATTTAAAGGAGGAAGCGGTACATGCTTAGATACGAAATTATTGCTAATGTTGGTATTAGCGTAGATTTACATAATAATTACACAGTAGTTGCTTTAGCAAAGTGGAATAAAGAGAAAGAATCTTACTTAGCCACTTTTTATATTAAACAAACAGATATTGACCATTTAGATCTTATGGATGACCAGATTGAAATAGAGTTTTCTTCTGAGATAAAAACAATCAAGAATGATTTAGTGAAGTATATTGAAATGCTTATAGAAAGAGGAATTATTCAGAGATATATAGACAGATACAAATATGAGCTTGATTGTATTGATAGAGGAACTGCTATGTTTGAGTTAGAGAAAAATGTTAAGTAAATCAGATTATAGATATTTTAAAAAAGCTAAAATGGCTGCTACCATCTCGGATTATAAAAAAACACATATAGGGTGCATAGCCGTTTACCAAGGAAATGTAATAGGAATTGGTTGTAATACAATTAAAACGCATCCTATTCAAAAATATTATAACAGATATAGAAATTCATGGAATAAGAATGGTATTAAACCGACTTTACATGCTGAAATCAATTGTCTTAATTCTATCCGTCATCTGGATATAAATTTCCAAAAAGTAAAATTATATATTTTTAGAACAAGATTTGATAAAGAGTTTGGCATGTGTCGTCCATGTCCAAGTTGTATGGCAGCTATAAAAGATTTAGGAATAAAACATATTTACTATACAAGCAACGATGGATATTCCTATGAGTGTATAAAAAATTAAAAAGAGAGGTTATTTGTATGTGCAATATTTGTGGCAATAATCCTTGTCTTACAAGATGTCCAAACTTTCATCAGAAATATAATTACTTATGCTGCTATTGTGGTGGGGGTATTTTAAGTGGGCAAGATTATCTGAGAAATTCAGAAGGACAATATATACATAGAGACTGTATTCCATGTACTGATTATCTTATAGATTGGTTGGGATACTGTGTTGAAACAATGGACGAGGAGGATTGTAAAGATGAGAATTATTGATAGACTGAGAATATTTTTTGATATTGATTACAGTTCAAATAAGGAATATTGGATTCCAATTAATGAGATTAAGATTAGGGAAGAATTTCTTGCTACTCCACCCAATTATTATAAATACAGAAAAAAAAGAAAAGACATTTATTAAGTATGGTGAACTTGGGAAGATTGTAATTGATAGAAATTATGAATTGATAGACGGATATTGTTCGTATCTTATTTGCAAGAAATATGACATAGGTAAAGCTCCTGTGTGGTTTGAATAATTGTAAATAGAAATTTCATTTGGAGAATATATAAGTGGAGGTAAATTTATATGAATAATAATTTTGACAATGTTGAAGAAATGAAAGAATTAATCGTAGATGAACTTTCGGAATGTGAATTTGACAACAATTTCAGATGTGAAAAATGTTCTGAATTGGAGCAATGTTATTACAAAGCTTCTACAAAATCATCTCACGAGTTTGCAGAGAGCTTAGATTATGGTGGATATGATTCTGAAGATGAATTTTGGGAGAATTTAGATTAAGGTGGTGAATTATTATAAAAAAGGTACAATATACACTAGTTAAAATACCAATAAGAGAACTTATAGATGGGAATTTTAATATTCAGATTAATAGAGAAACCGAAATCAAAAAAGAATATCTTATCAAGCAAGGTGACTCTCCTTTATTTGATCAGATTCAGAGACTTCGTGGCGAACCATCATCTCATATAAGTGAACTTATGTTGGTTGTTGCAAAGAAGAATCCAAAACAGGAAGAATTTCTTAGAAGAATTCTAAATGATGGATTCACATATAATGGAATTCACTACTCTCGTTTTGGCAAATCAGCTTCACAAGGTAAAGATGGAATAACTGCATTTGTATGTGATGAAATTTTTGATGAGTTATATTTGATTACTCAGATGGATATTAAAATTGATGAGTGTGTTATTTCTAAGTACGAAGCTCAGAGATGTTTGCCATTCAGTTCATGTACTCTTATTAAAGATTATATGCCTAATATTGTGATTATTGGCGAGTATGAAAAGACATTAAAAAATCAGCTTATCAAATACGTAGTTGAAAGAGAAAAAGAATTTGTTGATGAAAATACTGGTAAGAAAAAGAAATATAAAACCAGAGAAATTGAAGAAGGATTAAAAGATATTGGATTATCACCTTTTGATGGATGTGGTTGTCATGAAGAAAACTTTATGAATACTGTGAGTGAGCAGCTTGGATTAGACTATAAAGTTATTGGAACACAGGTTCGTTTACCATTTATTAAAGGATATTCTGTATATGTACCATTTAAACAAATTCTTAAAGAATGGGGTTACACCACTATTACTGACATTTATGGGCATGTTCATAACATTGATGATATAGATTGCATCTGGAATATTTCGATGTTTAAAGGTCACAAGATTTTTAAGTCAACTTATGGCGAAAACGCATGGATTGAATATATGAATACTGTTAGAAAATATGAATTCAAACTTGGAATCAGTAAATACAGTCATCATATTAAGCATTTAAATAAATATACACGAATGAATTTTCAGTATTTACAATGTCTGGATCTTTGGAATGATAAATATGTCAAATGTTATACAGATAAAACAAAAAAGGACTATGACATATTAGATTCTAAGAACGATGGAAAAATCATTAAGCTTGCAAAATATACTACTAATATGTATGAAAAAATCATTAAAGGTGATAAATTTTATACATATAAATTCATGGGAATTACAGACACAGAAGATTATGAGCCAGAAAGTAAATATCTTGAAGCTGCATTGATAAATGATGTTATGCTGAAAGATCCTGCCGTTAAGCAATTCATTTATAGAAAACTTAAAAAGTCTATTGATGAAGCAAAGGTTGGTAAAATTTATTGTTCAGGTTTTTATCATACAGGTGTTGGTGACATGATTGGTTATCTTCAGTATGCCGTTGGTGAAGAACCAGTTGGCTGTCTTGGAGAAAGAGAATTATATACAGCAAATTTTGAACCAGGATATTGTTGTTCATTCCGTTCTCCACTTGTTGATCCGTCAGAAGTAAATAAGATTAAGATTGTACGAAATGACATTCTTGTAAAATGGTTTGATTATTTTAAAGACCAAGATGTAGTAATGTTTAACATGTATGATGTGTCAGCACCACAGCAAGGTGGCGCAGATTTTGATGGGGATATTTTCTATTTAAGCAATGATCCTATTATCATTGATTCAAAAATAGACAAGCATATCATACTTGATATTGAAGACAAAGTAACCGCTCAGTCAAAACCATATACAAAAGAGAATCTTATTGAGTATGAAGTAATGACAAGAGATAATCGTATTGGTGAAATTACTAATGTTGCCACAAGTATAGAGAATAAATATACGACTAATCCAGATATTCAAAAATTATATTCTGATTACTCTTCTCTTCTAAGAATTTTTCAGGGCAAAGAAATTGACTTCCTTAAAACAGGATTCAGATGGCATATGAATTCAGGTCTTAGAAAGCATCTTAAACAGCTTCCATATTTCTTACTTCATAACTATCCTAAAAAAATGAAATCCTATATGAATATAATCAAGAAGAATAGAGATGCTTCTGATGAGGACAAAGAATATCTTAATGCATATCACTCTCCTTCTCCTATGAATGAGTTATGTGATTATATTGAAACTTGGGAAAAGAAAAATATCTTATGGGATAATAAAATTGATTTGGTTGATACTAGGTGCTTAATCATTAATAATGATTTGGATTTATCTGATAAAAAAGTTTTAAAGAAGTGCAGGAAGTTTATAAATATGTATGCTGTTGATATTAAGCAACATCTGAATCTGCATAGAGACAAGTCGGATGATGAAGACCATAAATTTAATATGGATGAAGTTGTAAATGAATACAAAGAAGAACTCCTAAATGAGATTAAATTGCCTGAAAATATTATAGCAAATTATATTATCAAAGCATCCTACTCTTCTGTTTCTATTAGCAAATCTCTTGCATGGTCAGCTTATGGTGATTATATCATTGAAAATCTCAAGAATAACACAAATCCAAAAAGAAATATATCAATAAGAGAAGTCCCTTATAAGACGGACAATTCATATGAATATCTTGGAAAATACTATGAATTTGAGGTAGGTGATACATATTTACGACTGTAATGAAACATTTCTATATGAAATTATAGAAGATTACAAAGAAGCAGAGAATAATGAGGCAAAGAACGAGATATTCAGCTCGTTCTGCTCCTCAATATGGGCTTCTGATAATAAAAGACGTACATATATTAAAACAATTCATTTTAAAGTCAGAAAGGATTCACTTGATACAGAACTTGGACGAGTATTTGATACATGGTCAGGAATTGAATACAGATATTACAAGTCAATGACTAAAGATGAAAATTGGTGCGCTATTATCAGGCAGAAAATTAATAATATTTATACAAGATATTTTGATAAAGAAGTAATTCTCAATAAGGAGTACATGGATTTATTAAAGAAACCAAAGTTAATGTACTTTGATTGGTTATCTGGAACAGAAATGGATGCAAATACCGTTACAGATATAATTGATGATGTAATTGATGAATCTGAAAAACTTAAACAACGTTTTCAAATGGAGAAAATGACTTTATCTTGGAATGAGTATAAAAAAGTCGTTGAAGGATTTCTGAGAAGATGCTTTGATAATTGTAAACTAATTGAGGAATACGAAGATAAGACTCAAATTATAAATAATTATGATTTTATCACTGAGGATAATTTTTATGTAAAATATATTAATAGATCACTTGATGGAGAAATGAGAAAATATCAAAAACAGTATTATGGAATCAGGGATCATAAAAAATATTCTCGTTGTAAACGATGTGGTGGAATTATCGAGAAAACAGGAAATAAACGATTGTATTGTTGTGATTGTGCGACTTTAAATGAACGTGAAAGAAAGCGAAAAATTGCTCATAAATATAGAGTAGCGAAATAGAAAATCCGAGTTTTCCTTGTAAAATAAGGCTTTATAACTGTTTTCAGCTTCGTATATATCACATATGGAAAACAATGAAATCAGCTTTTCTTGGCTAATAAAACAGAGAATAATAAAATGTAAACATCAAGTACATATTCATTGTACCTTACCTTCTATAATCGGTGATTGTACTACAGTTCTTGTAGTATGGTCACTGATAATTCTTAAATATTATAGCGGAATGACGAGCAATGGAAGCTCACTTGGCTCATAACCAAGAGTATGCAGGTTCGAGTCCTGTTTCTGCAACTCTCCTACTTGTAGGCGGCAGGTTTCGTGTCGTTAAATAAACTTAGCAATAAGGATAAAGCAGGAATGTCTTTAGTTTGCATAAGACACTGCGACTGCGTATAGCAGTTTGACGGAAAACACAGATAATCTATACCAAGTCTAAGGTCAGAGGGCAACTGCTAATGACTATTTATGAATCTTTGTAGATTTGATAGCTCTGATAAGCTTGATAATTCTTAGATAAGTCGATTTGGTAGGCGTAATGAGAAATGCGCTGTATTAACATGGAAACATGGGTATGATTACTGTCTTATTGGTGCGATTTCCGCAAGAAAAAGTGCTGATATTGATTGTTGCAACGTTTCTTAATGCGAAAGCAAGGAACAGAACAATGAAGCAAGTCGATAGCAAGACGAACAGAATGGTGATGATTGGGCTGTACTCAAAAGGTACAGATGGTCAAATGTACACCTCATCGTTCATATTATGCAAAAAAAATTACAACATACTTTTGAAAAAGAAAATATAATGCATATTTATATTAAAGGTAAATTGATATTTAAAGATAAAGCAAAAGTGTGTGCGACCGCAAAGAGAAAAACAACTTATTCACCTGTAATATGGTGACATATAGCACTCGCAAGGTGTTATATGAGAAAGTACAAGTATATGCAACTCTAATAGGCTGCAACCTATGAATCTCGCAAGGAAGAATGTGTAAAAAGAAAATCTATAACGCTTTGTGGTAAGAGTTTGCCAGTTATGTCAAAACTGGTGTTGTTGCTACCTACTGTCTAATCGACAGTGTGATAAATTGTGTCCAACCGCAATAGATGGTAGTGTATTGAGTCAATATCTCAGCTCATATTAATTGAATATTCTTATACCTCCGTGTAAGAATATTATTCTGGTTTAGTTCAGTTGGTAGAACGCTTGCCTTGTAAGCAAGATGTCGGGAGTTCGAGTCTCTCAATCAGAACTATTCTGCTATTGCAGAAAATATAAAGTAAAGGTCGTGAACAATATAATACTTATTACTCAGAGAGAATCTGTAGAGTTACAGGAATTAGGTTATAACTTTGCAAGTAGGTTTGAGGATGGATTATTACATAAAAGTAAAAGCTCTCATCCAAAATATTACCTTAGTGAAGATAAAGCAGCTCTAAAGGATTTATACAAGTTAAGAAAAAATTCAATCGTCAAGTAGACGAAATATATGAGGAAGGTGGTGTCTATTATTGGAATACAAATTATTCCTAGATACCAATGCTCTTTTAAATTTACAAAAAGAAGCATTTAAAGAACCTTTTGTGATTTCACAGAAGACATTAGAAGAAATTGAAAACATTAAAACATCTGGTTATAAAGATGGTGAAGTAAAGTATAAAGCAAGACAAGTTGCTCATTTACTCGATGAATATTATGGGAAATATGAAGTAGTTGCTAATGATGAAAATATAAAGCAGGTTGTTAAAGATTTTCAATTAGAAGAAACTCCTGATAATATAATATTAGCATCTGCATATTTTTATAATTTAAACTTATCTCCTATTATTGTATGTACAGATGATTTGAATTGTAAATTTATTTCTAAAAATATTTTTAAACTTAATACAAAAGGTGTAAATGAATTAAATATCGTTAAAAATATTGATGAATATACAGGGTATAAAGAAGTGACTCTTTCTGATGAAGAAATGAGTTATTTTTATTTACATACTAATAAAAATATATACAATTCTCTTCTTAATGAATATCTTATTATTCGAAAATCTGATGGTGAGGTTGTTGATTATAGAAAATGGAATGGAGAAGAATATCATCCATTATCATACAAACAAATATCCAGTCATTTTATGGGTAAAATCAAACCAAGAAATCCACAACAAATATTAGCTTTTGATATGTTACAGGATAAAGATGAGACTATAAAAATTATATCAGGTAAATTTGGTTCAGGAAAAGATTATTTAATGATTGCCAATGCTCTTAAACTTATTGACGAAGGTAGATTTGATAAACTTATTTATGTTCGTAATGCAATAGGAGTAAAAGATGTTAATGAGATTGGTTTTATTCCTGGTTCAAAACTAGAAAAGTTAATGCCTTTTGCAATGCCTTTAGCAGATCATTTAGGTGGTCAGACAGGGTTAGAAATGCAAATGATGGCTGGTATAATCGAAATTGAACATTTAGGTTATATACGTGGTAGAGATATTAAAAATACTATTATTTATGTAAGTGAAGCTGAGAATCTTACAAAAGAACATGTACAATTATTAATTGGACGAGTTGGTGAAGGTTCAGCTTTATGGATGAATGGTGATTTTAAACAGACTGACTCCGCTTTGTTTAGGAATAATAATGGTTTGCTTTCTACTGTTCAGAAACTTGCAGGACATGAAAAGTTTGGATATGTTCAACTTCAGAAAACAGAAAGAAGTGAAACTGCTGCTATGGCAGACTTACTAGATTAATCTCATTATAGAGAAATATTATGAACTTGGAGGCGAAATGCCTATGAATAATAAAAAGAAATTAGAAACTGCATATTTAGATATTGCTATTCCACAGAATGCAGAGAACTTACAGTTACCAGATCCATCATTATTACAATTCTATAAGAATTATGAAAACAGAATTCTTTGGATTGATGATGAAATAACTACAATGACATTGGAATATGCAAAGATGATTATGCAATGGAATTTTGAGGACAAACAGAATAATGTTCCAAAAGAATCTCGCACTCCAATCAAGGTTATATTCTTTAGCCCAGGTGGAGATTTAGAGGTAAATAATTGTCTTGTAGATACAATTCAGCTTAGTGAAACTCCTGTAATTGGAATAAACGTAGGTATGGCTGCATCAAGTGGATGTTTTATCTATCTTGCATGTCATAAGAGATATACATTCCCTACGGCTGAATTTCTTATTCATAAGGGAGCTAGACAGTTTGCAGGGAATTATGATGAGGTTGTTGCTGCTATTCTGAATTACCAAAGACAAATTGAGGAACTTGGTAATTTTGTATTAGCAAGAACTAAGATACCTAATGATGTGTTTGAAGAACACTTTTCTACGGATTGGTACTTGTCTGCAAAAGAAGCAATTGAACTTGGTGTTGCAGATGGATATATAACAAGTTTAGATGAAATTATTTAAGGAGAGCACATTGCTCTCCTATTTTAGTTGAAAGGAAGATAAAGGAATGAGTAATTTTTCATATAAAAAGACAACAACAACTGCTATGAAAGTAGCAGGTATAATTGATACAGATAATATGACAGTTGATGTAGATGGTGAAATTAAGAAGCTTTCTACTCTTCTTTCTGATTTTAACGGAGCTAGTATTGAAATTAATGTGAAAGTAAAAGATGAGGAAGAAATAGATGAACCTACAGAGTCTTCTAATGAAGAATAGAGAGTAGGTGATTATTATATCTGATTTTACAAAATTGGAAAACGAAAATTATCATACATATATATGGCGATTAGATCAGTTGATAAATTCTGGAAAATATCATAATTGGAGAGAGATAACACCAATGGTTAATAAAGAATTATTTGGTGATGATGAATCTCAATATAGAGATGAATCTGCTTACAGAAAAGCCTGTAAATATGCAAAAGATTTTAAGGAAGCTGGTGTATTTAATTCTGATAATGAGTATTTAAAGGAATTGCAGATTCAAAAACGTGAATTGGAAAAAGAACGCAAGAAGCTTCATAGTGAAAAGCTTGAATATAATAAGTGGCTTAGAGAAGACGCAAGAGATGAACTTATTGCGGAAAAAATTTGTGAGGCAATTTTAAATCTTCCCCTTTTAAATATTCCAGAATATATCAAGCCAATTCATAACACTAAAGCATATTGTTTGGTTTTTGGCGATGAACATTATGGTGCGGAATTTGAATTAAAAGATTTGTTTGGGAATATTATTAATTCATATAGTCCTGAAATATTCGAAGAAAGAATGTATGATTTATTTGATCAAACAGTTGAAATAATTCATAAAGAAAATATTGATACTCTTAATGTATATTCTATGGGTGATTTTTCGGATGGCTGTCTCAGAGCATCACAGCTTATGAAACTAAGATGTGGAGTTGTCGATGGTACTATTCAGTATGCAAATTTTATAACTAATTGGCTTAATAATCTTACAAAACATGTTCATATTAAATTCCAAATGACTGATGGAAATCATACAGAACTCCGTATGTTAGGTCAACCAAAAGGAACTTTTACAGAAGACAATATGGGAAAAGTTGTAAGAGAATTTATTAAAATTAGATTAGCGGATAATCCTAATTTTACTTTTATCGAAAATCCAACAGGTTATATTTATGGACAACTTGCATGTAATACTGTTATGGGAATACACGGTGAAGTACGTGATATGGAGCGAGCATTAAAAGATTTTTCTAATATTTATAATGTTCCAATTCAGTATTTATTCGCAGGACATCTACATCATTCAAAAGTTGAAGAAATTGGTATTAATTCAGAAGTTATAAATGTTCCATCAATTATTGGGGTTGATCCATATTCTCTTTCTTTGAATAAGACTTCAAATGCCGCTGGAAAATTAATTATATTCGAGCAAAATAAAGGAAAAGTATGTGAATATACACTCAAATTAAATTAGAACTTATTTGCAATAAATATTATATAAAATCAGTTGCAATTAGATAATAAACAAAACAAATTTTAGTTAATATATGCAAATATTCTGAATAATTTTAAATTATGTAAATATTACGCATAATTTGGCTGACGAAGCCACTATCAGAGGGAGTAGATCATATTGACTACTACCCTCTTTTATTATTAAATCGGCATTTTTTGTTAAAAGTGCCAAAATATTATTGATTTAAAGGAGATTTTTTATTTATGAACAAGACAGAATTAGTTGCAAAGACACAGGAAAATATTGATATCAATGTATCAAAGAAGGATTTAACTACTATTGTTGATGGTGTAATAAAGTCAATAACCGATGAGCTTATAGCAGGCGGTAAGGTTCAGTTAGTTGGCTTTGGTACATTTGAAGTAATTGAAAGAGCTGCGAGAGAAGGTAGAAATCCACTTACAGGTGAGTCACTCCATATAGAAGCTTCAAAAGCACCTAAGTTTAAGCCAGGCAAGGCTTTAAAGGATGCTGTAAAGAATGCTTAATCTGAAGGGATGTGATTAAAATAAATACAGTAGTTGTAAAAGATATCTATGAATTGGCTGATATGGTTAATTCCATGTATCATAATGTAACTTCGTATGATAGTTTAAATAATGTTGTTGTTGTTGCAAAGTATTATGAAGCAAAGACATTGATTGAAAATCTTATTTCTGAAAGAGGATATGAGATTTCAAGTATTAAGGAACTCGGTGATTCTAATGTTATTGGTTATGCAGACGAATATATCATCACATTATTTGTTAATGAGATTGGTTGTGAACCTGCTAAAGATAATAATAGATATAAAGATATTTATGCTGAAGCTATTTATGTTCTTGAAAATTGTAATTCAAAGATAATGTCACATATTCACGGTGAGGATAATGTATTCGAAGTGTACATAGATGAAATTGAATGTGAAGACGATCAAGACTGTGATGAAGACTGTGAGAATTGTTGCTGTTTTTGAAGGAAATGGAATTTATGAGATTAATGGTAAAAAAGTTTCTAAAAAAAGAGTTATCAAAATACTTAGAAAAGAATATCGAAGAAATGTCAAAATAGACTGAAACTGTTTCTTCTATACTTTCTGAGTATGAAGCAATTCACAATAGTATTAAGAGAATCTATGAACTTGATGATTTGTTAAGATTTTAAGTAGCAATATGTTGCGTATTAAGGCTTTATTTGGGAGTTAATTAGCAATATGTGGCTAGTTAATAATTAAAAATATTTGTAGTGTGTAGTTATTGGCTGCACACTCTTTTTGTTATGGGTAGGTATACAAGTGGTTAAAGTAGGCAAACTGTAAATTTGTTGGCGAAAGCCTTCGAAAGTCCAAATCTTTCCCTGCCCACTAAAATAATTAAAACAAATGAGATTTTACAAGAAGTAGCTTAGTTTACCACTATTCTGCTTCTTTTTTATATTATAGAAAAGGAGGCTGAAATATTGTCAAAAGAGAAAATAACAAGGGTGAAATATTTCACTCCTGACAAAGAGAAGTTTATTTATGAAGAGAACTGGAAGAAATATGAAAAATATCTACAGTCTAATATTATCAAAAACCGTGATGTAAAAGATACTACATACAAGAGATATAAAGGATTGTTTCGACATTTCCTTATGTGGTTAGGAGAAAATTATGGTGAATTAGATTTATATTCTGATGAATTTATGGAAAATGCAGTTGATATTATGGAAGCATATATGCTTTTCTGTCAGGAAACATTGATGAACCATAAGAAGATAATCAATATGAAGATTTCTGCCGTAAGTTCATTTTATATTTGGTCTATGAAACGTGGATTTGTTAAATATCATCCTTTTGATGGTAAACTTGACAGAATGAAGAAAGCCAATGAGGAACAGATTCTTAATCATTACTTCTTAAATGATGAACAGATTGCAGCTATTAGGACAGATTTATATAAGACAGAGAATAATAAATGGACAATACAAGACCAGTTATTATTTGAAATCGCACTCTTCTCCGCTAATAGAATTGGTGCATTAGAGAAACTTACTGTATCCTCTCTTGACTTAGATAATATGGTATTTGAGTCAATACGTGAGAAGGAAGGATACCGTGTGGAAGTTTCGTTTGACAGTACATGTAAGGATATGCTTGAAACATGGTTAGCCATGAGAACAAATGGTTATGATCATCTTGAATGTGATGCTTTATTTATTCATAAATACAAAGATGAATGGATACCTTGGACACAAGGAATGATTCATGACAGAATGAGAAAAATTGGTAGAATTATTGGCTTGGAGGACTTTCATTGTCATTGCATGAGGAAGACAGCGATCAACAAAATATATGAAGATACTGGTGATTTAAATCTCGCCTCACAATGGGCGAACCACAAATCAACTTCAGTAACTTCACAAAGCTATGTACGCCCTGCTTCTAAAGCTGATTTAAGGGAAAAATTAAAAATTCTAAAGTTCAAACAGCAAGAATTACAGAAAGAAGCTGAAAAAGAAGGTTTATAGAGGATGCCGATGAAACCTTCATCTATTACTTCTTCTTATTCCAACACTTCTTCACATAACAACCAAATTTAATAATTTTAACCCCTAGAATACCTATCCCTTTAATTATAATTTTAATAAGAAAAATAACCAAGAATACTTCTCCACATACAAATGCATATTTGTAGACCACACCTTCATTATTAAATAAAGCTGCAATTATAAATGACATATAAATAATTAGCCCATCTACCCCACAGAAAAATATGAACTTATCGTCTTTAGATAAATACATAACACTTTGTATAAAATTAGGTTCAAGATATCCTAATCTTCTGCGCAGATATGAATTTCTATCATATATGTTATTTTTGAAATTATTGTAGTTATATTTATTATGATTGTCTTTTAATATTATATATGTTTTATGAGTGGATCTGTCAATATATTTGATATTATAATCATTCATATAAGTTGATATATGATTTATAACATCATCTATAGTATTTTCGTTATATTCCTTATTATTGTTTATAATTTTATACAGGGGATAATAAATTCGATTATATGCAATTTTCATATTATCTAATGGAACATTCTTATTATAATTATATTTGGTTACAATAAAGGTAAATATACCTGTTATAAGTGCAGGAAGAATTATTTTTAATATTTCTATAAATGATTCCATATACAAAACCTCCGTTGTTTCTAAGTAATATTTTTCTTGCACTTCATCTTCGTATGTGTTACAATACAAAGGAGTTAAAGATAATAAATAAAAAAGACACTACCCGTAGAGCAGAACGGTTGTCTTGAAATCAAATATTGGAAAGAACGAATCTAACCGCCATCAGTTTACCAGACCAGGGCGGTTATTTTCTTGCGTTCTTACCAATCTCATATCCAACTTTATATGCTGATGTACATAAAATACTAGCAATTCCTAAAGCATAATAAACGGTTTGAAGTGAAATTGTTATCATTTACAAGTGTCCTCCTTTCATAAGTTCCTTAAAAGGTTTCTATGTGAACAGAGCTTGTACTCTCTGGTGGAAGACAACCGCTCTACCGTCTTAGATAGTGCTAGTATAATTATATACCATCAGACATTTTCTGTCAAAGTATTCCAAAATAAGAGAATTAAATAAATAAAAGAATCACTTAAATAGACAGCTAAAATAATTATAAGTCGAATGCCATGGATTATGCACTCAACAAGACTCTGTAAAAATCCGATGGATTAATAGACCGATAGCACTATGCCGAAATACACGGTTAGAATATGTATTGAGTCAATGTAGAACATTGCAGGTGAAGTATCCTGTTACAGCTTAGTGCACAAGCAAGAGTTATGTGGTACTTTATAATCCATTGGTGTTTCTCTACCAGTAAAAACTTACCAAACAGAGAAAATAAAAGTATCTTAAAAAGAATTTCTTTTGTATGGGTTGAGTCCAACTTGAACCTAGTTTTCTTAATTCTATCAACATCTAGGATTATCGGTGGCTCTCAGCCTTAGAAATGAGCAGATGTTCGTGCCTCTCTGCGTTAATGAGAACCTTAAATTCAAGTTTGTACTACAGTGTCTTTCGAGCCTGTGGTCTAAATATTGAAAACCAATGTCTATTAGGCTTTTATACGAAATGGAATTATTGCTAGTTTCTTTTCCGAATTTTTGAGATAGACAACTAGCGAATGGCTGCTGGGCGGTCTGATATCTGGAAAGACAGATAATATGGAGTGCCACTATATAAGTGCAATATATTTTGGGTGACACAGGTAGTAATCTCCTTCTCGTGCGTTGGAAAGCATGGATACCTTGTGTGTCTTAGGGTACTTAATTTGTACCTGAATAATAACTGGATGTGTACAGTCCAATATCAGCTAGTTAGTGCTTTATGCTGATCCAGTGGGTGAGATTCCCACATTAGGTCTGTTCGTCTAGCGGTCTAGGACATCGCCCTTTCACGGCGGCAACAGGAGTCCGAATCTCCTACAGATCATTACGTAGCTGATACTTAAATGGACAGCGAGGCTATACATTTTTTGTATGGTAACAGGGAGTCACTTCATGAGGTGGCTCTTTTATTATGTAGTATTGGCAGAGTTGGTATTGCACAAGATTAAATGAAAGGTACAAATATATGGAGGTAGAACTTTACACCTGCTACTCTCTTCCACTTCGTGATTATTTAAGAGATAACGGAATGAGATATAAATTGGCAGCACTTAACCCGAATAGCAGAAAACTATTTTGGGTTTATATAAAAACTAAAGAACTTGATGAATTATTAGATAGGTGGTCTGCAAGTAAGTAGACCACTATTTTTATGTAGAAAAATATGGAGGTATATAATGAGTTTAATTTATAAGATTACAAATGATGTAAATGGAAAAATTTATGTAGGAAAAACTGAATATTCGGAAGATATTAGATTCAAACAACATATTAATGATTCGAAAAAAGACAGATGCAAAAACAGACCTTTCTACAAAGCAATAAATAAATATGGAAGCGAACATTTTCATATAGAAAAAATTGAAGATTGTGAAAATGGAGATATTGCTTGCAAAAGAGAAATGTATTGGATCAATAAATTAAGAACTTATGTTGGGTTTAAGGATTGTAATGGATATAATGCAACATTAGGTGGCGATTCAAGAAAATATAAGCAATATAATATTGAAGAAATAATAAATATGTATAACGAAACACATAATGTACATTTAATTTCTAAGAAATATGATATTAATGAATCACATGTTAGAAATTTATTAAATTCACATGGGGTTAAATTATTACATAAAAAAGATTTATACAAAGAAAGTGATGAACATACTGTCTATCAAGTAAAATTAAACAGTTCAAAAATACTTAATATTTTCCATTCGTATTCTGAAATTTATGATTATTTAAATAAAAACAGCGGTGCTATTGGAGATGCTGTAAGAGGAAGAAGAAACGGAAGTCATTATGCATATGGTTTTAATTGGTATAGAAAGCCTGATTATATAGAAAAATATGGTAATGTTAGTGGGTTTTAATTAATCCCTAACACGGCGTATGCACCTATCTTTTGGCAAGAATGAAGTCTCCAAAACTTCTAACCTGTGTTCGATGCGCAGTGGGTGTGCTAAGTGAAGTGAATTGCACTTTCATTGGAAATTTAATATTGGAAATTATGAGAAGTCATTTCGTATGAAGTGACTTCTTTTTTGTATTGTTTGAAAAAATGAGCGACAGAGAAAATTTGAGGAAAGTGAGAATAGTCCTCTACCTTATATGACAGCGAATGAGCTACACGGTGAGATGCGTGTACGACAGAGAGGAAGAAGTAAAGGTGAGACGCTTTACAAACATATAAGGAGAATTAAATGGTTACTAAATTTAGCAGAAAAGAATTGGAACGTATTGGTCGTAACGAAGAAGAAATTGAATTGGTAATGAAATATCAAAAGAAATTACCTGTATTAATTGAGAACAATAATGTTGAACAGTTTTCTATTGATGCTCGTTTATTGTGGGAACAATTAGATAAGCCACAAGGAGATTTTTCGCATTGGATTAATCGAAAAATTATTAATAAGGTAGTTAAGACATCTGATGGCAATAAGCATAAATTATTTACCGAATCCATTGATTTTACTAGCTTCGTCAAAACTGTCGAAGCCGAAAATACTAACATTACAACCAAAGAATATCTTCTGACAATAGATTGTGCAAAGAATGTTTCAATGATGGAAAACACGGAGTCAGGTTCGTTATGCAGACGATATTTTATACTTATGGAACAGATTGTATCTGATAATAAAAATTGGCTTGCAATACGTGATCCTGAGAAAGTTGAATATAAGAAAATGTCAAAAGAGATTGACGCTTGGTGCTATCGCATATGGGGACATCATGCAAGTCGTTCAGAATATGCAGTTGAAGCAGACATGTTAAATGTTATTGTTTCTGGTAAAACTTCTCAGCAATTAAAGTCTGAATATGGTGTTGCAATCAATGAGTTAATTCGTGATTATTTGAAGAAAGAACATAATGAAGAGTTATTGTTCTTGGAAGAACAGAATCAGGTATTACTTTTGATGAATATGGGATTTACCGAACGAAAGAATATGCTAACTAAAATGCATCAAGTAAAATTTAGAAACAATGAATTGATGAAAACAGCTTAATTATAGCTGTTATTTTTATGCTCATTTTTAAGGAGAGTGGTTTCTGCTACTCTCCTATTTATGTTGGAATAAAAGGAGGTGTGGCTTCGTGCCAAAAGAAACAAAAAATGAAAAGATAATTGAAAGCATGAATGCTACTCCAATTATTGATACGAATGTTAATATAAAAATACCAAGATCTCCTATTGCATTTGATGAAAAGAAACATAATTTTAAGTGTTCTTGTTGTGGTCGTGGCTATTCAAAACAAGAGTCTTATTTTCAAAAGAGTAATGATGTATTGTTTCAGGCTAATGGCGGTTATTTACCTTGGTGTAAGGAGTGTACTGATCGTTATGTTGAACAAATGACTGCATTATATTCAAATAATGAAGAACACGCAATGAAAGATTTTTGTCAGAGGGCAGGTTGGAACTATGATATTGCTGCACTTACTGCTTCTATGGAAACTTATAGTGGTCATCGTTCTCGTTCTCGTATTTCTCATTATGCAGCAAAGAAAAATCTGAATTGTGATGGGAGAAAAACTTATATTGATTCATTAAAAAATTATTATACACAAAAACAGAACGAGATTATTACTTCGAGAGAGCAGGCGAAATCAGAAGAATCTACTATTTCTGCTTCTGCTGTTGATAGATGGGGAGTTGGATTTACTGAAATGGATTATAAAAATCTTGATGAACATTGGAGAATGCTCAAGAAAAATAATCCAAATGCCGATTCTAATCAGGAAATATTTATTCGAGATTTATGCAACATCAATATGTTAAAAATACATGCATTACAGAATGGCGATTCTAAAGAGTATGCCACACTTGTTGAACAATATAGTAAAACATTTAAACAAGCTGGATTAAAAACTATTGAGGAAAAAGACAATAGTAATAATGAGACTATTGGAGTTACACTTGCTACTATTTCACAGTTTACACCAGAAGAATTTTATAAGGATAAAAAATTATATGAAGATTATGATGAGATAGGAAATTATTTTGAACGCCACGTTTGCAGACCTATGGAAAATATAATGACAGGAAGTGAAATAAGAGACAAAGAATTCTATGTTCCTGAAAATGGTGGTGATGACGATGAGTAATCAATATCCCGCTGATAAAAACCAAATGGAATTATATAAAAAATTCCCATCTACTCACTATCTTAGCAATCCGAATAATGTACTACATATGATTGCATGGTGTACGTTCTGGCGTAGAAATATGCATAGATTTGTTCAAGATTATCTTAAGCTATCCCTTTATTTATATCAGCAATTAGCGATATATCTTATGGGTATATCAAACTTTATTTGTATCATAGCAAGTCGAAATGATGCAAAATCTTTCATTATAGCTTTATATGCTTGTTGTAGGTGTATCCTTTACCCTGGTACAAAGTTCCGTATAGGATCAGCCACAAAGAAACAAGCAAAACTCATTGTTTCGGATAAGATTATAGATGAGTTGTGTGAATGGAGTAAACCGCTACGTGCTGAAATTGCAGATTGGAGCACAAGCGATAATAATATTTTTGTGAAATTCAAAAATGGTTCTAAGATTACAGTATTTGTAGCAAATGAAAATGCCCGTGGACTTAGAAGTACAGGAATTGTCAGAGAAGAGTTTCGTCAAATTAATAAGAAAATTGAAGATTCCGTTATTTCTCCTTTCCAGACAGTGCGTAATCAACCGTATATGTTAAACCCTTTTTATGGAGAAAATAAAGATTTACAAGAAGATCCAGTGGATGTTTACATAAGTTCATCATGGGTTGATGATGGGCACTGGATGTGGAATATCGTAGACCAAGCATATAATGGGATGCAAAAACATAATGGTTCGGTATTGCTTACTTTTGATGAAAGTATTACGTTGAAGCATCACTTAAAAACCATGAAACAGATGTTAAAGGAAAAACAGAAGCAAGATCCTATTACTTGGAAAATAGAATTCTTAAATCTTCGAGTCAAAGGTTCTCTATCATCATATTTTACTTATTCTATGTTAATGAATCGTCAGGTTTTAAAACATGTATTTTATCCACGTAATATATTAGATATAAAAATGAATAAACGAAACAAATATGCTATTTCAAAACAAGATAATGAAATAAGAGTAATTTCTTGTGATATAGCATTTGTTGCTGGCGATCAAAATGATAACTCTGTTTACAGTTGTATTCGTGGTATTCCAGAATCTATGACTTATGAATCAGAAAATAACACAGTTGAAGTCAAACAGGGATATAGAAGACAGTATCCATATATTGAATCAAATCAAATAGGTGATACAACATTACAAGCAATAAGGATTCGTCAATTATATGATGATTTTAATGCTGACTATATAGTATTAGATGTAAGAAATGGTGGTCTTCAGATTCTTTATTCATTACAAAAAGTTTTATATGATGAAGACAGAGGATTGGAATATTCTCCACTACGCTGTATGAATAACGATGAGTACGCAAAGGTATGTCAAGATCCAAATGCGAAAGCTTGTATATTTGCTATTAATGCAACACAGCAACTTAATAGTGATATTGCTATTGGATTTAGAAAAAATCTTAATGAAAATAAAATTGATTTTCTTGTTAATTACAATACTGCAAAAGAAGAAATACTTGCTGAAAATACGGATTATATCAATGAGGTTGATTTGGATAGACAAATGGAATATGAAAATCCATTTCTTGAAACCCAAGCAATGATAAGTGAATGTGCAGAATTAAATTATGAAAAAATGCCACAGACAGGTATTATTAAAATTCATGAACAAGGTAAAAATCGTAAAGATAGATATACTTCTTGCTCATATGGCTCATATTTTTTTGATTTACTTGAAAATGATTTGATTGGTGCAAGTTCAAGTGATTACGACTATTGTACCCTCATCAATTAATAAAAATTTAAACACTTTAGAAAGGAGGTATCTCAATTGCCAGAAGAACAAATAAAGCGTAAACGAGGTCGTCCTCCAAAATCGCAAATAGAAGAAATAAACTCTACAAATATATCAGAAACAATTTCAACTCAAACATCTCAGTCTAATCAGACTACCACCCCACCACATACATACGAATACAATAGTTATTTTGGTTCAATAGCTTCTACAGATATTTTTGGCTGTAACCTATATGATGAATTCACACCAGAAGAAATTCGCTCTATTGTTAAAGATCCTATTGCAAATCATGACCTAACAAGGCGACTTGCAATGTTTGTCTATAATAGCGAAGGTGTTGTAACAAACTCAATTGATTATATGGTATCTCTTCCATGCTTGGATAGAGTTGTTTATGGTAAAAAACGATTATTCGGTAAAACCAAACTAAACAAGAATAAAGACTTAATGTTGTCTACTCTTGAAAATATCAATGATAAACAATTTATTAGGGATGCTTTATTCACTGATATGAATGAAGGTAACTGTTTTTATTATTTTGAAGTTACTAAGAAACCAAATGATAATACAAAGGCATTATCTGATTATGATGTTGAAAATATCGTTGAGCTATGTGACATGGGTATGAATGCTTCTATTATACCACTCCCCTATGAATATACAAAGATTGTAGGTAGAAAGAATAATAGAAATGTTATTGCTTTTAATTTGCGATACTTTGACGAAAAATGTGTAACTCAGGATGAGAAAAATCGTAAGTTAAAAAAATATCCTTCTGAAATTCGCAATGGATATTTACAGTGGGAAAAAGGGAATTTTACAGGCAATAACTGGCTTATATTAGATAATAAGCGTACTATAGCTCATAAGATTAAGTGCAAAATTAGTGAACCATGGGGTAGACCACTTGCTATCGCTGCTATTGCGGATATTCTTTATCAAAATGAATTCGTTGATACAAAGCGAAATGTTCTGAAAGAATTAAACAATCGTATAGTAGTTCAAACTCTGCCAGAAGGTAAAGACAAAGGAAGTTGCGCATTAACAAAGAGTCAACAGGAAGATCAACATAACAAGGTTAAACAAGCTGTAATGACTAAAAATAATCGTGGCGGTACTTCTTTTTTTACCGTATCAGCAGGTACAAAGATAGACACTCTTGATGTAGGAACTACCGATATTTTTGATAGTAAAAATGAAGGAGATTTGACAGATAAGATTGCCTTGGATTTAGGTTTTGCAGCTCAATTATTAGGTGCGTCTTCCACAGGTACATTTGCAGGTGGACAACACAACTTGGAAATGGTCAACGCACAGATATATACATGGATTCAAGAGTTACAGACTGAACTTAATTATGTTATTAACGAGAATATAATTAAGGATAGGCGTAATCGAGTTGAAGTATATTATCTTCCAACCTCTTTAGTCAATAGAGAGCAATTTTTTGATATGATGAAGAATTTATATTTACAGGCAAGTGGTTCTATGACTATGTTAATTGCAAGTACAGGTATTAATCCAGACATTTATTTTAATATTCTTGATGAAGAATACGATAATAAGATTTTCGATAAATATGTACCTCACCTTACTAGCAACACTATTTCTAAAGATGACCAAGTTGGAGGAAGACCAAAAACTGATAATCCAACTGAAAATACTGTGAAATCACAGAACAATGATGGTAATAATTTACCTAGTCCAAGTGACAATAAATAATAATTAAATAACAGTAATAATTAGAAGTCTGCTTAATTGTGGACTTCTTTTATTATATACAACTCAATAAGGAGGATAAATATATGTTAGGAAATATCCTCGAAATTTCTAATAAATCAAGTAAAAATGGTCGTGTGCCAATCAAAGTTGCGCTTCATAAAATCCATGATGACTCACAAGAAACAAATGCAAATGGTTTACATTGGAAAAAAGAATATGCATTAAATGCTCTCGATTCTGCTAAAGGAATGCCTTTTTGCGCTGAGTTAGATGAAGAGAAAGAAGTTCCTTTTGGTCATGGATTAACAGGCGAAGAGATAACTCCTGATGGTATTAAAGAGCCAGTTTTTGAAAATTCTGATGTAGTTGGTGTATGTGAAAGTGCCACTATTGAGACTATCAAAGACAAAAATGGAAATGATATTGAAGCTGTATGCGCAAATGGGTTTTTATATTCTCAGCGTTATCCAAAATTTGTTAAATGGTTGAGAAAAAACTACGCATTAGGAAATGTAGACACTTCTATCGAAATTATGGGGTTAAAGGAAAATGACAATAAAATTGTTTATGAAGAAGAAACCCCTACTGATGAGTTCAGAACACCCATGACTTATGTATATTCTGGGAGTGCATTTCTTAATATTACGCCAGCAGATGACAATGCAATTTTACTTGAGATTTCAGAAAAGAAACCAAATAAGGAGGACAAAAAAACAATGGATTTTACAATTGAAGACATGAAGACTGCTATTCATTCTACTATTTCTGAATTAAATGATAAGTCACAGGCTTATGAGACACAGATTGCAGAATTAAATAGTACTATCGAAGCAAAAAATTCTGAACTTGCTGAAAAGGATGCTAAAATTTCAGAACTTAATGCTTCTGTTGAACAGATTCAAGCTACTCTTGATAAGTTAAACGAGGATTACAAGACTTATTGGGATGAAAGACGAATTCTCGAAGAAGAACTCGCAAAAGCAAAAGTAGCTGAGAAGCTTGGAGAATTAGACGCTACTCTTGGTGAATTTAATGAGGATGAAAAGGCTGTAGCAAAAGAAGATATTGATAAGCTCACTTCTGAAATCAATGCAGCTACAAAGAAAGAAGATTTAGATAATGTTACTTCTGAAATCAATTCTATCAAGTCAAAGATTTGCATGAATATTGTGGAATCTCAGAAGAAAGCTGAAGCTGATGCAAAAATTGCAGAACAGAATTCAGTAAAGGATAATGCTGTAGAGGATATTTTCTCAGAGGTTTGTGCTGAGTCTCATGCAGATGACGAAGATACAAATATTTTTTAAAAAAACAATAATTAAAACATTCAAACTCAGGGTTATACTCTGAGTCATTTTTATTTTAAGGAGGAATTATAAAATGGTTAAATTTAGAAATTTTGATCAGATTGAGCACAAGTATGCATTTGAAGATGCTATCGCTGGTGCTGATACATTTAATGGTGCTTTCGGTGCAGTAACTTCTGGCACTTTTGCAGTTGCTGAAGATGGCACAAAAGTAATTATGCAGGCAGAGGATGGAGATAATGCAGGTCTTCCTAAATATCCTATTGCAAAAGGTGAGCATGTTCGTGTTCTTGACGTTGCAAAGCTTGCAGGTGAGGAACTTGAAGTTTATGATTACCCACTTCCTGATGAAGTAGCTGTTGGTAACAAGCTTACAGCAACAGCAGATGGTTCTCTTGAGGTGAATGCTTCGGTATCTACAGAACTCAATCTTGAGGTCAAGAGTGTAATCGGTAATAAGCAGGGTGTTGTTGTTTTAGTTAATGGTGCAACAGCTTAATAATTAAAAGATATTTTAAGGAGGATTATAAATTATGTCTTATACATTTGAATTAAATAATGAAAGAAAAGACGCTAACTTTGTTAGTGGCAAGGTAAAGGCTAACTCTCCTGTTGTAGAGATTTTCTCTGCTATGGCACAGGGTAAGGATTTATCACCTTATGGAAAAAAGGCAGATGCTGCCGCTAAATATATTATGGAACTTAACTCAAAAGCTTCTAATGGTAATGTTAATGCAATGTCTGAGCTTAACGAAATCAGACGTTTTGCAATGGAACCAGTTCTCATGAAAGAGATTAAGTTACTTTCTATTTATGGTAACTATAAGGCTCTCGGTTTTAATGATTCTTGTGAAGTTGAAGTACCAGAGTTTGCTAACCTTGATTCAAAGATTCAGGCTGCTGGACAGGATGTAACATTCCCAGTTATCAGAAAGAAGAGAGTTCCTATCGCTACTGTTAATATTTCTGGTGGTTATGCTGTAGATTACAGAAAGGCTGCTGTTGGCGATATGACAGATGAAAATGAACTTCAGGATCAGGTAAGAGTTCAGATTAGAAACAAGGCTGCTAAGTATGTTGTTGAAACAATTTATAATGCAATCAAGAATGCAAAAGGTGTTAAGTACTTTGCTGATGATGCAAGTCTTACAAAGACAAATGCTGATAAGGTAATTGCTAATGTTAGACGTTTTGGCAAGCCAACAATTACTGGTGATTATGCACTTATTTCTAAGTTTAATGGATTCGCTGGATTCCAGGGTACAACTCCTGCTGTTACAGGTATTTCTCAGAAGGTAATGGACGAGATACATAGTACAGGTCTTATGGGTATGTATAATGGTGCAGTTCTTGCAGAGCTTCCAAATCCTTATGACCTTACAACTATGAATAAGGCTGGTGATAACTTTGATACTATGCTTCCTGCTGGTCTTGGTTATGTAATTCCTGCTGGCGGTCAGTCACCTATTTATACAATTACTCGTGGTGGTCTTACATCATTCACAGGTACAGATGTAACTACAGGTCAGATTATATCAAGATTTGATTTATCTGTTGGCGCACTTGTAGCACCTAATAGAGAGTATGAAATAGGACTCCTTCATGATCAGAGTCTTGATTCATTAAAATAAGATATTTTAAACATGTAGGGGTGGCTTAATGTCACCTCTGCATTTTAGTTATATGGAGAAAATTATGAACAATAATTTTTATTGTTATTCAAAGAAATTGTCTCATTTTATTAGAGCTTTTGATATTTCATATATAAGTATAGGCATACATCCCATTACAAATGTGAAATATTATGTTTTCCAAAAATCTAAAAAATTGGATAAAATTATTGCTTTATATAATGAAGTTAAACATAAGTATTAGTTGAAAAAATAAAATATAGTCGATAAGGAGGATTGGCAAATGCCAACATATAAGAAAAAAACAGAAAATAACACAGAGAATATTGAAGTAAAAGACGATGATTCAATTAAGGCTGAAGATATAAATGTAAAAACAGTTGAAAAGATTGTTGAAAGAGTTGTTGAAAAACCGATAGAGGAAGATACTCGTCTTGACAAGAAGATAAATGTGAGAAGTATTGCACCTTGGATAACTGGTGCTCCAAGAGTAACTACAAGTGGAGATATTAGTGTTCCACCAAAGGGAACAGTACTACTCTCTCGTGAAGAAGTAATTGCTCAAGCACAGAATGGTAACAGACTACTTAATGGTACTGACTCTGTAGGTTCACATGCAACTTGGTACATAGATGATGCTTTTACACGTTCAGAATTAAGTTTTGATATACCTGATGAACATAAGGCTCAGGCTTTCTTAACTAAAGATATTGTAAAGGATATTTTTACAATTAAATCACAGAAAGACTTTGAAGCGGAAATTGAAGACAGGGTTGTAACTCGTGCAGAGAAAGCATATTTAATTGAGTGTATTAAGGAACTTAATTTTAATGATTATCATAAGATAGATTTCTGTGTTAAATATACAGGTATTGAACCATAAGAGGTGACATCATGGAAGAAAGAACAACTGCTAATGAAGTTATAGATTTCTTTGAATCATCTTTTGCTGATAAACAAGTTATTCCTTTAGAATTGGAAATTATATGGCTTAGAAAAGCAGTTAGTCGATATTCTCTTGAATTAGATAAATTGATATTTGATTCAGAGATATTATCGTTTGATAAAAAAATAGATGATATTACAATGTCAACTCTTGCTGCTTTTATGAAGGAATACTATCAGGAAAGACAGCTTTCTAAAGTTAATAAGCGTATCAGTATTGTAGGAAAAGATTTATCTGTTGGTGCTTCTGATAATTCTAAGAAATACACAGAAGATGAATATAATTTAATGCAAGAAAATGCTAGAGATCTTGTTGAAAATCAAAAAACAACTGCTTTTATTTAAGGAGGATTATCATGTCAAAAGAATGGTATTTACTCTCCTCTTCTACCAAACCTAATAGTATTGGTGGATATGAAAATGAAGGTTTTCAAGATTATAAAGATGATGCATTTTCAGAAGCATTAGAAACTGATATTGCTACTAACATAACATTATACAATCATGATTTATCTGAATCACAAGTAATTCGCTGTATTATTCAGGGAAACTCCGCTGATACGATGTTGAAGTCAATGGAACGCATTGGCTTATTCAGTATTGGAACTGTTAAAGCAGGTATGTATGTATTCTTTGAAAATAGATATTGGCTTATAGATGGTCTTCCTGGTACGCAAGGAATATATGAAAAAGCTACAATGTGTCTTTGTCAATATAATCTTAGATGGCAGAATAAAAATGGTGACATTGTTGAGCGTTGGTGTAATATAACATCTGCATCAAAGTACGATGTTGGTGAGAATGGAAATAATACTATTTTTCTTACATCAAACAATTATGCTATCAAAATTCCTTATGACGAAGAAACTATTGAGTTGGAAACCAAGCGTGTTTTTATCGACAGATATAAAGATAAGCCTATAAAAGTATTTAAACTTACTCGTGATGATGATGTCTTGTACGATTATGGTGATGAATATCACGGAAGTATTCTGAATTTTATAGCTGATAAAGATGAATTCAATGAAAAATATGATAATCAAGAATTGAGGATTTGCAATTACAACTCTTCTGCTTCTAATCCTAATATTCCATCTGAACCTCAAGAGAAAGATGTTATTGCTTCTATATTAGGTAGCGACACTTTAAAGTTGGGGAAAGAAAGAGTATGGAGTGTAGAATTTAAAAATTCAGAAGGTAATCAGATAGAATATGCTGATTTTGAATGGAATGTTATATCGGATTTTGACATAAAGAAATCAGTCGATGGAATTACAATTCATTTATTTATCGATGATGATTCTTATTTAGAGGAATCATTTATTGTACAAATCTTAAATCTTGAAGATAAAATAATGACTGAAAAAACTATTACTGTTGAGGAGGGATACTAATGGCAGAAACTGTTATAAAAGATACTGGATTGTGTAAATCTGTTCTTATTCAAACCTTTCTCGACAATAGCGAAATAATGGAAGTCTTATTAGGTAAAGGATATGATAAGAAATATACACAAGATGAGATTGACGATACTGTGTATAAGCAAATCTTTCCTTACTTATATATAGACGAAACACAAACTCAAACATTGAGTTATATTTGTTGTGAAGTTGAAACTCCAAGAATACCAACTGGAACAATTAAAGACATGATGATAACTATATGGGTATTTTGTCATAAAGGTATTATGAAATATTCTAAGAAAGGATATCGTGGTACTAGAGTTGATATATTATGCGATATGATTGAAAGATCTTTAAGGAATTCAGACAAGTTTGGTATTGGTAAACTTCACTTATCTTCTGTTGAACATTTCTTCCCAAACGCTAAAACCTATGGTAAACAGATGATTTACACAATATCTGATTTTAAAATTAAGGATAACTGATGAAATTAAGTTACTCCGATCTCATATCGCCATTCCCATTTAAAACATCTATATGTAGTATAAAATCTCCCACTTTATCGGAGATATGGAATATTACATATGATATTTATCTTTTTTATATAAGAATCTTATCTCTCACCCCACAAATGTATATAGATGAAATTAACCCAAAACTTCGTGCATGGTATGAATCATTAAGCGAGACAGATAAAAATGATGTCACTTTGATTGATATATGTAAGGTTGATGAGACAATAATTGGTAATCTTACTAAGGTATTGGATTTTTTCGTTGTTGAAAATGTTGTTTGGAACAAAGAAATCTCCGCTTTTATTGTTTATGACAGTAAAGATGATAAGGGCAATATCATTCCAAAGTCATTTATACATACAAAGATATGGAAAGAGCTAGTCAGTATCATATTACAACTTAATGCTATTAATAATGATGAACAAGAAATTGATGAGTCGAAAGTTAAGAGCAAAAAAGCATTGGAAATATTAGAAAAGCTCAAAAAAGGTAGAGAGGAAAATAAGAAGAAAAATAAGTCAGATAAGGCATTACAGTTAGATAACTTGGTATCCGTTATAGCAAATAAACATGCTTCGCTAAATATGACAAATATTTGGAATATAACAGTATATCAATTATGGGATGCTTTTACGAGAATGGCTGGAAATAACATATATGATATGAGTAAATTTACAGTCTCAGTTTGGGGAGATGAAAAGAAACAATTTAATTATACGGAATGGTATAAAAGAATTGACAATTAAGGCTTTGCGAGATGCAGAGTCTTTTTTATTTATAAAAATATTAAATTAGGAGGATTATAAAATGGCAAATAGTAATACAAATATGGCTAACAGAGAAGTTGCCGACCTTATTTTTGTTGACTATGCTACTAAGAAGCCTTTCTTAAACCTTGATTTCGCCAATGTAACTACTACTGAACTTACAGGTGAAAATGTATATGCATATGGCGGTAAAGGACACCCTAAGAAGGTTAGCTTTAGTGGTGAAAAAGGTGGTACTCTTACTATTGAAACTCAAATTCAGACTGTTAAATTATGGCAGTTAATTACAGGTGGTGAAGTTTCTAAGACAGCTAAATTTATGGTTAGAGAGGAACTTGCTGTTACTGGTTCAGGGGCTACAGTAACATTATCAGAAGCACCTGTTGCAGGAAGTGTTGTTGTATATAAAGCAGATGATGATTGTGGAACATCTTTAGCAATTACTGGTGATTCAACAGCTATTACTCTTACTTCTGCCCTTACAGATGGAGATAAGGTAATCGCATATTACCTTAAGGAAGTAAAAAATGGTGTTGAAAGAATCAACATCAAGTCTACAAGTTTCCCTAAGAACTTTATTGTTTATGGAGATACTATTATGAAGACAGAGGATGATAACGTTCTCCCATATAAGTTTACTGCTTATAAGGTTGCTCCACAGTCTAATATGAGTCTTTCATATTCTAATAATGGTGATCCAGGAAGTATAACAATAACATGCGATCTTATGGCAGATGAAGATGATAATATGTTAGATCTTACTCTTATTGAGGAATAATATATTCATTAAGAAGAGTGTTTTTAAGCACTCTTCTATTTTTTGGAGGAATTAAGCAATGATACAGAAATGTAAAATTACATATCACAACAAGTTCCTCAATATTGTTGTTTTTGAATTTAAAGGTAAAGAAATTCAGATAACCTTAGATGTTCCCGAAGGAACAAAAGTTGTGTACATAAAATATGAAAATGGTAAATATTCTGCTGTATCTGAACAGGAATATAACAATTCTAAAATTTCCACGAGAAATGTTCAGAAAACAGTAAAAGAAAAGCCATTAGAAAAATCAGAATAAATATTGTAGTTAATTTTAATCATTATACCTATAGGGATAGCATGACTACAATATTTGTTTTGCTATCCCTATTTTTTACGATTTAGGTGGTGATTAAAATTAACAAAATATTTAACTCTTTAGATGAAGTATACGAATGTTATGGAAGAGAAAACATTATTCCTATTACTCAATTACCTCAGATAATATTCTATACATCTAAGTGGCATGTTCAGCCAAAATGGACAGAAGAAAGTGAAAGAAATCATGGGCATTTATGTTGTTTCTTTCATAAAGGAGAAACTAAGAAATGCTATGAAGAATGGATGAAAAATAGACCTAATAAGGGTGGTGATTGAATGTTCTTAGATAACGAAGCAACAACTCCATTAAAACCAGAAGTTAAAGATTATATCATATCTCTTTTAGACACATATCAGAATCCATCGTCAATGTATCAATCTGGTGTTAATGCGAAACAAATAATTACCATATTCACTGTATAGTAGAGACAGAATCAAATATAAATCTATCAGATTTAGTTAGAACTATAAAGTCATATATAACTTATTATATTTGGAAAATATATAAGAATTATTTATCTAAACATTTTTGGAAAAAAAATACATTCTTCACGGATGGATATTTTATTTGTAGTATTGGAAATGTCAGTGAAAAGCAATTAAGAAAATATATAGAAAAGCAAGGTTAAAACAGAGAATATATAAATGAAAGGAAGTGATTATAGATGTTAGTTGCATATAAATATAGATTGTATCCTAATAAAGAACAACAAGAATATTTTGCAAAATGTTTTGGATGTGTACGATTCATCTATAATCGTATGCTTTCAGATAAGATTGAGTATTATAAAGAAACAAAACAAAAACTTAATAATACACCTGCTCAATATAAGAAAGAGTTTGAATGGTTAAAAGAAGTTGATTCTCTTGCATTAGCAAATGCACAAATGAATTTACAAACTGCATATAATAATTTCTTTAAAAGACCAGAAGTAGGATTTCCTAAATTTAAGAGTAAGAAAAATCATAACTACTCTTACACTACTAATAATCAAGGTGGAAATATTTATGTATCTGATAGATATATTAAACTTCCTAAAATTGGTTTGGTTAGAGTAAAGAAGCATAGAAATTTTGAAGGGTTGATTAAATCTGTTACAGTTTTACAGAATCCTTCAGGTAAATATTATGTTTCTGTTTTGGTTAATCAAGAAGATAAAGAAAAATTACCTATTAGTAATAATGAAATAGGTATTGACCTTGGCATTAAAGAGTTTTGTATTACTTCTGATGGAGAAATGATTGAAAATCCTAACTATTTTAGAAAATCCGAAAAAAGATTAAGAAAGTTACAAAAGGATTTATCACGTTGTCAAAAAGGAAGTAAAAACAGAGAGAAATGTAGAATAAAAGTTGCAAAACAACATGAAAAGATTACTAATCAGAGAAAAGATTTTTTACATAAGTTATCTACAAGAATTATTCGTGAAAATCAAATGATTGTACTTGAAGATCTTCGTGTAAAAAATATGATGAGTAATCACAAATTAGCAAAATCAATAGCAGATGTATCATGGAGTGAATTTGTAAGACAATTGGAATATAAGGCTGAATGGTATGGTCGAGAAGTTATTAAGATTGATACTTGGTATCCATCAAGTCAGATATGTTCTAATTGTGGACACAAAGATGGTAAAAAAGCATTGTCTATAAGAGAATGGACTTGCCCTGTTTGTGGTATACATCATGAAAGAGACACAAATGCAGCAATAAATATTCTCAATGAAGGTTTGAGAATGAGAACGGCAGGAACTGTCGGAATAGCCTAAGTAAACTTGTGCGGTTACGCATATTGATTAGGAAGCCAACGAGCTTTAGCTCGTGGGTAGTTCACCACCATCTTCTACTCTATTGGCTATTAAAATGAACAAAGAAGATATAAATAGTTGTATAAGAATTACAAGTGGTAAAGAAGAGATTGCTGAACTAAATAAGTTTTGCGAAACATTAAAGAGATGTGTAGAAACATTAAGACAAATGAATAAATAAAAAATAAGGAGGATTAAAATTATGACAGATTTATCATTTTTAACAAATTTTGCAGTACCGATTATTGTTGGTATTTGCCTATGTATAGGTTATGTATTAAAAAATATTGTTACAACAGATGCAGTTAATAAGTATATTCCTGCAATCATGGGTGTATTGGGTGTGGTACTTAACGTATGGATGAATATGGCTTTTACACCTGAAATATTACTTGGTGGTCTTGTCTCTGGTCTTGCTTCTACAGGTTTATATGAAGCATTTAAGAATTTTTTGAAGAAGTAAGAAGGGATGGTACATATGAGTGGGATCTATAGAAAAACTTACACAAATTGATTATTTATTAGTCATTCTTGGGTTCTTTGCCATCTTATTTGCAGCCAAGGAAATTATCGAAATATTTAGTTATTTTAAGAAGAAACTTAGATTGAAAACAGGTATTGACGAAGATAAAGAGACAATAGAAAACCGTATTAAAACGCTTGAAAAACACGATAATTGGCAGTATCAGGAAATTTTAAAGATTTCTAATGGCATTGACGATATTAAAGACAACCTTACTAAAAGGGAAATTAAGGATAAAGCAAAAACAGTTGCTACTCTTCGAGGACAATTGTACGGATTACATGAAAAATTTGTAACCAAAGAGTATATTGATAAATCAGGGTTAAAAACATTTATTGAACTTGGAAAGATCTATGAAGCTGCTGGAGGCGATGATATTTATCACGACAAATTATATCCTGAAGTAATGGCTTTGCCAATTAAAGAAGATTAAATTTCTACCACAGTAAAAATTTACCATGATAAAATTTGTATAAACAAAATATACATATACATATTAACATTATGGACAACAAATTATGGTATTATCGAAATAAAAAGGGGTTAACATTACAGGAATTATCAAGACTTAGCGGAATATCAGTTGCAGCTCTAAATAAAATAGAGAATGGAAACACAAAGGATATACTTCTTAACAATGCTATTACTCTTTCTCATATTCTTAATGTTGATATATATGAATTGTTTTGTATTAAACATTGAGAAAGGAAGAATGAGTATGGGAAAAATGTTTTATAACTTAATATGTGAAGAACTATGTATAACAGGTGGTAAGGTTATATATATTGATACCAATGTTGGAAGTCTTGAAGAAGTACATAAGATAGTAACTGATAATGCTGATAAATACCCAAACGGAAAATGGGAATTATACCCTATGCAATTAGCGGTATAACAATACAATTAAATATAAAAACTTTCAATGAGAACGAGTCTAATTCAGGCTCGTTCTTTTATTTTATCTAAAAATAAAGGAGGAACTTATGGCTTATAGAATTATAGATGTATCAAGTAATAATGGTGTACTTAATTGGGACATAATTAAAGAGCAGATAGATGGTGCAATTATTAGAATAGGTTACGGCTCAGATGAATCAAACCAAGACGATGAACAAGCCGAAAGAAATATGACTGAATGTGAAAGACTTGGTATTCCATATGGCGTTTACATATATTCTTATTGTCTTAATATGGAAGAAGTAAGAAGTGAAGCTGCACATATATTAAGAATGATTCAGGGATTTAATCCTGTTCTTGGTGTATGGTTCGACATGGAAGACGCTGATGAATATAAAAGAAATCATGGTCTTGTTCCCGAACAAAATGGTAAACTTCTCACAGATTTTTGCGTAGAATTCATGCAGATTGTTAAGGATGCAGGATATAAAACGGGTGTATATGCGAACTGGAATTACTTCAATAATATTCTTAACGATGATAGACTTACAAGTTTTGAAGGTTTCAATAAATGGCTTGCACATTGGGGAATAGATGAACCTTCGATGGATTGTCTGTTGTGGCAATATACATCAGATGGTTATATTGAGGGAATTTCATACTATACAGAAACACCTGTATATGATGATAATGGTGTTCCAACAGGTGAGACGACAACAGAACTTCATCATAGATTTGATATGAATTATTACTATGGAGAATTACCTAATGTTGAACCAGTTATTCCATCTGAACCAACTGAAGATAACTCTGAATCAGATGATATTGAAACAAAATATCATGTAGGAGATTATGTGTCATATCATACAATTTATGCATCTTCCACTTCCGAAAATGGATTAACACCTTCAATTACAGAGGGCACAATTACTAATATCATTGCATCTGCAAGAAATCCATATCTTATTAACGATGGTACAGGTTGGATTAATGAGGATTGTATTGAAAATAATAATGAAAATACTTCTAAACCAGAATCACCTGATGTAGAAGAATCTACAAATCTTGCTCATTCTGTTGGCGAATATGTCACATATTCAGCACTCTTTGCTTCTTCAACTTCCGAAGAACCACTTAACCCACTTTATACAGATGGAACTATTACAGCTATCGCTGAAGGTGCGAGAAATCCATATCTCATCGAGAATGGCAGAGGTTGGGTAAATGACTCTGTTATTAATGGCAGTTCTGCACCAGAAGATACTTATGAAGAACCTTCTTATGATACATATGAAGTTGAAAGCGGAGATTGTCTTTCAGCCATTGGTGATAAGCTTGGTGTAGATTGGTATTCTATTGCAGAAGCTAATGGTATAGGAGAACCATATACTATTTATCCAGGTCAGTCTCTTATTATACCTAGATAGTATACTAATAATAAAGAAAGTGTGGTTTCTTAGTAATTTTGAAGCCACACTTAATTTTTAAAAAATTATAAATACATGTTCAAAATGTCTTTACTACTATCTAGCCATGTAGTAAGGGCATTTTATTTATATGGAGAGTGTGTGGCTAGACCACTCTCCTACCCTTAATCAAGAAAGGAATGAATAGTTATAGCAAAAAATATAGGTAAAATTTTTGAACAGAACTTCAAAAACTCATGTCCAGAAGATGTATTAATTTATAGACCGCCTGATGCTGCTCAATCATTTGATATGAGTTCAAAGTTAAGATTCAGTCAACATAGTCCATGTGACTTTATGATTTTTAGTGGCAATAGGAATACATTTTGGACATTGGAATTAAAAACTTTTGAAGGATTTTGTTCATTTGAACGAACCAAGGAAGATAAAGGAATTATACACTACTATCAAGTAGAATCATTAAAGAAGTTTTCTACTTATAAAAATGTTTGTAGTGGGTTTATTTTAGATTTTAGAAAAACAGGTAATACATATTTTCTTATGATAGATGAATGGGATGGATTAATAAACTCCCTTTCTAAAAAAAGTTTTAATGAAAATGATTTATTGAAATATTGCAATCCTATTCTTATTAATAAGAAAAAATTAAAAGTAAATTATCGTTACGATATCAATGGTTTTCTTAACGATACAAGATTGTAAAGGAGAATAATATAATATGAATAAGACATTAAAGGTATATCAGATAATTAATGTCAATGCAAGAATTAAAAATGTAATCGAAGGTGAATCAGTAATTAATGCTGCATTTAAGTTTAAGTTGCTCAGATTATATTCAGAGATTCAGGGAGTTGTAAAGGACTTTGAAATGACAAAGGACTCTCTTGTTAATAAATATGGTAAGGATGTTGTTGATGAAAATGGTGAAATTGTTCCTAATCAGAAGAGGATTAGTCCTGAAGACGAAAATTGGAAAGATTTTATTAAGGAGATTAATGCGGTGAGCGATTCTGATGTAGATGTTAATTTCACGTCTCTCAGTGCAGAAGAATTGTTTAGTATGGGATTAGATACTGATGCTTGTGCTGATTTGATACCAATCGTTGAGGAGGCTTAATGAACTATCCATTTTGTTGTCCCAATTGTGGACATAAAGAAATTATAAGTATGGCTATGAAAGATTATACATCAGAAGGTCATTATTGTCTCGTTTGTAATACTGAAATGAAGCGAGAAGTAAAATCTTTGGTATGTGGAATGAGTATTGATAAAACGGGTGATTTCTATAATCACACTTCTATATAAGAAAGGAAATTTATTATGTTTACATATTTTAAAATGAAAAGAAAAGAACACAAAATTAAATTAGAGCTTTATACAGCAGTTGAAAATGTTTTAAATGAAAAGAAAGACATTGTTGACACTGTTAAAAATCTATATTTATCTGTCAAGGATGTTCCTATGGAAGAACTTAGAGACACTTTTATAGAGAAGCTTGCTGAAATTATTCATGCTGAAAATCATAAGGATGATGAATTAAGTGATAAATAATATCAAGGATTTGGAAAAGGCTCTAAATAAATATCTCATTAAAGCATTAGAACTAACAAGAGATGAAATATTTGAAGTTGTCTTTAAAAAAGTTGAAGATTATTATAATGAACCTGTGTTTTCTTCACTTGATCCAACTGAACCTGCTTTTTATGAGAGAACATATAAATTAATGGAGTCTCTTACGGCTTCACATATTAAAACTATAGGAAATACATATAGTTTTACAGTTGGATGGGATGATGATTATTTATCATTTCGGTATAAGAGAGGATTTGTAGCTCCTAAACATGGAAATACATATAACGGAATTACTGGTCTTCAAGTTTTGGAAAGTATGGACAATATGGAACATGGTATTATTGTAGGCGGTACACATTTCTTCTTTAGTGAGGCATTAAATGAACTTGGTCGTGAAGCAGGTATCACTTCATTATTTAAAAAGAATTGTAAAAAGGTAGGAATACCAATTAAATAATTTGGAACTGTAGGTGTCATAGCCTACTCTTCTATTCTATTAACGCTCCTTTCTGTGAGCGTTATTTTTATGCAAAAAAATAGATTCAGAAAGGAGAATATAATAATGGGAATGAATGATTTCTCAATAGGATTAATTGCTGGGTTAGATGGCACAAAATCAAAACAGCAACTTAATCAAGATATAGAAGCTTTAAAAAGACAGCTTGGTAGTGTTGAAATTCAAGCAAAACTTGATAGCAATACCATTACCAATCTTACGAAACAATTGAATTCTGTACAGATAAATCTTCAAAATGTATTTATAGACCAAACTGCTATTAATAACATGGTGTCTCAGATTAATACTGCTTTAAGTGGAATTAATATTAATCTTGGTAATGCATTGAATAATAATGTAGGACAGGCAGCACAGAATGTTGGTAGGCAAGCAGGAAATATTATCTCAGGAGAAGTTGAAAATTCATTAAGGAATGTTACCTCTAAAGAAATAGGTCTTTCATTTAAAGTTGATGAAACAGATTCAGATGAATTTAATAATGCCGTTGATAAAGAAATTAGAAAACTTCAACAAGCTAAGAATAAAATGGTTTCTGTTAATTATACAACTGATACCAAACAGAGTGTTAATGAATTAACTGGTGAATATGAACATGTAGAAAAATTAACAGGTGCAGTATTCAGATATAATACCGAAACTGGCGAAGCTATTACTAAGACAATGAAGTGGGCACAAATTGGAACTACTGTTGATGATAAGGGTAATGATGTTCCATTAATGGGTTGGGTTCAAGGTCTTACAAGATATAGTAAGGCGTTAGATGAATCTAAGGTAAAAGTTGATAACTTTGCAAAGATACAGAAAACAGCAACCGCCAATTTGAATAATCAAATAAATCAACTAAATGCTTCTGCATTAGATAAAAATGCCGACAGACCTATAACAGAAAGTGGTCATTTAACACAATTAGAAAGTAAATACAATGAAGTTAAAAATGCCATAACAACTATGGGAAACGCTTCAAGAGACACTTTTACGGATGAACAAATTAACGTTAAAGAATTAATTTCACAGTATAAAATATTAGTATCTGAATTTCGAAATGCTGAAAATGTTCGTTCTACTTTTAAATCTGACAAATTAACTGAAGGTATAAGTAAAGCTCAGTCGCAGTTTAAGGCATTACAAGCTGAAATTAGCAGTTCAGGTGTAATGGCTTCGGATAAACTGACAAATGAAGTTTCTAATATAACCAAATTATTTGGTTCAGATAATGGTGCTTCAATGACTAAAGCCCAAGTTGAACAGGTGTTTACTTCACTGTCTAATGCGAAAAATGAATTAAATGCTTTAGTAAAAATGAATGTTTCTGAATCTTCAATTAAGATACTTTCAACTCAAGCAAATACACTGTTAGAACAAATCAATAATTTTGAAAAGAATAATCCTCAATTTTCAAACTTTTCAAAAACCATTGATGGTGTCGATGTAAGTGTTGACAAGTTGAAAAATGATTTACAAACGGTAAATAGCGCTGCTGACTTAAGATTGATTAAATCGCAATTCGCAAACTTACAAACATCTTTTAAGTCTACTTCTGTAACTGCAAACGGTTTAGCAACAGATATATCTCGTCTTTCTAAGGCAGAATCTTGGCAGAAATGGTTAGATAATAACACTAAATCCACAAAAAAATACGGTAAGGAAATTAAAGAACTTATCGACAAGATGAAGAATTTAGATGAGCAAATGACAAAATCCGAATCTAACGATTTAACAGCCAAAATGAAAGGCATACAAATTTCTGCTCGTAATAGTGGTTTATTAGGTAATACTACTATTGATAAGTTGAAAACTGCCTGGCAGAAATTTGGTGGATGGTCTATTGCAACTGGAAGTTTGATGACAGGTGTTAATAAAGTCAAAGAAGCTGTTTCTAAGATGAAAGATATGGATGATATTCTTACTGAAATCAGTAAGACTTCTGATTTAACAACTGAACAAATAAAGAAACTTGGCGTTGCTTCTTATGATACAGCAAGTAAATATGGTAAAAAATCTACCGATTATTTAACTGGTGTACAGGAGATGTACCGTGCTGGTTTTGATAATGCAGAAGAAATGTCAGAACTATCTATTTTAGCTCAGTCAGCAGGTGATATGACAAGCGATGCAGCAAATGATTATCTTATTGCTACAAATGCTGCATACGATTATAAAAATAGTGTTGAAGAATTGAATAAAGTTTTGGATTCACAAAACTATATAACAAATAATGCAGCTATTAGTATGCAAGATATGGCAGATGCAACATCTGAATCGGCTTCTGTTGCTGCACAATACGGTGTAAAAGTTGATGAATTATCTGCTCTTATTGCTACTGTTGTTTCTAAAACAAGAGAAAGTGGTTCAGAAGCGGGTACAGCATTAAAGAGTTTATTTATTACTCTTCAAGATACAACCTCGAAACCTGTTCGAGAGGCGTTTGAAGCTGTTGGTATTTCAATGACCAAAATGGTTGATGGTGCAGAAAGACTTAAAACACCTATTGAATTATTAAAGGAACTTTCAGTTGCTTTTAATAGCTTACCTGAAGGTGATACGAAAAGAGCAAATATCTTAACAGATATAGGTAAGAAATACCATGCTAACGATTTAGCAGCTATACTTAGCGATTGGGAATCTTATGAAAAGATGCTTAATTTATATAACAGTAATTCAGCTAATGGTTCAGCACTAGAAGAAGCCGAGAAATCAGCCAATAATCTTACAGGCTCATTAAATAAACTTAGTAACACTTGGACAGAATTTATTAATCACTTGGTTCAGTCAGATGATATAAAAAATATCGTAAATTTGGGTAATGATGCATTATCCTTAATTGATGACATCACTTCACATATTGGTTTATTGGGGGTTGCAATAACTGGTAGTGGAATATTTGGTGTCACAAAATTTATTAAGAATTTTGATTGGGTTTTCAAACCTTACACAAAAAACTCTCTCCAACAGTTTTTAGTTGGTCAATCATAGATAAGAGAATAACATAATGGCGTTGTAATCAAGTCTATGGATACATGGGATTCTTAATAAAAAACTCTGCAAACACTTTAGCGGAGTATAAACTTTACATGGAGGAGTAAATGCTTGAATGCTTGGTAGCTTAACAAACTACCCACGGATCACATAACAAACCGTAATCCATATAGTTATATTGGATGAGGTTGCGAAAGCAGAAAAAATTGTATATGTGGATATATGAAAATATCGAGGAGACTTGATAGGTGTCTAAGTATCATTAACAACGGGCAACGAGCAGGACGGTACTCTACATTTTATAATGTTGACCATATATAGAAATGAAAGGTCATATATAGAGAATATCTATATAAGAGAGCAATCCCCAACGACATACCCATCCTCTAAGTGAGTCATCGCCTTAAGTATGACATTCGCTTATAATGCATAGTGTACATTGCGATTTCGGAATTCAGTAATGTACTTGAGTGTGTGTTTCACTCAACTAGAAAATTCCAAAAAATAACTTATAAACAAAATGAATTTTACGGAGGTTTTATTATGGTAAAATATGAAGAAAGAAATGGTAATTTAATATAAAAAAGAGAATAATAAAATAAAGAGTAGAAAAAATCTACTCTCCTATGTAAAAATAATAATAATATTCCCACCAGATTCAATAATTAAAAACATAATTTAATGACAATAAACAACGCTATAAGCGCAATAACAAAAGACGTGCTCATTCTAATATGGCAATTCATAATGTCGTTCCTCCTTTTATTAGTTTCTTCTGCTTTGTATACAACAGAAACACTGAAGGGGTTTATTGCCCAAGCAATACCTGCTCGGCGACCGACTATATTTTTAATTATATATTATCTGGCTCCCTTACGCTTACCTTTTGGATAAGTATGCCTCCCAGATATTTTTATTATATCATTATATCATATTTTTACAATTCAGAACATAGGTTTTGAGGAAAATGTATAGTATTAAAGAGTCTTTTTATGCATATTGACATGATCATAAGATTAGTGATTAATAATAAAATAGGACTGTCGTGAGACAGCCCTACTGATGAAATAAAGGAGAATAAATATATAAATGAAGAACATTAATGATGAAGATTGATATTGATATCCTTAGAAGTCATTTCTGCTAAACTTCCAGTTTTGGAATCACTGTAGTCTTTGCAGATTTTAGCAATGTAACATTTGCCAACAATTGAAGCTATGTGGCATATTACATAACATATTCCAAGAATTATTGAACCGATTATCTCGGCATATAATATATTCAATATGTATTTTCACCTCCCTTCTTAGTAAGAATATAAATAAGTAGGGAATATTCTTTTAGCCCAGAATGGGCAGATATTTATTCCGACTGCCATAAAAATAGACATTGGGACAACCTTCGGTTATAGAGTGTTGTGGCACACATCTATGTTGCTTCTCCAATGTCTATATTTTACCATTGTATTTAATTCAATACAATCCAGAACAATAGTTCTAATTATGTAATTGTGAATCAATATACTCTTCTCTTTCGGATTTCGTCATTGAGAAGAATTTTTCAAATTCTATATCAAGATTTTTGCATTTAATGTTGCATGTTCTGCATGTACATTTAATATAATGCGTGTATGTGATTCTATGACAATTAGGACAATAATGGATTTTAAACATAATCTAACTCCTTTGTGTGGTATCTAAATCAGTCGTATTATTAAATGTTAATCATTACATATTATCCTTTTCAATATCGAGCGTTATTTTATCATCACTTAATGAATATTCTCTATGATAGAATTTAGTAATATCCATATCTAATGCCTCAATTACCCTACAAGCAGTTTGGAAAGTGGCTGATTCTATTTTACGCTCTCCACTTTCAAATTTTTGATACTGTTGAGGTAAAATTCTTGCTTTTTCAGCGACCTCTTGCTGAGTTAATCTAAGATTGATTCTTCTTTCTTTGAGTATGTTAGATGTTGTTAATAATTTAAAAAGTTCTGTTTTCATATTTTCCTCCTATCACATTCGTTTGAGTGTATTTTACATTCAGGTGAATGTCTTGTCAAGTACGAAAATACTAAACAAATGTTCTTGTAGATATATGCCAAATATTGGTATATAATATCATTATTATATATTGATGATTTGGGAATTCTATATGCAAATACCAATACGAGAATTAAAAACACAGTTAAGAAATAATATAGATGAATGTAAGAATACTCTATCTTATGAAAATATTACTGTATCAAAATCAATCTTTGGGTTATTTTCAAAATTGATAAATAAGTTCGAAAGGACAAAATCATACCAAACAGGATTATTTATTAAAAGTATGAATGATTGGCTTGACAGATATGAGCAGTGTCATAAGCCACTTGATGCTAAAATTGGCGATATTAATGTCGGTGATATATTTATGGTTGATTGGAATTTGTCATATACACCAGAATTGTCTTATGAACATCCTTGTGTAGTAATAGAGAAAGTAGGTGATTTCCTTTTTGTTTTACCAGTCTCTGGGCAAAAACAATATATTGATATGGGATATCATCCAATAAACAATAAATCAGGCGATAAAAATTATAGAATTGTAGATACATCTGATGGTTTTAATAAACAATGTGTAATTCACATTAACCAAGCAAAGGTTATTAGTCAAACACGTATTCTATATAAAATGGGAAATTTGACTACAGATACATTAGGGGAATGTAAGCTATTTGAAGAAATTAAAGATACCATGCTTAACACATATTTTCCTAATGAATATAATAAACTATTAGAGGAAAATAATGAGTATAAAAGAAAATTAGATTATTTATCTATACAAAGAAAGTGTAATCAATCACGTGCAGATAAGTATAGAAATGAAAATGAAAAATTAAAGCGTGAAATTGAACAACTTAAGATAAATTTGAGTAATTTAGAAAATAATTGACAAACTAACATTATAATGTTATTATAATTACACATATAAAATATTTATTTTTATATGTCGGACAGCAAGACTTATTCTTACGAATAAATACCTTGCAAAATTAACAAGATTGTGGACATTAGTTCACTAGGACTTCTTCGATGTACGGAAGAGTCCTCTTTATACTAACAACGAAGAGCAGGAGGTTAATCCTGCTCTTTTATATTACTCTTCTTTTCTATTATCCCATCAGTCTTTATCTTCTCCGCTACATTCGTCACTATGTTCACAGAATTCACAATGACATTCATCTGTATAGTCGCCTGTTTGCCAACATAGTTCTGTTGGAGACATATCATTATACATAAATTCACCCCCCTCTGCTTTAAAATTATTGTAAGGTAAATAAGGAATATTTTACCATTTTATATTACGATTTATTTTAAAAATCACTCTTACAATTATTGCAGTGCCATTGTTTCTTAACCTTTTGTGAGAATATACCAAACATCGCTACTGATGTTGCCTTTGATACTCCCGATATTTTCTTACAATTTGTACTATTACAATATGGACAATGAACTTTATTCAACCAATCTTGTGCTTGGGCGTTAGCTTGGGCGATTTGCTGTGGGGTAAGGTCGGGATTAGGAAGAGGTTTGCCATCTAATATAAAATCCATTACTTCTCTCGCCTCATCAAATCCACAATTATAATGTTTCATTAATAATTCGATACATTTTAACTTATTTTTTGTTTCACCAACTTTACTAAATTCTTTATAAAATTCACTTCTAGCGATTGTGTCATCTGAAAGTTTATCCATTAAATCTTGAGAAGTCATATTTTAATCCTCCGATTATTAAATTTATTATAAATATTGTATTATATTTAAGATCGGAAGAGCGTCGTGTAGGGAA